CCAACTACTAAAAATTTTCAAGATATTTATCTGGATACTTAAGTGCGAGTGTAATAAAATTCTTAAGGTCAGGACTTTCTATGTTAAGAGGAAGATATTCCTTTTTTACAATATGTACAGATGGAATACCTTCAATTTTTTTGCGAAAATATTCTTCTACCACAGATGGTGTGATGCCAGTTTTACTGACACTTATATATTCTGTACGATCTAGTCCATTAAATCTAGACCTATGGGGTTTTAGGTAGGTTTTCCCGTCTTCCTCTAAGGTTCTGATCTGCCCCTCAAAACCTGGCTGAGCAATAGCTAAAAAATGTATTACTGCTGTATTTCCGATTTTAGTATATGCATTGGTGCGACTGTATAAATCTGTTGTAATTCCAGGTTTGGTATAGGTGTCAACCCCTTTTATTTCTGCGATATACAGAACTAATGTCATTTTAAGATAGCAGTCTGCTTAGCCTGCGACAAAGCATGAAACAACGTATATCCGTTGTCATCATAGTCGTCCAAAAAATTCTTAGATATGTTTTTGAAAGTTCCGCCGGCCTGATAATATATCTGCAACCATAGAGCCAATGAAGCGTCTGCTGGTGTGTTAGGTATCTTCTCCTTAGGATATTTCATACTATACCAGTGTTTGTACGTGGCGTCTGCTAAGAGTCGAAATTCTCCGGGAGAACCTTCAAGATTGTAAATGATGTTACCTAAAGTATGTAAAAATTCTTTTATTGTTTTGTTAGACAGTGACGTAGTACCTTTAATTTTCCTACGTAGGGTTACCATCGGTAAAACCTCAACCGAATCTACTGCTCGGTCATCCCAGTTCCATTTATGAATTTGGCACCACCAATGCATTTCTTCTACAGTAAGATCCTTAAGCAAATCTACCCGAGTGAAGGCTCCGGGTTTATCCTTGTTTTCATCATCTCTTTCGTGAACCGGAGTGATGTCATATGATTCCATAATTTTCTGAAATGCATATGCAGTTTCATACTTGTCGAGCGTTATGGAATTCGGACTATCCTGACGTTTAGCCAATACGTAATTTTTCCATTTGTCAAAGGACGCAAGTTTCTTTTTGTCATCTCCGTTAATACCTAAAAAGTGTTCCCGTGCAAATATAAAGTTGTCAAATTCCACAACCTGACATTCAATTTTTAGATCAAGCCACTTATCTGATGAAATGCCTTTGCTAGAATGATAGTATCCCCATTTGGCTAATATACCATGACAGATCGCGGTGTGTTGCCCGTCTGTGATGTAATAATTAAGCTTATTTCCGCGCTTGATTTTCAGCACATTGACGAACTGAGATTTTTTACTATCAAAGTTTTCTAATATCTTTTTGATATGTTTTGGGCTATACGGTCGCTGGACGGCCTGCGCACTGAGTAATTTGCGCAACGGAATCTCCTCAGGCTTTGGCTTGATGGCCAGATTCGGAGTCGATTTCTTTTCTAAAATGTCCTTCGTTTTTACACCGAGCGGACAACTAACAAAATCATTTACTAAACTTTCTACAGATACCCCAGCAACGTCTCCTGGTTTCTTGTCCAATACGTTAGTAGGTCTAGCGGCCGAATCAATCGTATCTTGACCCTTTCTATTGTTTAGAATATCAATCCGTTTGAAAACTGACGGAAACTTAGAACTTGACATACTTAATAAATCCTTTTTGTCGTTAGGTTTTTAATGAAAAATATGTGGTCTGCAAACTTCTTGGAATGAACAAGCGTACTTCATGAGCGGGCTAGTGGGAGTTCCACCCGATCCTAAGCCAAACTTCAATGCAACTTGTTCGGCGTTGCTGTTTTTAATATATTGCTGGTAAGCTTCATGCGGTATGAATAGGAAAAACAATTTGTGAAATTTCTGTCCAGGTACACATAGACACACTCTCAGAGGTCCAATTTTATTTTTTATTCCGGATACTTAGGCTTGAAAAGTGAGATTGCACTCGCCTGTACGGTAGAATGTTGCAAATTTTGCATCAGTGTTGTCATCATAATCCCTACCTACCGTCTGTTTCCCAAGCCATGTCGTGTGACCCGACATGGCTTTAGCCAAAACACCCTCCCAAAAATATCCTTTGTTATTGTCTGTGGTTTTTACGACCTGTTCTGTGACATATTGTCGAACACTTTCGGTAGAATCGCTGTGTAAGTAGTCTACTAGTTCATGTAAAAATTTAAAATTATTCATTTAGCTGACCTCAGTAAATCCGTTACCCAAATCTCGCTGAGCTATGATACGAACATCGTCACGCTTAGCCGGGTCTGCTTGTTCTTGCTCATACACTTCTAGTGCAATATTGCGACAAACTGTTTGAAACCAGCGGTCAACAATCTCTGCATCAGTGTCATTTTGTCTAAATTTGTAACCTTGTTTGACAAGATTTAACACAAACTTGTCATTCCAGTCTAATTCAAACGATCCATTGTTAATGTCTTTGGGATCAAGTTCGACTTTAGTAATTGCGATATATGGTTGACCAGCAGCAGTAGCCAGTTCCTTAGCAGTCAATGCGGGTACCGCTGGTTTAGGAGCCCTAGGCTTTCTAGGCTTTCTAACCTTAGGAACTTCGACTAGTTCTGGGATAGGTGCAGGCTGCTCAACAGGTGTGCCATTCCACCACTTTTTTAATGCATCAAACATAATTTTTCCTTATATAGTAGTATATATCGTCTTGTCCTTAACCCGTTGAGAAACAACAGCACCGTCAATCCAAACAGGAGGCTCTCGATTAGACCAGCGATGCAAGTCTTTCTTACCTTTGTTGTAATAATTTCGATAGTTGACGATAGGATCATCACTGATAATAAATTCGACAGCCATGCAAGACGGCATTTTAGTCATTGCGTTTCGGCGCAAGTTCGTTGGGGTAGTCTCAAGAATCCGAGCTACGCTTTTCATAGTAGAATGCTGCTTGCCATAACGATGAGTATACTCATCACCTAATGCGATCAAATGTGCATGTAGCCACTTGTAATTATCCAATGATTCCCGGGCCCAAACAGCAGACGGGTGATTTGCGTGGGTACTTTTGTACAGATGATCCTCGCGGCTATCTGATAGAACATATCGCTTAATGTTACGGCCTCGGGCCGTCTTTTGAGCTTCCTGAACCCCGTCGAGCATACGATGGGCAGTTGATAGCAATTGTGCTGTCTCGATGATCATTTTGACCACGTGCCGATCGACCATAGACTGCGCAGCAAGCTTGGGATCAGAGTTTACATAGAAAATGTTAATCGTACTTCTCCAGATGAATGATAAATAGTTTATACTTAACAATGGGATTATATATGGACATTCGTAGAATTATAGACATAATAAATGAAAACACCGGAGAAGTCAAGGGAACACCTCCGTTTTCGGATAACTTGAATGTCATGACGTTGGGACAGTTTCTAAACATGTCAGGAATCCTCACTCCAGATGAGAAAGAGGAAGAGGTTGACGAAGCAAAACTAGATGCGACCGCGAGACCTTTTGGCAAAGAGGAAATGACAAAGTACCTCGATACAATCACAAGCAAAACTAAAGGCAAAGCAGATAAGTATAAAAAGCCATATATTCATGGTAGTAACATTCCTATTGTTGGTGAAGGCGGCGAAAAATACGATCTAAAGAAACTACGTTCAGATATCACTAAGAGGCCAGCCAAAGTACTCAAGCAGAACGAAAAGATGCAACACAGTGATGGTACTGCAAGCGTCTTCTACAATGTAGGTCTGCCTGCGCTTAAAGGCTTAGCGGTCGATGAAGACAACGGAGAATTCGTAATCATCGACACTTGTCCGGGTGCGGGTGCATGTCAAACATATTGTTACGCTATGAAGGGCGGCTACATACAATGGAAGAATGTATCGATGGACCAGTCACAGCTTTTAAACTTCCTCTATAATGATCCATCAGGATTTATGGACATGATGGGTAGTGAAATTGAAGCAGCAGACAAAAAGTTTAACAAGAAAGACAAGAAGACCAAACTAGTAATTCGTTGGCACGACGCAGGTGACTTCTTCTCTCCACAATATCTTGCAATGGCATATTCACTAGCTAAAAAGTATCCTAAAGTAGACTTCTATGCTTACACAAAATTAGCATCGGTTGCTAAATCAGAAAAGCCTGATAACTTCAAGATTAACTATTCAATGGGTGCAAAACCTTCTCAAGAAAAAGAAATCGATTTTGCTGTTACTAAAAACAGTAGAGTTGTTCCTCGTGAATTATTCACTGATCTTATTGCTAAAGACGGAGCAAAACTACTGAAGGACGCCAAAGGTCGTATGCAGTTCAAAACAAAACAGGATCTCAAGGCATTCAAAGAACGCCTTGCTGCAAAATACAGTGTAGATCCAAAGTCAATACTAACATACGATGAAATGATGTCAACCCCAGTTAGTTCCGAAAAAAACAAGTACAACGTGATCGTCATGCCGGGAGACGGTGACGACTCTGCAAACAGAAGTGACGTTCTAAACAGCTTCCTGCTAATGCACTAAAATTCAAATAAATCTAGGCCCGATAGTTCTTTCTTAGGTTCGAACATCGGGTCTTTTGTTAAGTATGTATCGTTATCCGTATAGATAACTCTGAACTTATGCTTATTGGTTAGAACAGACTTTATGTCATCGATGCAGATTATCTTTCTACCTAAATCTTTTATAAAATCAGCATACTTTACAGTGGTTTCATTGCATATCTTAGCAGTGCTATTGTTTGACTTCTTTTCAACAAAGTTATTGATACAGTTACTCCAGCTGTGAAATACCGTTGATTCCATAGCTATAGCATTGGATAGTGATCCTACTTGATACCAATCATTTGCAGTAGGGTACTTTTCATAAGCAACTATGATGTCATTAGCCATCGTTTTCTTATTGGTTTCAAAAAAGAATTTCTTGTTAAAGTTATTAGTCCATCGCTGATTTTCAAGCACAAATGTAGGTAATTGTATGTGCTGTTCATAAAAAGCCATGCCATAGCTTTCTACGGTGCTAGGATTAAATGCTATCCTAGACCCTGAAATGAAATCTACTTTTTCTTGTCCTATGATCCCTACCTTAATTTCGTATTTGGCATTGATAGTTTTCAGACGATCTTCAAACTTCTTAGCGCCGGTGGCACTGGTCATGATACGGGCCGGCAGTTTAACCTGATTTATCAATTCTATAAAAAGTTCGGGCTGTTTTCCGTCTTCCCATCTACCTACAAATAAAATACCCTCGCGAGGTCCGCTGTATTTTTCGAGCAATCCTTTTTCTGATATAGGAATAGGTAGATACTCTGCGTTAGAGAATGTCGATTGATTAAACCTACTTTGTGTTCCAATAGTAAGGCTATTCAACTGTAACTGCTCACGCATCATTTCATTGACACTGTCCAAAAAAGGATTTTTAGTATCTTTAAAAATCTGTGATTCTAGGTGAGTGTAAGCGATATTTTGAATACAATCAGATAATCCTAATGCGGCGGCAACTTGTATAGTTTCATAGGTGTTGCATACAAATGCGTCATAGATGTTAGTTGTTAATGCTTTAACGATTGCATCTCTAAAGTTAGCCATGCGTTCATAACAATAGCTATCTTCATACATAAAAATTGCACTGTGATCAGTGTATTGAAGCGGAACCTTAGGATAAATTACATTAACCTTAAGCTCTTTAACAAAATCTTCTGCAAGACCCTGTGGAACTTTATCTGTAATGATATCAACTTTTATGCCATGACTACTCATCATTTCACAGAAACTCTTTGCGAATTGTCCAATTCCACCATGCGGAATTAGGGTCTGTGAACTAACCAAAAAGCCAATTCTGTGAGTATATAAGTTCATCTAGCAACCAACAATAGATGATAATCTTGAATCGTGTACCAACGATCTATCCTATAGGTAGTTCCTAATTCATTATATGTTAGTCTCTGCGATATTCTATATGCATTTTTAAACCAAATCCAATCTCCGCTTTGACTGCACTTGTGTGGAAAGAAACAGAACATTAATCGAATTTCATCTGCACCCCTTATCCAAATTTGGTTAGCCTCTGTGTTGACCATATGCCACATTTACGTTCCCCATTGGTTCTTCCAGAGCGTGACCTGCAATCTATCACTATAACGAAGCCCATGCTTCATTGCTGCTAGTGCCACGTTCTTGTTATTCAGTTGATACACACTTTCTACGCCACCAACTGGCATCAGATAAACATCACCCGTAAATCCAGCATCACGGTACACTTGAGTCGTTTCTAAGGCCTCATCAATGTCATTTTCTGTAGCTACAACAAACTTTAGATACGTGTGTCCAACTTCCTCATAGCTGCATACGATATCGGGCTGAATCGCCTTCTCGCGTGCTTCGCCCGAGCAGCTTAGTTTGGCACTGACAGAAAACGTAATCTCACGATCCTTGTCATCTGAACCAAATCCTAACTTTCCACCTTCATACACCCAATCCTCTAGATAGTGTCTAAGTTCATGAGTAAGCGGCTGGGTGCCATTTGTCTCAAAGGTGATTTCTCGCAGACCCTTCATTTTGGGATGACTCAACAAAGACGGATATGATCGTTGCCACGTAAGCAATGGTTCTCCGCCAGTAATAACAAGATGCTCTCGCCTCCATTCATTGAACGGTAGTATTACCATAATGTCATCAACTATTTCATTGACCGTCTTGAATGGAGACAAGTCCTTGAAGCGAGGATCCCAGCTAGCATAACTGTCACACCCGGTGCTGACTAATGGTAGAGATTCATAATTTTCATAAGGAGTATTCTTATGAGCGAAGGCGATAGCATCAACCTCGTCACTTAACTCACCTTTGGGCATTCCGAAACCAGCACATTTGAAGTTACAGCCAAACGTGCGTAAAAATACCGACGGGACGCCTTGATATCTTCCCTCGCCTTGAATTGAGTAGAATAACTCACTGATCTTTATTTTTGTCATTTTCTTCTTTCAAGTTATCATTTTCGGACTTATGCTGATTACTCGACAAGTATCGTATTAGTTCTTTGTCCGTTGGTTGAACCGCATAGTTATTTTTGAAAAATATTTCATAACTGTCGCTGCCGTATTTACCAATACCATAGAGCATTGTAGCATCATCATGATCCCAATTCAAATAATCTCGGGTCATTCCAAGCAATCTTTTTACCCGAACATTAGTCATGCCTAAAGGAGAGACTACACGTTTGATATCGTCTTCGATAGCTAACAGCAACTTCTCAGGTGTATCCCAACTCGTTAAAAACTCAGGTAATACTTTCTTTACTTGCTGCCTGGATGTTTGGTTCAACATGATTACTCCGACCATGTGTTGCCATGGTCCTTTTATTTGCTGCTGCACCATCAAGTCGGCTCGCATTCTGTTAGATTTATCCATGCCAGTGTCTAATTGCGTTTTCGATAATAAAAATGTTGGTAATCACAGACTGGGTTATTAAGACTGTTCGAATCCAAGCGATCCGATCAGACTCTATATCACAAGGAGAAGCCTTTTCTCCTAAAGCCTTAGCCCATAATCCCCAAAGTTTATTCACGCAAAAAGGTCCTCATTCCATTCACGGTGCCCTTCTCTGAATGCCATATTGCTTTGAGTCTCGCGCACTTCGACGCGATAGCACCACAGCCGGGCCGCCTCGGAAGGCCCCCACATTTCAGGAATATAAACTCCATTGACATACTTATAAAGCATGTCGGCTAAGCTTTCGCATCCCAATTTCGGGAGTATAGTTAACTTCATAAGACCACGCTTTTCTGCTTCTTTATACCAGTCAAGTTCCGGGTCATCAGAACTAACTAATGTGGTATGGTCAAATTGGTCTTCAAGTACCTTCTTTAGCTCCTTAAGACCGCCATAATCGGCGGCCCAATTACGAACGTCTAGCTCGTTAGTTCCAAAATAGAACTTCATAGAAAAGCTATATCCGTGAATCAAATTGCAATGAGAATCTGCTCTCCATTGCCGATAAGCACAAGGAAACGCATCGTGGTATTCCTTTGTACTAGTATATGCATATGATACTGGTTGTAATGTCATTTTCATTCTTTCTTACGTAAATCGTTCAACGGTTATGATACCGTAACGATACATTTTTGCTTCACAGCCAATTCTTTCTATGACTGCTTCTGCTAGCTTAATCATTTTTACACTGTTACCACACAGTATGGTAAGCGGAAACTCCTTCTGATTTAACAGAATGAAGTTTTCCACCATAACATCAACGTCTTGATGTCGTACACCATGTAAATCTAGATTTAGCATTTTCCCATTCTTGCAATGCTTAGGAATTCATTTCTAGCAGCAGGGTCAGTCTTGAATCCACCACCTAAACGAACAGTTACCGTTGAAGATCCGGTATCCTCAACACCACGCGATTTCACGCAATAGTGCTGTGCATCAATCATAACTGCAACATCCTCAGTATCTAGAATAAATTGCAGAGTATGAAATACCTGTTCAGTCAGTCTCTCTTGAATTTGAGGACGCTTACTGAAGTATTCGACAATGCGATTGATCTTAGACAACCCAAGAACCTTATCCTTAGGTACATATGCGACCGTCGCAACTCCATCGATGACCACAAAATGATGCTCACAGTTAGATTGAACGTTCACGTTTCGTTCTACTACCATTTCGTTATATTTCATCTTATTCTCTACAGTCGTACACTTCGGGAATGCATCATAATCCAAACCCCAAAATATTTCGTTGCAGTACATTTTAGCAACCCGCTTTGGCGTTTCAGCCAAGCTGTCGTCTGTTAGATCAAGTCCTAACGTTTTCATAATATGTTCGAAATCTCGTTCGATGATTTCAATCTTGTCTTTACGGTCTAATCCGTTATCTTTAAACGGAGTTTCTACTCCGACTTTAACAAGATGTTCATGGACGCTACGACCCAGATCGGGGTCCGTTTTGGTTTTGTTGTATGACATAGTAAATCCTTCCTTACGCGGATGTCAATTTTGAGTGCGTCACCGTTGTGTGACACATGTATTTAGTACTTTGATTCTCTTGTATATTTTCTATAATCCGTACGATCACGATTCCACTTCTCCCCGTTTCCTTCAAGGATATCGCAAATACGATCCACAGTTTTATCGGTCCAATCACTGATCTTGCCCATATTTGCGTGTGGACGACGCAGCAAAGGATCTAGCTTGTTGATCGCATCTTGAATAGACCACGGAATGTACAAACGCTCAGGATCATTAGCAAAAGTTTCAGGAAACGAACGATATGCGGGATACAGCACATTGCAACCCAATGCATCAGCCTCGCTTACAGTGTTGGATACCCAATCTTGTAATGCACAGTTGAAGACTACTCGGCTATCGTTAACAATCTCATAGTATTGATTCTTTTCCAAATCTTCATATAGCGTTAATTTTCGATCTTCGATCATCTTGCGAGTGCGTTGCATGTAGCTGTCATTGTTGCTTTTCAGCTTGCTGCCGCTACAAATAACGAATTCTACATTTTTGCTCGGATGTTGCTTGTGCCATTCATCGATCAAATCGAGATAGAAGTCAGGTTGCTTCTCCTGATCCCAGCGTGCAGAGAAAACAACTCGCATACGACGGTCATTGAACGGCTTGATACGTTCAACTCGACTTTGCACCTCATCCTTACCAAAAGCAAGACCGGAAATATTATAGATGGGAGCAGTCCAACCAGCAATGGCCATGTGCGCAACCATTTCTTCATTGGTTGCAAGAACACCGTCGACAAATTCGTTAACCATCTTCTCGTAATGCCCCATCCAGCGTTCCATTCCCCATACGTGAACAAAATCATCAGGGTCAATCGTTTGTGCTAGACAGCGAACATATACTTTGGGTCTCATGTCATATGGAATCTGATCCATGATATACGGAAGAGACTCAATTCCCGGCTGAAACATATCTTCAAAGTAGATAACATCTTCTTGTGTGATCTTACCTTCCTTCATCAGCTTTACCAAATTCATCATCTGGCTCATACCGAAATAAGAACGACCATGTGCGTCTAGCACTTGACCAGTTACGATAGCCTTGCTGCTATCGAGCGTTTCGCCCGGCACCACTATGTAGTCGATGCCCCTACGATCAAAGACTCTAGTATTCCAGTATGTCAATTGGAGAGTGTACCGAGCCTTATAAGGCTCCAATCCCATATAGTATAGTTTACGCATAATATTGTCCTAATAAAAAGGTAACGGGTGGTTAACCACCCGTTACTGTATGTCGATACTTTATCGACGGGTATTAAGAAGTTCACGTTCCTTAAACTTCTCTGCATCGATTTCCCATTGATTCTTTGCAGGTTTGCTTGCAACTGTCTTTTGGTACTGCCGATAGATATAGCTCTTGTTGTTATATAAATCTCGCTCATCATATCGATAACCGTAGTCTCTACAGAAAATACGGTAGTTCTCCAAATCTTCAAAGATTTGATTGACGATAGACTTATTGTCGAGCTTTGCCATTTTTAGTTCCTTAGATGGTGAGTTGTTGAGATTGAGTAGTATTATAGAAAATCGTGGCACCGTTTTCACCGTCTTCTGAAACGGTAATTTCAATATCACGATTTGGGTTAAAAATTTTATCTCATACTGGTCTCCTTTAAAGGTTTAGGCATAAATACAATGATGAAAGAAAGATTGAACTATGCCTAAACTTCAAGAGCAACATAATTATACTTGCGTATACTGCGGGAATCAAGCAAAATGGATAAGTGTAAATTCTAAGGTTTTCCGTTGTGTAGAAAAAATTACTCAATGTCCGGGCTTCATCGCAAAGGCAGAATCTTCTAGGAAAAAAAACATTACTCCTGAGGAAAGGAGAGTCCACATGAAGAAGATGAGTGAGGTTGGGAATAAGAAACTTCAGCAACTGCATACTGATCCTAACTGGGTAGAAGAAAAGGGTAAGAAAATTTCTGATGCTTTGCAGCAACGAGGTGGACATACCGGTGAACGCAATCCGATGTTCAATAAAAAACATACCTCTCATACTAAACAGATGCAATCATCGCGGGCATCAAACAGATCACCTGAGTCATATCAAAAAGCTACACTGACAAAAATAGAACGTGGAATTTCTATACCGAAAGAACTCAAGACAGAATGGGAATTATATAGAGAGCAAGTCACTAATTTCACTAATACTAGCTGGAAGTATGCAGAACATATTATTAATCCGAACAATCTAAAAAGAGGAAATGAATACGAACTAGATCACCGATTTAGCATTACAGAGGGATTCAAACAAAGTATTCCACCTGAAATTATAGGCCATGCTGCCAATCTAGAACTGTTATTAAAAAGCGATAATAGATCAAAACGGACAAAATGTTCCATCACTAAAGAAGAACTTTATGCTGTGGTAAAAGTTAGTTCTGCTCCATTTTCTCCGTCTTCACTCACTGATATTTGAATATATCTGTTAGGATATTTAGACGCAATAACTTCATATAAATCTTCTGCTATCATTTCGCAAGATTTATAATCTAATTGCAAAACGCCGTTACCGTATAAACTTTCCAACCAACGCTTGAATTGTATAAATTCAATTGCTCGGTTAGAATGCTCTACCGCAATCGCCACCTTAAAATGAAAGATATGTCGGTGAGGATGTGCCAGAAAACTAACGTCATATTCATCGCCAGTCTTAAGGTTGGGATCGTCTTCAGCAGCAGGATACCTATGAATGCCTTCGCGTTGAAAGGTCACCCACACTTTACGCTTTGCCCTTGCGGAGATTCTATTTCGTTGATCGGCTAGAGCCTGAATAGCTTGTTCGGGTAAATTATTAGTATTCATTATTTCTTCAGTAATCATTATATTCAATAATATCAGACATTTGACGTTCTTGCAAGCGCTTAGCTGCCCGAAGTTCTTCAAAGGTATGTATACGTTGCATAGCCAGAATTTTTCGCACCGGCTCTTTTGTTTCATTGGCAATTTGTTCAGTTAGCAAATCCAGTTCGACTTGCAGAAGATTAATTTTGCTGGTCAAGTTCATTTTTATACTCCACTGCTTAAGATTTATTTTAACGTTTGTGTATATAATTTCAACCTATTTGGATAACTATTCTAAAACTTCTAACATAGCGTCATCGCTATCTTCAACAACTTCTTCGATTTCAGGATCAGGTTCTTCTATAGTAAAACACTCCTCAAACTTTGAAAGAGCATTTGTAGCCCTTTTTCCGGAAAACCCTTGTCCGGCCTTCATCTGCTGCCAGAATAGATTATATTGATCAATCATTGCAAGGCTTTTCTCACGATCCTTTAGAGAAAAAATCTTATCAATAAGATCACCGAATGTGGTACCATCAAACTTGTCCAAAACCATTTTAGGATTAATACCCGAGTCTGATTTACGATTGGCTTCTTGTACCGCATAAATGTGCCGATATACGTTATGTGCTTGCATCAATGTATAACTAAGAGTGTCCCAGCTGGTCTTCGTTTCTTTGCCGTGTTGCCCCAGAAAGCCTGGTCCTCTGTAACAGAGATCCTTAACCATCATTATATCAGTTACAGGGCTATCACTAAACACTTTATGGATGCCGTCTTCCAAAACCGCATCTTTGAACTTGCGAGTATCAGTCGCATAATTTTTGTTTTCAGCAGTTTTTTCCATCGAATACGTCCACTTCGTGTTATGTCTAAACGTATTGTTGTTATACGCAAGCCCCTTTGCGGCCGCGTAGAATGGAGACGCACAATCAAACGTGATTTGCAAATTTGGATTGTGATACTTGCGTATTGCTCTTTGAATATCGGTGAACAAAATAGCGTATTCTAGAATAGAAGTACCCAAACAGTGAATAAGATCATGTTTGCCTGGCTCAAGCAGACCATCATGAATGATGTTAACCATACGCTTTAGCATCAGATGCACGTCGATCTTTGTTTGACCACCAAACGCCCATCCGTTGAAATGATTGTCTGGGTAAATATTAGGATCGCAATACTTCTTCATTTCTTCATACCAATCATCAGACTGTTTATGATTACGTCCTTGTAGAACGTTTAGAAACTTACAACGGCCATCACGATTAGCAATGAAATACTCATTGTTAATATGAGTAGCAGCAATAGCGTCCTCAATGGTTCGAATGCCGTGCACGGACTTACCCGTTTTGGGGTCTTTGATATGATATGTAGTAAGCGACTGTGAAGGAATGTCGAGACACATACCGTAGTCCATGTACTCGTCCATCCACTTCAAAACCTCAGTGCGTTTCTTCATGGCCTTCGGGCAGTTAGGATCTTTCCAGTCAGCGGGCCATTGACACTTTAGAATTTGGAATCCACCAGAATCACCTAACATGAATGTATTTTTACGATCACGCTTACGAATGATGCTCTCATTGTGATCATTCTTCGTAATGTCTAGATTAGCGTGACCAGCTGAATACAGGCCCCACTTGTAAGTGTACAGTCCTTCTTTTTCGTTCAGAAAATTTAGCTTTTCAACATTACCGTTTAATCCAACAGGTATTCTAGCCGAATCAAAATAGTTTTCACCCTCACGTTGTTTACCTAAACCAGCAATAAAAAATGACGATACTGCCGGCAGGAACAAAGCCCAGTCTGACTGGTGTGCGTTTGATAAGTTAATTTGTTCCAAGTTTAGCTTCTTCTTTAATCAATATCTTAACGACTTCAATTTGTTTTTGTTTTTCTTTAATTTGATCAACCAGATCACGGATAGTAGCATTCGTTTCAGAAAGATTAAGCAGGTCTTTTTCTTCCTGCTGTTTATTTCTTGCCCAAGCTAAGATCGATACAACTTCCGGAGAAAGTTCCATGCTCGCAGTATTATTAATACCATACCAAGTAGAACCGTCATCTACTTCCAATGATTGGATGGTGCCGTTAAATCTTACCATGCCAGCACTCTGGTTGCTCATGTTGATGTAGGGTACCGAAGGCATCCCTCCATTAACAATAATTCCCTGTCCTCCGTAGATGCTCTTAATCATTTACTTTCCCTGACAAGGAATCATATAGCGATATACTGCCAGACCACTATCAACGACAATCTCTGCAACGCCCTGATCAGACATTCTGATGGTCTTGTCACCGTCTAAGTCTAATACGGACAAGAACACCTTTACCGGCAAATTCCAAACTTTTGTTAGCTTTCCGGTAATGTTAGTTTGGAACACAAAGTTACCAGAGTGAGACGACTTGTCACCAAAGAAAAACTTGAGTTCGTTGTTTTCGACCTTCGTTGAGAAGTTTACTTCTTCACTGTTAGCCTGTGCTTGCTTCTTAAGACGTTGAATGCCGGCGTTTGTAGGCTCAAACGTGATATCCCAAGTTGCTCCGTTGAACTTAACTGGAGCAACAGTAGCTTCTATGACAGACTTAGCCATCAGTCGGTAGTCATTAACAAAGTCACCATTACTAGTTTCAAAGTGAATTGATGCAGGATGATCTTGTCCATCGTATGTTTCGCGTACAAGGTTTATAGTTGAAGTGTCATCATAATCCTCGAATCCTAAAATAGTCTTTAGCTTAGACAAGTTAGGCATACCAAACGTGCCTTTGAATTCTGGGATCGGATTCTTGAAATCACCAAACAGAATAAGCGATCTGTCAGTCGCCAATCCTGCAATTTTTGTTTCTGTGTCTGTACCCACAACCTTTATAAGCTCGACTACACCGAGTCCTTGCGTGTGTTGGATCAGATCAACTAAGTAATCTTTCATGTGTTTTCCTTTAATGTATTTAGGTCTTTATTTTGTTTATAATAGTGGAATTCTTTACGAAAGTCAACTATACTGTTAGCCGAAAGTAAACAACGAACTAAATGTACTATTAGTATTGGTGTCATATCTGATTTTCCAATCTAACACACCTAACAGGTTGTCTATCTTTTCATCCACTAGTTTACGTTCCATATCAAGATCATCGAATGGTAGTTCTAGGAACCATTTTGGAAGTCGTAATTCATCGGTGGGATATGCGATTGAAGTAATACCTAAGGGATTTGATTTTAGTGTACACACCACAACCTTCATGCCGTCGACAATTTTTTGGCTGTACTGGTCGCTATTCATCTTACGCAGTTGATTGTAGTGAATGGCGGCCTTAGCATGACCAACACTGCACTTACCGGTTCTCTCATACTTAATGGTATGATTTGTCAAATTATTAACTGATTTAGGTGAACCCTTAGTCCAACTGTCTTGTTCTGAAAGCTTTCTTTTAAACTCTTTGATCTTTTCGATCACTTCGTCTCGGCCCTTACCCTCTTGAATTACCATACAAAGAATTTCCATAAGAAATTCCTGAACGTACTTAGGTGTATCTGCACGCTTTAGGTCTAGACCCATAGCTTTGATTTCACCTAATTTACCTTCCTTATCCTTGCGTTTACCTTCTTTGTCGAAGATGTTGATTGCGTAACGCTTCTTTGTAATAAAGATAGAACGATCACCGATCAATTCTCTACCAGCTTTGATGACCTCACCGTTCTTGCGGGGACAATGGAACGCTTTCTCCATGAAAGCAGGAAAGCTAGCGTTAGTTTGCTCTGCGATGTTGTCGTACAGTTCGATGCAAACTTCCTTGTTCCATTCTATTTCACCTTGTTCGATTCTATCTTTTAATATAGAATATGCAGTGAAGTAGCAGGAGTCAGTATCACCGTAGATGATCGCCTCACCTTCGTGAGTGTATTCACCTGCAATGATTTCATTGATCTGGCTCATCATGTGCCTAACAATTTGACGACCAGACAAAGTAACTGACTGTCCGATCCGCTTATCATAAAACCTGCAATATTCGTTCAAAATGGATCCATATGTAGAGTTCAAGAGAATTTTTTTTACTAACTGTCGTTTGTCCCAATACTCCATTGCTAACCCCCAAACTGATTTATATGCTTCCATTGGATGAATGGAGCGGTCTCGTATTTCTAATCCGAAACCAGTTATGTATTCAACAAGACCAATTTTGTCTTTGTTTTGAATAAAATCATTCACTTTATTAGTATCGTATTCCAATATAATTTTCGTTAGATTCATATTTTTGCTCTATAAGATAAATACATATGGTGCTTTTTTAAAGGAGAGTCGTATATGGTGGATTGTGCTATTTGTAACAAAGAAATGAAACGAGTGACTAGTAGTCATTTAAAAACTCACAATATAACTACGGCTGAATACTTAGCGCAATTTCCAGGATCTGTTTTATTTTCTGATGAGCTAAGGCATGCATACGGAAAACACGCGAGAGATAACAACCCAATGCATGATCCAGTTAGTGTAGAAAAAGTAAGAAACGCATTAACTGGTAAACGAAAAACAGAGGAACATAAACAAAAATTATCAACCGCACGAACCGGAGTATCTTGGGGAACCCACACACCTGAACATAAAGAATACATGAAGGTTGTCAGCAAGATTAATATGGAAGAGAGAATAGCCAATGGATGGAAACAGAAACCGTGGACTGCGGAGAGAAGAGCCAAACAGTCTACTAAAATGATAGGAAATACCATTGGGTTAGGCGGCTCCGGAAATAAGGGTAAAAAGCTTGATCTATCAGATAACCAACGACGCAATAGGAGTAAAAAACGAGTAGAATTCATGTCTAAGAACGATACTCCTAAAAAACATACTTCTATTGAATTGTCGTTTATTGAATTTTGCAAGAATAATGATATATTGTACATTCATCAGCATCCTATACATACTGAAAAGGGTAGTTGGTTATTTGATTTCTTATTACCAAATCTAAATTTACTAGTAGAAGTTGATGGTGAATATTGGCACACATCTAAAAGACAAATAAATCGAGATTTAATAAAAAATAACGTGGCATTGGCAAGCGGACATACAATATTGCGCTTATCAGACACTAACCTTGATTTCTCCTTTATCTTCGGCAGCAAGGATGCAATCATTTCGCATACTAATGGCATAATGGAAAGTAGGATTCAATCGGTAAAAAAATCATCAGGTAAAGATTTACCATAGAGTATTTCTCTAACTGCGTATTGTTTTTTCTGAAGTTTTTTACGTTCAGTATACCACCGAGAAAGTAGTCCTGGAATCACTCCTTCTTTTTCGTAAGTAAAGATGGTACCATTTGCTGAAAGGATCCATGGTCTGTTACTGTCGAAGATCATCTTCCAAATTTCAGCAGCAGACATTTGTACACTTCTACCATCTTCATAGTCTATCCAAAGGGTAGTTCCGCGTTCTTGATTCATGATTGCTGTATACTCAATTGAGCCAAACAATCCTTCCCACAGAATTGCACCAATGACGCCTTCTTCCTCGCTGTCATCTCCGAACTTTTTCTTCTTCTTGTTCTTCTTTTCAGAAGCCAATCTCATGCTCTTTTCGTGCATGTATTGGTCAGTCAGTGTTTGACGAACTTGACCTATGATGGTTTCCGGAGACATGTTCAGCGCTCGAATGTCAGACGGATACAGAGAGTTGATGTCAACTGCACCAGGATATTCGTGCATTCCTTGTTTAGGAATAGCAACAAACGCACCAGCTGCCGGAAACCCAGTATCTTCTTTGGGCTTCTTGTTAGGTACGATCATTCCACGTGCGTGAGCTTCATTGAAGATAGCCATTTCGATCATCTGCACCGAACCCATAACTGTCGGAAGAAGTACGCTATTCTCGTGTGCTAGTGCGTTAGCAAGATCAAGGAACTTTAGCTTATTGTGAATTTTAACCATAAGCATCGTGTCTTGTCTGTTATACTCCACGAACGTTTTAAAGTCCTGATTGTATAACTGATCCAAACTGCCTTCGTACTGAGTTTTACGTTCACCTACTTCCATCTCACCGATAGCATCAAGAGAATAACTATGACGAGACTCGTAGTTGTACTTCTTATACAGTTGAAGGTAGTCCATATGAATTCTACCAACTAGATCGTATGTTTCTTCTTCCTTGCCGAAACGTTCATAGGTACGAGTCTTAGGGAGTTTCCCCAGCAGACAAAACTTACGAGTATCGTTTTTAGACATGATTCTAGTAACGCGATTAACCGTATACGGAATGTCGTATCCCTCTGAGTTCCAGCCAGTTAGAATGTCAGCATCTTCGATCAACTCAAAGAAGGTTTCAAACATCTCTATTTCAGAACGAAACAGAAAGCAGTTTGGAAAATCTTTAGTTAACTCTTGCGCAGTTTCATCTGTCATGTGCTTAGGTGGCATGACCAACGTAATCAGTTGATCAAGCCAATCTAGATACATTGAGATTGCAGTTACTGGATTGAACGGATCACTAGTAGGACTAAATCCTCGCTCAGGATCAAAGTCCACTTCAATGTCGAAAAAGCAAGTATGAAGCTTTGGTGGTTCAGCATTAAGGTAGTTATCAGCCAAACACCTAAATACTACGTTAACGTCGCTCTCAAATAGTTTTTTGTTACTATGTATTCTGCGTTCCTTCTCGAATTCGCTACGTTTACGAGTAGAGAACCGAGACAGCGGATCACCGTAAATAGAACGATACTTTCCTTTAGGATCAGCATAGTACATTACGTAGTTCGTAGGGAACTCTTTGTATGCACGTTTACCTTCAGGAGTACGTTCTACAACGTGGATTCGATCTGCGTTGGAATCTAATACTGCATCGACATATGCCATTAATTAGCTCGACCAACAGTCTCCAAAATGGTATTGAGTTCCTCATTTTCCTCGTTAGTTTGTGCGAGGCGCTGCTTCTGTGCAACCTTGATAGCCTTCTTAAGAATGGCTGGCTTTATTTCTAGTTCTTCTGCGATTGCCTTAATGGTGTCGTTTAGACCTTCATTAAGAGTTTCAATTTCTTGTAGGACACCTAAGCCCTCGTTAACCAGTTGGGTCAACTTAATCTTTGCGTCAGTGTTGAATACTCTAGACATGTATACTCCTTCTATGTCTTGTGAAGTATATAGTACTTACAAGTATAGTTCAATTGTTTTGGGAGGATGTACTGTATATTACTTTGCTTTTAGTTTAGCAACCAAAGCTTTAACTTTGTCTGTTGGGTTTTTTATAAGGTCAAATGCACGCATGTCTCTTCGAACAGCAGCCAATTGTACTTTTTCGGTGGGGTTTTTTATATTCTGAATATGGTACGTTTCAGAGTTAATAATTTGTGCTTGTTCGGTTGGGTTTTGTATAAATCGTATTGCGGACGCCGCATCAGTTACCGCCGCAAGTTGTATTTGGGCTGAAGGATTTGTGATATCCCTTATAAGGAATCCATTTTTAGAAACTGTTTCAAATTGTACTTTTTCGGTAGGATTTTTTATATATATAAATGCACGTATGTCTCTTCGGACCGCAGCCAGTTGAACCTCTTCTGGTGGATTATCTATATATGTAGCGTTTCATAGACATCGGATTAGTTTTAACCGCGGCCATCATAACCGCATTACTTGGATTTTTTATATAACGAATAAGGTATCCATCAGACTCAACTGCAACTAGTTGCATTTGTTCAGTTGGGTTTTCTATGTATTGAATTATCTCAGGATCGGATGTTATTGCTGCTAATTTAACTGCATTACTTGGATTTTTTATATATTCTAGAGCTAGCAATGCCGAATCCGTAACTGCTGCTATTTTTTGTTTCTCAGTTGGGTTTTTTATGTATTTTAACATCTCAGCTGGACGATTGATAAACGCATCATTCCATATCTTTTTAGAAAAATAATGCGAGACTGATCTTACTTGTTCTATACCGAGTTCATTATCAGCCTCATCCATAAACTGGGCAGTTTCAAAATGAAACTGCCACTTGTTCGGAAATTTCTTGAATAGAATTATATATATCTTGCCTTTTGTATTATAATGATTGAAATAATTTTCACCCTTTGTGGCTGCTGTACACCACCGCGTGCCTCTACCATAATAACATGCTGCTGCCTCATCTTCTGGTATGATTATTCTTACATTATCATCTTCAAAATAAAGAGTAGATTTTCCTTTGTTGACCTCCTTCGGATCAGTATTCAATTGTGAATACTTTGACATCATGGTATCTTCAAATTCTTTATATGTTTTAAATTTGTTGATGTCAGCGTCTTCTGGTTGAATTTGTCTTCTCTTCTTGCCTATATTATATGAACTTAAAACATCCATTCTGTTTAGGTCTTCGAACGGTACTCCGCCTTTGGCATACATACGAGCCAACCACTGAGTATATTCTTTATTTGGAGTTGGATCCTTAGTCTCTATCTTTTCTAAAATATCAGATGGTGTTATTCCGGACCTATAGGTCCTATAGGTGTTATCTTCGTACGCAACATGAATGAGCTTATCACCCAAAGTAGCGGCGGTCTTTGTTCTGTCATATTCAATAAGAAATTCATTTGCTCGCATGTATACACCAATTATTGGAATATATAATGATGACGTTCACCATAAATTTTAATGTATTTGCCAGCTAAGAGGTCGGCCATCGCTTCGATTGGGCTACCAGGATAGCTGTCACCAGGCTTAATCATACCTAGTTCACTTTGACGACAGTGTACGATTTCATGGAATACCGTTCTAAGAATATCTACTAGGTTTCTGTTCTTAGCATAAACCCAGATCGTGGGATCACCTTCAGTGTGCCTGCCAGTATGATGATTATGCTGAGCTTCTTCGGTGTCGTAGCTGAGGTCTACTTTAATGGGATTCTTTAGATGAACTCTACGTGAAGCCCATTCTGCAAACTTTTGTACTTCTTCGGGAATATTTAATTCTTCATCGGTTTCATCTAACTTATTTTTGATCCAACTGTCAGGTGTAGAGCTATATCGCTTCACAAAAAGGTCGTGCAGGGCCTTACCAGTAATGTGATGCTTAGCAGCAATCTTTCGCATTAGTTGGTCAATAGTGTTATAGTCGTGCTTTTCTAAAGATGGTAGCTTTTTGGCTAACTCACTAGCAGCAGACTCTAGAATGATTTCATTTCCGATCATGAATATATTTATCTTACATATGAATAACGGCGGAGATTGCTCCCCGCCGTTACTTTAATCAGTTCAAGTTTTATTAAAAGTTGCGAGTATAGTTAACACCCAAGATGTCAGAGGTGACACTATTGCTACGAGTGCGATAGTAATTTACACCTACAATATTATCTTCGGTGATAGCAAAAGCGACACCGCCGTTAAGACGATCTTCTGTAAAGGTAGGAGTGTTAGGTCCTTGACGATGACGATAACCAACGTTTACTGATACCGGGCCGTATACTTCATGCGAAACAGAAGCACCGTATCCCCAGAAGTTAAAGTCCTTATTAGTGTTCAGTGAACGGCCATACTCACCATAAGCAGCAGGAGTAAATCCTGCAACTGTGGGAAGTGCAGGGCCGCCTTGCAGCACGATCTTGCTGTTTAGAGTACCGTTATGATACGGTTGAGACCCGGTGAACTCGGCGCCGACATTAGCAATATTGGCAACAGTTTCACTATAGGTTAGACGATATTCAGTTGAGTTTGCTATCTTAGCAGGTTGCGGATCAATAGTACGAACTTCACCGGTGATAGATTCAGCAAGAGCCGGAGTAGCAACAGCCGCCGCAAGTGCTGCGATCAAGAATAACTTATTCATAGATTGTATTTCCTTTTGTTAATCTGGCTTTTAAGGCCAGTGTATTGGTACCTGTGTAAGTCTTATATTGGTACCCACAAGAACCTATTAAGGAGCTTGAGATATATATTTAGTATGTATAACACTACTATAAACATATAACATATTGTAAGTTACTTTGAAGTTGCCCTATACACTCCATCCCAGTTAACTGGTGGATTCTTAGCATATTCCTCTATACGGTCAATCATTTCCGTGTAGTACTTGTTTAGCTCTCCGCTCCAGAACTTCTTCATATTAGAAGCATATGTTCTAGCAGAGTCCCATTCACCCTTACGATAGCTATCCAAGAATCTCAAGTGTTGTTTTTCTCCCGATGCATCATATGAAGATAGGACAGTATAGATGCGAGCCGGTTCAGTTTTTCCTTTGACTGCAATAAGATCAAGTTCTACTACCTGATATTCATCTCTCACGTATTCGGCAGTTTTTGGTCCGATGATGATTTTGACCCCGTACGGTTTAGATTGACCTTCGAGGCGAGATGCAAGATTGACGCCGTCCCCAAGACAAGTATAGTCAAACCGCTGAGTGCTACCCATATTACCAACAACCACAGTATCAGTATTAATACCGAGGCCCATTCCAAAAGCCGGGACTCCTTCCAGTGTAATCTCATCGTTAAATCTCTCTAATGCCTTCATCATCTCAAACGCCGTCTTGACAGCATCCTTAGCGTGTTGTTGATTACTAAGAGGTGCATTCCAAAATGCCATCTGAGCATCACCTATGTACTTATCGAGGGTGCCGTTGTTCTCTAGAATTGCTTTTGTCATCGCAGTCATATAGCGATTCATGATCTTTGTAAGACCTTGAACATCTTTGCCGTAATGTTCAGAAATAGTAGTAAATCCACGAACATCTGTAAACATAATAGAAAGTTCTCTAGAATCACCTCCAAGTTGTAATAGTTCTGGATTCTTTTGTAATTTTTCAACCATAGCTGGAGATAGATAAGTTCCAAATTGCTTTTTGATTTGTTGCTTCTGTAAGAATTCTGAGATAAACTTGATTGTATAAATGTGCAAATAAAGTATCATTGCAATAAGTGCATTAAATGTTACATCTATTAGAATATGATTATGATTAAACATATAAACGGGGAAGTAAAGATAAACACCAATAAGAGCTATAATCCAAACTACAGAGAATCTTACTTTAGATAACAAAATGATTCCGAGAGCCAATACTACTAAAAGTGCATAATCCAATATTCCAGCCCAGTTTGGAATAGAAACTGTATCTCCATTAATTAGAGTTTGAAGAAGACTAGCTTGAACTGCTTGTGGAAATTGTGCACCAACTGGAGTAGCTACTGGATTGGCCACACCTGAAGCAGTTACACCAAGAATTACAATTTTATTAAGCAAATCTGGAGTTTTGTCTCCAATATCAAATTGAGTAAACTTATAGTTCCAGTTCACAAATACTCTAGAGTACTCATCTGTTTTAATAGTATTGAATGATGGAATTCTTAAAGCTTCCACACCAGTCTCGTTAATCTTAGCTTGATAAGATGGATCACCGGAAATTGCTCTTAACATTTCCATAGAAAAAGATGGATAGTATTCACCTTGAGACATTGATAATAAAGGTACACGGCGAACAACACCATCAGATTCCGGTAAAGTAGAAGTTACACCAATACCAACAGCAGCATCTTGAAATTCTGAAATATTATTAAGAACTGAAGGATAATTTGGCAAAAACTGTGTAGTTTTACCATCTCCAATTATAGCCACACCAGTTTTACGAATATTTTGATTTGGCTTAGATTGCGTCGATAGTGTCTGAGATAAAATTATTGGATGCTGTTTTAAAGTAGCAGTAAGATTTTTGTCTGTATTAAATCTATCTGGTTCAGAAAAGATTATTGTATTTCCAATTACACCAACACGATGTAAATACAAATCGTTGATTATTTTAGAATAAGTTTCTCTTGGAAAAGGATATTGTCCATATTTCTCTATAGTCTTATCTGATATATTTGCAATTACAATCTGTTCAGACTGTTTTGCTGGACCACGCATAAGATAATCATAGTATTTTAATTTGATTGCATCTACCAAAAATGGATTGGATATTTTAATAGTAAGTAATAGAGCAAAAGTAATAATCGCAAGCCAAGGCGATAGAAGAATCTTTTTCATAGTATAATCCCCGTTTTAATTATTTATTTGCTATATTAGTTTGAATTATAGTTATATGACCATTTGGTCTACCGGTTCCTGATGTTGGCCATTTCTGCTCAGAGAAGTTATAATAATCATAAGATCCGTCTTGTATTGTTGTAATATCTACACCAGTTGCTTTTGGTAAAACCACAGTAACAACTTCTAGTTTAGCTTGAGATAATAAAGAATATGCCCAACCAATTTGAATTTGTTTTTTCAAAAGTGGAGAAATATCTGTATATAAAGTCTGTTTTAATGGAGCATCAGAATTATATTCTTCATATACTTGTAATAATTCTGACGGAGTTGGAGTTCTTTGAAGAGCAGCAAACACTTGATTTAAATCATCCGTTCCAGTATTAGGATCTTGGTTATTGTCTGCGGCCGCCCCAGCTGGATTTACTTTATTCTTAATATCTTTTCTAGCTTGTGTTAATAGATTAGCTCCTCCTTCAAGAGAAGGAGTTGAAAGTTGAATATTATTATCTGCCGATCTTCCTTCCATACTAATTACTGATGGAGTGCTTGGGGGACCAGAAGATGTTTCTACGACTGTAGCCTGGAATGGTTTATCCATTTTAACTACTCCAGCAGCAGTAGCTACTTCAATAGCTCCAGTTTCACATTCTTTATCCATTCTAATCTCACCATTATTCATAAAGCATTCTGGAACTAAAATTACTGTAGTTCTTCCTACTTCATCTACAGACATAAGGAAATCTGTTCCACGAACAGCTATGGTGGCAGTTGGAGTTCTAATATCTACTGAATTTGGATTGTTGTGAGCAATTGCTCCGGAGGTATATCGTACTGTTCCTAAAGCTACTTTAAGTCCAAGTTTTCCTTTAGATTTCTCATTATCATCATATACAAAATCATCAATGACTAATTTACTATTTTCAGTAATGTTAACTTTAGTCTGATCATTAAATGTAATTCCAAACTTACCCTGACTATTAGTTATGATGGTGTCCATCTTCTCTATACCTGAACTTTTATTTGCCGGTATAGTAGAAGATGAACGTTTTATTTGTCCGCCGCCTTTAAAATCTGTTATTGCACCAATACTAGCAAAAGCTGGAGTAGCTAACAGAAGAAAAAAACTAGTGGCCAGTCTTAATGTTAATGTTACCATTATTTCCAACACTTGTCACATTAATAACAGTTTCAGTAGCTCCATATTGTTGTGTAGTAATAGCATTTCCAGTTCCTGTTAGATTTACATATAGACTGTGCCCATATGTGCCACCAAGGTCTGTTTGTGTAGTATTTAAAGTATTGTAATCACCAGATACTAAGATTGTTTGAGAAGCATTTGGTGAAATTGCAGACATTGTTAATGAGTTATTTCCACCAGTAATATCAAGGGTAGTTGTAATATTAGCACCTGCACCATGATAATTTAGAGAATTACTATCACCTGTAAATCTAGCATTAAAGTTTAGACCGGTACAACTCGCGTCGCCTAAACTACTTCCACAACGAATTAGAGCATAGTTGCTATTTCCAATTTGTTGAAGAGATAATGAAGCATTATCTGTTCCAGCAGTACCAGATACAACTGAGATTAGGGCTTCATTATTATTACCAGTTTGAATACCAATAATAGATTGGTTAGCTCCTCTCAAATATACAGGATCTGTAAAAGTACCAAAGATATTTGTCTGGCCAGTTTGTTTAATATTAATATTAACATTATCACCAGATTGATTAATATAAACATCATTTGTCGTTGACATACTATCAGCATTATTTTGATTTGGTGAAGTTGCTATAATAGATGGTGCTGATGGCGCACCAGGTAATGCCGCAGTTGCTGGAGTTGCGGGACCAGTTGGCGATGCAGTTTGAGCTAATGCTGGTGTAGTAAATAGCATCGCCATTATTGCTAGTGTTTTTAATAGTTTCATTTGTGTTTCTCCTGTGTGGTTTTATAATGCCATAGCCCTATTTTTTCACCACTCTTTATTAATTCAACAACACCTGTTTCTATGGCAGATCGAATAGCATAATTTTCCGGCTCATTCTTAGTTTGTTGTGAATCTATTTCAAAAGCATTAGTTCCCTGATTAAAGAAAGTAAATGCGCTAATGCCTTCAGAAGTAGACAATAGATTCTTTTCTACAGATACTGAAGTAAGTACTTCTCCAGTCTGTACAGACACCAATCTCATATTAATTGTTACTTGATCTTGGATATACTGCGTGTTTGGTCCAATACCAAGATATCTAGCACCATTTCCTCCAGTTTTTATAGAAGAATTATAATCTATAATTGCGCCTTCTAGCAATACTCCTGCAACTAAAAGTGGAGGAAGAGCTTGAGCCTTATCGCCTTGTTCTTGCTCTCTCATTTGACGAATAAGTTGGCGCTCTTTTACTAAATCATCTAATCCTACTCTTTCAACTGGCTTAAACCATTTCCCATTTCCAGCTTCATAAAGTGCTTTTACAACGTAAGCATCTGCTCCCTGAGTTACTGCGGTAGAAAATGAACTTACAGTTTGAGAAGGTTTTCTTTGACCAGTTTTATCAATAAATGAATATACCGCAATTGGAATAGGTGTACCATCTAATTCTGGAATATTATCAAATATATGCGGTTGAGCTGTATGAGTTATCTTTGGTGAATCTTTTTGAAGAAAAGACTGGTTTAATGCCGGAATAGATCCACCTAAACAGCCAGATAGAAATACACAAAGAAATGGAACTATAATTATTCTCTTCATCAGAATGCAAACGTTGCTATTGGAACAGTAACTATAGTTTGATTTCCATTTGTATCTACAACTGTAAGTGTTACACTGGTTCCAGATTTAACATATGATATTGTATCACCAGACAAATTAAACATTCCGGAATTAGAAGAACTAGTTCCAGAGAATAGATTATTTGATAGCTGTGTAGCCAATTGAGAATATACTTGGCTTGTGAACAAAGCTATAAATTTTGCGGTTGGAGTACTGGCAGCAGCATTTTGTTGAGCTATTATAGAATTTTGTTTTGCGGTAGCTATAGTTTGTTTAGCTGATTCTTCTTGTTGATATGTAGAAGTAGCAAACGTGCCATAGCTGACCCCATTAAATATAGGATCTTTAAATTGTTGAACTAACTCCGAAGCAAATGCCGAACTACTCAAGCACGATGCAAACAGAGAAAGTAGTATGATCTTCTTCATAATACATATCTCCAAATATACTAACTATCACTATCAGCAGCTTTCTTATCTTAGTCGGTCCTGTGATCAGACCTGCTTAACTGGTTAATTGCTTTTTCTGCTTCTACTCTTCCATACTCGATTGTCTTGCCGCGTAAATGCAACACTGTTTTGACTTTTTGGTTTAGTCTAATTAGATCATTATCTAGCATTCTAATACGGTCTATAAGTGCGATCAAAGTTGTATTAGCTTCGCCCAGCACTGGTTTAACTTCTTTAGTAGCCCACTCCCATACATAGAATATGAGATATCCCATACCGACCGCTGCTATGATCGGAAAACCGTACTTGTTTACTAGATCAGCTAAGTCAGATCCCATTAATCTCTCCGTGCATCTGTTTTACCATCGGCGCGGGCTATTCTATCTATATCTGGTTCTAGCCCTAAAGCGTTAGAAACCATAGTGTCAATACGAATAACATCATGATTCATGGTTTTTACACGATTGTCAAGCGCCGTGATGATGCCAGCCATACCTTTGATACTACCGGTGACGCCGGCAAGTATGAATTTCAGTGTTAGGAATACGAAGTATCCTGCACCCATTGCGGCCGCAATAGGAAAACCAACATCAGCAATAAGTTTTAGGAAATTTCCCATCTCTATCTCTTTAAACACGAACATGCCATAGCACAACTGTACTATGACACATTAGTATTTAGTCAAAATGGGTAAAAAAATCGCTGTATATATTACAGCGACTGCAGGACCTTAGCGAAATCGTCCTTGCTGCGAATAGCGATGTCTTGCAGACGCTCGCGATCCATGGGCTTAAGGCGAGAGAACTTGCTCATGAATTGAGTGATGATATGAGTGGGAACAACCGCCTTAGTGCCATCCTTAAAAACAATCGGATAGTTGCCCTTCAGATCAAGAACCTTCTTGAACTGCATGACGATGTGGGGGACCTGATCTTGATCAGGATCCGAGACCGAGTCAACTTCATTTTGGAAATCGTCGTAGATGTTCATAGTGGTGTAGTCCTCTGTTTGAATGAAGACATACTACTGTCCATCATTCAGAGTGTCAACCGAAATTATTATATTCTTTTAAAAAGAACATCACCCTTAATAGGAGTAATTAACTTGCTTTTATTTTGATTAAGCATCCCTGTTTGAAGATGCTTCACGATTTCAGGAGTTAAATGTCTAGCACGAAGTTCACCTAATCCAAACATATGAACCTCTACCGGATCGTCACCTTCTAAATCTTGAATAGCCAATATACGGTTACGACCTTCGTGTCCTACTATTCTAGCTGACTCGCTGAAATCACCGTCTTCCCATTCAACGGGAAAATCAAAAATTAAAAATGGTGAACCTAATGCTCCGCCGGCCTGCATATGTTGTTTTATATGCTCTACTGATACTGGTTTATCTAAAGGTAGTGCCAAAGATAAGAATGTGCTAGGACGCATAAGAACACGCATTCCTCTGTACGCTACATTCGCATTGTATCCAGTAGCACCAAGACCTTCACCATTTATGTCGTTATCAACTTTATACTCGTTTACTGGCGAAGGTGTTGATCTATGATTATTAGCTATTACTTGCATAATAGCATTAAATTTGTTTACTCTATCTTCAAGACCATGCAGCCCTGCGTTAATTGGTTTAGTCGCAGCCTGAGTATTGTTGAAATTAGTAACCTTAGGTGCAACTCTGTTTTGCCAAAACCAAACAGCAACCCTGGCTGCAACGTTTGGTCGTTCAACAAGTTCAGGTTGCTGCTCTAATGGTAAACCTAAGGCTTTTCCTACCTTACGGTAATTTTCTCTACCTGTTAATTGAATGAATCCTCGCCCGTGATATCGTGCACCATCTCCTGGATGTGTGTTACCCAATAGCTTTGCTTTTTCTGGATTATATTTAGGATCATATTTCTTAAAATCTAATTTTCCGCCAAACTCTTTTAGTGACGAAAAATTTTGTGTCTCATGTGCGCATTGTGCCAGAAACTGCGCAAGTTCGGTTCCGGTGATGCCAGCTGCCTGTGCTGCTCGTCTAAGTGCTACACCATATGGGTTAGTTAACCCGGACAGCGTTTGCTTTACTACAGCAGGATCAACCTTAGGTAATTGCACCTGATGTGATACCGGCATGTGTGGCGTAACTGGTTCTACTGTCTTGTTGGGCATACCGTGCATACCCAAAGCTAATCCTGCAGCTACGCCCATACCTTTAGCGGCTGATTTCCAGTCTTCGTCTAATTCACTTGTAGAATTATCTTTGACTAGTGCCTTCTCTAATTTAGGATCAAGGGTAATTGCTAGCTTAACTGTATTAGGATTTGGATTTTTAATAAGTAGAATAGCAGCAGGATATTCGGTGACTGCTATTTTTTGTACTTCCAGTGAAGGATTCTTGATGACCTGAATTGCGTCCGGAACTTCAATTACAATATCTCTTAATACCTTTTCATTTGGTTGAGGGTTCATGCATCTCAATACAGAAGGACTATATACTGCTGCATCTACTAATAATCGATCCGGTATTTTAGATACATCTACATTATTACTAACTAGTTCTGAGATATAATCATATGTATATTTGGTATTATTGATAAAAAGTAGATCCTTTTCTATAGATAAATCACGATCCACGTAGCTTCTCGGGCCGTATAACCAATCCTTTACGCGAGTTACTGCGCTAGAGTGCGGTACTCTAGCTAATTCAATTTTATCCTTTTTTTGTAAAGCTAGGTTGAGTAATTTTTCTGAAGATAACTTAGTTTCTGCTGCAAATGAACTGTGAGAAATTTCGTCATCCTCTGCATCAAAATATTGAGTATCCCCGTCGTATTCTGATCCTCGCATAGTGTTGTCAGAAGGCATTAGGTTGGTTACCGTGTGTGACGCGATTGCCCACTTGGCGCCGGACTGTTTATTGATACAATATATTAAAATAGATTCATCTTGATAGAAGTGTTGTTCAAAATGACCTGGAGCACGTTTGGCTGTGCACCAATCAGTATTTTTACCATAGAAACAACTTGCATCTTTATCTAGAGGAACAATGACAAGCCACTTGTCATTGTCAACCAATGTAATACTTTTTCCAGGAATCTTTCCGCGCTTTAGTTGTCTTTTTGTTCTTGATGGATCGATAGAATTTACAAACTGCGTAAACTCACTAAAGGACTTCTTTCCCCACCAGTCAATATTTCGCTCAGTGCCACTAACTTGATTTTTGTTGACGAGTTCCTTAAAGGCGGCGATGGCTCTTTGTACATCCTCTGCAGGTACTCCTGAGTTAATATATTTCTGCGCTACTTCTTTGTAGCCCTCAGCGATGAATTCTGTTACTCGCATTTATTAAGCCAATTCGGGTTGTTCAGGATTTTCTTTGGGTTCTGATGCAAATGCTGTTGGGAAATCACGTTTTATTCGACCTACTTCTTCTGCGATGTTCCACCCACCGTGTGTAATTCCCATATCCTTAGAGGCTTGTTTGAGGTCTTCTGAATGTTTTTCTAAAGCACTAACAATTTGCTTCATCAATCCCGGAAATAATTCAGCAAATTCAGCATCATTACGGTGCGGATAGCCTCTGTTATTTTGGTTTGCATCTACTAGCTGATTAGTCTGAGAATGCATTTGCCACTTTCCCTTAGGGTCATTCATGTTTTTCTTATCGATGATACTCACAATCGGACCGTCTTTAGAATATCGGTTGAACCAACGTTCACCGTCACTGCTACCAGTACAGAATGATGCCTGAACACCCTCTTCATTGTTGAATGTATAGCAAGAACCGTAATTCAATGGTACCATGACAAAAAAGCGGTCGTCATTAATCAAAATGATTTCCTTTTTGTCTCGCTTCATCTTTGCAATACGCTCAGCATCTTTAATTCTGGCCAATGCGTCTCTGTATTCTCTGCTACGAACTACATTATATAATTGTTCTAAAGAACGAAATCTATTAAAGTCTTGATGTTCTGGGCGAAGGAGATTACGAATACTAAGTGCCTTCCATTGACCAAGAGCAGGTACTCCTTCACCTGATATATCTTCATAATCAGCAACGTGATTCATATATAGTCTAAGCAACCACTGATCAAACTTACCATCTCTGGATAGATCACCATATTCAGAATTGGCCAAAGCATTGTCTACCATATTAGCCCAAAGTAGTGCGATGTCATGGTCAGATGCGTTTGGGCCAATCGACGCCCTTGTTGCAGCAGGAAAGGTATGATCATGGCGAAGAGCCAATGCGATCATTTTTTCTGTTTTTGGATCATTTGCTATTTTAGCAGCTATAGTCTCAGTGAGATTTACTCTAGTTTTCATGATTTTTATCCGTGCACCAATTCTTGCTTGAGGAAGGCCATCACAGTTGATAACTTTTTAGTATCCCCGTTGATGATATCAGCAATAACCTTATTTGGACCGGCGGAATAAACAGAAATAGAATCTGATCTATAATGATCGCGGGGACCACCGCCGCGACTAATGTTTCCGGTTTCTTCAGGATAATAATAACCTGCTGCCATCAATATAGCTAAATTTAGCGTCTGATTAAGCACAGGCGGCAAAGCCTGTACTGACTTTGCTTGTTCCAGAGTGTCGTACAATTCTTGTAGACGCTTTGCTACTTGTAACTTTTTCTTGGCTCTATCGAATGCGTCATTCTTAATAGAAATACCAACGGCTCCTTTAACGTCCGCTAATGCTTGTTGAACATATTTTCCTAACAGAGGACGTAACTTAGCCAATAGTACCTGTCTATTATGCGATGACCCGCGGTTTATATCATACATATTAGGAATAGTTAGGGCCTTTGCTTCTCTGCGTTTTGTGCGAAGTTGATCTACTGAAGTTTCAGATCCATGTGCAGCACTGTGATAAGCGCCAGGTCCACGAACACGATACGTTTTAGGATTAATCCAAAATCCAGTTATTTTACCGATATTAGATTTAATTTGGCTAGCTGCTGCGTTTATACTAGTAATTCTATCAGTCTGTATACCTTCACTATTCGCAGTTACCAAATAATAATGTCCACTTGCCCATTTTACAGCAGCGGTTCCTTTAGTACCTGCCATAAGAACAAAATTAGGTGCATAATCCTTAACATCAGTCCAACTAATAGAATCTACCGGAGCCCATTCTTGATTATGAGGCAATGATAAGCTACTGTGAATTGTCTTTATGAGTTGATCAGCATATGGGCTGTTTCTAACTGCGGACATTGCAGTAGATGCCTCAGAAAGAATCTCTGATAGGAAATGTCCTACAGATTCAGTCAACTCGTTTGCCGGTTTTTTAGCTGAACCAATCATTGGTTTAGATACATTTTCGGATAGAAATTCTGTAACTCTCATAATTATGCCCTTGAAATTTTTAGTATGGAACGAAGCATCCATTGATGTTTACCGTGGGCGTCAATTCTCTCCGCGATAAAGTTAGCAATACCTTGCTCATCTGCATCTTCTGCTACGTGAAATGCTGCCTTATACATCGCAAGCATTTTGGCATTATCTTCAAAAAGTTCTTTCATCATTAATTCGGCGCGGGGAACTTTAGTTTGGTCTGCGATTTGACTAAGTTCTGAAAAACGAATGAGACTGCCCGGAGTGTATTCATCAACTTGACGAATTATTTCTGCCAGTCTATCAATCGTATTGTCATACACTTCTTCATAGTAGTTACCGAAAAATTCATGGTATTGGGGAAAATCCGGAGTTTCTACATTCCAGTGAAAGAATTGAGCTTTGATCGATAGTGCATACGCGGATGCCAATAGTGTCTTAAGAGTATCTGCTAACATGTTTGTAATCCTATAGACTATTTATGCTTCTTGACTCACATCCACGTACTTAATTGGTTTCCTATTTAATATCGCTGCTAATGCACGATGATGCCCGTCGACTACAATTCCGTCGTTCATGACAATAATACTATTTGATAAATTAGGATCTGATCTATATGAATCTACAATATCTTCTTGATCAGAATCTAGCATGTCATAAATTTCATCGATATGATCTACGCCATATTGACTTTTAAATAGTAGTTCCAGTTTAACTGGTGAAATAGTTTGAACTGTAAAAGGTACATTAAAGTCTGAGTCACCTACAAAATTCCAAATCATCTCATCGTGATCTGGGAGACCCTTACTATACAACTGTTTCAATGTAATCTTATTTTCTGATGAAAAATCCTCATATGTCATAGCAGTAATACGATGAGGTCCTTTGGTTTTGAATTGACCATACTCTTGTTCATATGTAGTTGGACCCCCGACCATCGATCCGCCGCCTATCCCGGCCGAACCTCCGCCCTGACCAGTACTGATGGTTTCTCTCAGCTTCTCAACATCAGCAATAGGATCAGTGATAACAGGAATGTCACCTTTTCTCCAAAGTATGTTACTTATACCTACATCTATTACAACGGTTCCACCTGCTGCACTTCTAATAAAATCCAAAACTGGTTTTAGTTGAGGGAATTCTTCAAAAAGTGTAGTTTCTTCTGCGTATGGGCGCCGCGGATATACCTCTAAATATTCTTGTATCTGATATCTAATATTTTTTCTCTCTAAAGTGAATAGATTTTTGTTATCCAACAACTCCATTCGCATTAGATTAAATCTGCGCAATAACTTTACTGGGCGGCCAATAATCTTTGGAACATGTGGGTTAGATTGATTCTGTAACACAAAAGAAAGATAGGTGTCATATGCAGGATCATCTTTCCAAAGCTTGATGATACTGTCTTCGCCGGGACGCTTGAATGCTGTGCCGAAACAACCTGAGCCTAATACGTATTGCTGATATCCTGCCAGTTTTAAGGCATCCAAAAATTCTTCCATATTTCTGCTGTTCTGCAACAGAGAATACACTGGATCTTTCTTATAACCAGTTAACTCGTTGAGCGGTTCATTTTCAGAGATGAATTCTCGGGCTCTCATTTGTTTCTTTCGATCAAATCTACGTCCCAGCTACCATCTTTCTTTTTTTGTACAAGAACGTTCTTTACCAAATATTTAGCAATACCAGTGTCATGTAGTCGGCTACCTCTAAAATGGTTTAACAACATGTCTGATATTATGCTTGGTGTGTCATCTATTCCGACACCGACATAATCACCTTCTTGTGTCATCTCTTGCGTGCAGGCCTTCAGATGACGCGGTGATGGTGTAACTATGCTTTCAATATTATCCACCCATTCTTTAGCATCTGGATTCCAAGACATATAATCGTTACCTGCTGCATATGCTGCGTCCCAATCAATATCTCCGTCCTCATCGCCATAAAGTTCTCTCATGTCTCGATAATAATAATCGTCATTCTGTTCCCATTCCGCAATTTCTTCGTATGCCTTATCCATAGCTATTTGACTAATTTTAGTAATAACCGAAGTCAGAACGTCGTCATCTGCAAATAATATGCTGTTTTTAATTGCTGGTTCATTTTCTCTAAAGAATGAGGACAAATCTCCAAATCTTTTGGTAATTAATTCCTCTACGTTTACTGGAGAATCGGCTTCATCCATGAATGAACCGGTTTGAAAATGTATTTGGTATTTTTCACCGTCGCGTTTAGGATGTTTTGGTATCAAGATATACAATTTACCTTGACTACTATAATTTTTGAAGTAGTTCGTTCCTTTAGTTGCAGCAGTACACCAGCGGGTGCCTCTTCCATAGTAACATGCAGCGGCTTCGTCCTCAGGAACAATTATGCGTACTTGTTCATTGTCAAATATTGTGTTAGCCTGACCCTTTTCTTTAGCTTTTGCAGAATCCGCACCTTCAATCTGATCTAAATCATAATTACTCAGCATAGTATCTTCAAATTCTTTGTAGTTTTTGAATCGATTAATATCAGCATGTTCTGGTTTAATCATCCTGCGTTTCTTACCTAAATTGTAGATACCAAGTAGATTTCCTCTGTTTAAGTCCTCTAACTTCACTCCACCTTTAGCATACATTCTAGCAAGCCACTGAGTGTATTCTTTATTTGGTGTTGGATCTTTTTCTTCTATAGCCTGCAATATGTGTTGAATTATGTCGGCTTTGTCGGCCTCAGTAGCCTTATTACCAGGTACTAGAACTTCTCTAGCGAATTGCCTGTATACCATCATATTACCACTAATGGCGCCCATATCCTTAGCAAATGCAGGAATGAGACCAGTACCTAGTGTCTGTGCGGTTTTGTTTCTATCATATTCAATTAGAAACTCTATGGCTCGCATAATCTTAGCGACGAAGTCCCTTCATTACAGAGCTTTCCTTTTTGATGACCTTTTTTGGTTGTTCGTTAATAGAACCTCTAAACTGTCTATCTTTTTGTCCACCGTATGGATTAACTGCAGGAGTCTTTTCGGCAGCGAATCGCATATCAGAGTCTTCTTTGAATGTTCCAGCCACCTTAGGTTTAAACTTGCGATATGATTGACCAGCATTTCCACCTTGACCCATACCACCTGCATATGCAGTATCTTCCTTAAGATCATCATAGTATCCAGACTCTAGATCCTTAATAACTTCTTTAGTCCAAATACTAACATCACTTGAACCAATTTCTTCTAAGTCATGATAATGACTTGCAAGTTCATCAACTGCCGCCATCACTGCGGCTGGACCGTATTTACTCAATACATCCAAATATTGAGTAGTGATGCGGCGTATGATAGCATTAGCAACTGCTTCAGTCGTGTCTTCACCCTCTGACAATTTACCAGCTGGTTTTGTGCGGTATTTACGCCATCCACCTGGTTGCTGAGCAACTGCAGGATAATCTGGGCTTTCACCGATTGTCCATGTGCCGTCATCGTCCTTAGGACCGATTGTCCATGTGCCGTCATGACAGGCCCATGCCCATGTGCCGTCATCGTCCTTAGGAGCCTTACGTTGGTATGAGTTTTTCCAATCTTCGGCGGCGTGTAGATTTTTAAATGCCTTCTCGACGCCGTCTTTAGACTTAACTATGTACATTACACCTGAGCCGCGGGCTTCTTCAACTTCGCTTGATCCAGTTAAGCTCGGCTTTTCTTTTAGCTTCTTTAGAAGCAATGACTTATAGTGCGGTACTGATCGTTTGTTAAGTCCAGTTACTGCTGGTTTACCGTCGATAAAAACTGCCCAACTATTCTCGTCATTTCCGCCGTGCTTTTTTACAGTTATACGCTTGAGTAGGTGAGCATCCGCTTGAGCTTCTCTGACCTCAGGCTTAAGATCATATTTGCTGCTAGGGTGCTTTTTTCTTAAAAGTTCCATGGCTGCTAATGTTTGATCTGGATCTCTATATTTTATACTAGGTTTATCATTGATATAAAGTGTATCAACTGCATCGGATGCATGACCTTCAGGTTGATGCTTTATCTCAAATTTCTTATCAGGGAACTTTGACTTCATCATACTAACTGCGGCTTCAGCTTTTTTGGAATTTACATATTTAGTTGCTGGTTTGCCATTAATGTAGATGACAAAAGATGCTCCATCTTCATCTACGATGCCTTTCATGATACTACTTTCACGTAGACCTTTCATATTATTACTCATTTTATTCTCCTTAATGGGTATGTCGTTGTATTCTGGTAAGTTAATGCCGAATTTTAAAACTACAAAGGTTCTTAATTTATCGTATTGAACAATACTATTAAACAGTAAGGTGACCATAGGCGCGACATCTGACAGTGTTTTTTCAGGCAATTTTACTGTTCTGTTTTCAGCAGGTATATACAATACATATGAATCGTCGTTGATTTCTAACAATTTGGCAATACATGGCTGATGCGTCACACCTAATGTGTCATTAATAAGATACAACCCAATAATCAGATACGAGGTTCCTACTTCTGGGGCCGCAGCTTGTTTGGGTAAATTACGAAATGCTGTTAATAAAGTCGTGTCATTAGATTCTAGTAAACTCTCATTATTAAGTAGATATGATTCCATAAATGCTACTCTTGTGGACATATCGCCTAAGGATTCAGTGTCTACAAATGAAAGTTTTGTGATCGACGTTTTATTGTTACAATGGCTTAGCCCTTCGGTAAGTCCCTGTTTACGGAATTCGTTGTCTCTACTCATCCACTTGTGTATAATAGATTCCTGAATAATAGTGTTACCTGTAGCAAATAAAGCTCTGTCTTCTTTCCAATTAGCCTCTGTGGTATTGTTTTTCAAATCATAGGCATCGCGGACATTCAACGTATTCACTACAATAGAGTTTGACAAGCAGTTAACCCTTTTTGTTTTTGTTATCTAGATAGCCACGCTTGTTGACCGTGGCCCATGCAATATCTGTTGCTTTCTTTGCTGGCTTGCCGGCTTCACGTTCTGACTTAGCAATGTGCTTAACCATGCGATCTACTTTGGCACCTTCGTCAGTTACCTTCTTACCGAAGTCTTCCATATCTTGCCAGGGGCTACCCTTGCTAGGTTCTCTACTGATGATTTTTCTAGTGGTGCCTAGATCGTCGTGATTGTCTTTGCGCCACTTCTTATAATCTTGTACTTCTTTCTCGCCGCCCTGTTTACCTTCGCTTAACTCTTCTTCCATGCTATCAGCTACGCTACCTAGATAGTCACTAGCTAAAGTGATATAGCTTTGCTGCCATGCCATTAATTCATCACGCTCATCTAGCATTTGATAGATTCTTTTTGCGGCTTTAGCAGCGCTACGCATTTCGCTCTTAGCCATGCTTATCTCATGATCGAAGTGTTCTTGGTTTTCACCGACGCCACCGGCGGCAATAACACCTTCTGATTGTTGTTTCTTGCTAACCATGTAATTATTAACATTGGTCATCATGCCCTTAATCTGGCCGACCTTCTCACTTACCCATTCAGGAATACTATCACAATTTTCTAATACGTCATATAGTTCTTTTGCATTACGTGATATTGTTCTGAGACTGTTCTTTAGAGTTTCACCTTCGTGTTCTGCTTTATCCGGATCAAATGAATGGAATCCAGTCTTCAATCTATGACCTTGGCCTGGCACAAGAATCAAATCGTCTTCTTCTAATTGTGCTTCTTGTATCTTGAATCTTGCTCTAATTTGTTCTTTGGTAGCCTTGTACTTTTTCTGAAAGTTTAGATTGTCAAGGTAATCTAAATCTGACGCGAGTTCCTTCATCTTACCTTCATGAAGGGAATTAGCAAATTTCTTGTTGGTCTTCTTACCGGTAAGAAGATTCCCGGGCTTTTGATTAGCGTAGACTCCTTTGCCTACAGTTGAACGTTTTTGTGTTGCGCCGGCCATTGGCTGTGCGACAGTAGCAATCGCGCCTGAGGTCGTACTTTCATAGATATCGCTAATTTTCATGAATCAAATCCTTAGTAGTGTAGTATTTATGCTGATTGATTCAAGTTGTCGGTTTGTATTTGCATCGGTCAAAGTGCCATACCTTTATGCCGCCGGCACCTCCTGTTTTCCCACAATATGGACAGGTTACGATTTCGTGTTTTTTAATAGATTTCCCCAGACGAGTTGCGGATCGTTTGGCGATTGCCTCTGCGGATTTATTCACGCCGCGCTGCCAGTCCCCCAATTTAGGGTAGGTTTTTCCCTTACGAGTTTTGGTTCTTTTTGAAATAGACTCCGCTGATTTAGGTACTCCGATGAGTGCAGCACTAACTTTAAGATTTGGTTTCCCCTTTAGTCTATCAGACACATCTGGGCGCGACTTTCCAGTAAGAGCATCACTTCGTTTTTTATTAGATGAAGCGGATTGAACCATTCCCGACACGCCCTCGTCGCCGTCAGTTCTATTGTGTAATATTCCCCAAGATATTTTATCTTTACGACCATACCACCTAATATACCTGCGTTCTAAAGCGAAAGCACCAACCTCAGTAAGATTTGTTTCCATAATAATGATTCTAGAATTGGGAGGGACGTGTACCCCTTCCATTTCCCACTATTTGCGTCTTTGTATCGGTGACCTGTCCAGGCTCTACCGTCTTGTCCTTTGCCTATATAATAAGGGGTTCCACTAGTTCGCACATACGCATAGATATAGAAACCAATTGGTAGATTGTCTGTAGAATAAATATTCATTGCTGATACTCCATAACAGTGTTAGAGTAGTTGGGAATCTCACCTCCGCGAACTACATTTTTATTTATTACGAAATATCCAAAAAGGGAGGGAAGATTTCTCTCCCCTCCCAGTCCTATAGAAACTTAAATCTCGTTTCCGTTTTCGTCAATAATCTTGTAGCCTTTTGCCTTCTGCGCTTCAGCCCACATGGGGCCGATTTGATCAAGCAAATACTGCTGATTTTCCATTGAAAACACATAGCTTCCCGAGTGACGTAGCAATACTCGCTTGTCAACCCAAATCTTACCGCCTAAATCTCTAAAGTTCTCACACCAGGTCCAGTCCTCGCTATAATAGCGATTTTGGCGAACAGCAGTATCAAAATAAGTCTTCAAATACTGATCGTACATGGGATCAAGACCGATATCGTTTTTATATTGCTTAACAGCCGGATGTGAGTTTAACTTTTCAAAACAGCGTCGTTTCATAAGAAGAAATCCAGTACCAGCCTTAGATACTTCTTGCAAGCCATCAGGGCCTTCTTCTGCGCCTTCAAATCCATTAACTACCCACTTAACTGGCATAGTCTTCATTGGATATAGGCCCCCGATCGCATCAACATCTCTGTTCAAGAGGACTAGCAAGTGCCATGGTTCCCAACCAATATCAGCGTCAACGAAGAACAAGTGAGTTGCGTCCGGCATTGCAAGAAACTTAGCAGTAAGAGTATTTCTTGCACGACTGATTAAACTCTCATTGGTCATGGTTTCGAGAGTCCAGTCGACACCCAATTGACGTGCAGTATTTGCCCACTTGATAAATGACATGAATGTAGATTCAGTCAACATACCACCGTAGCATGGCATTGCGATGTGAACCTTAGTGGTACGTAGATAGTCTACGTTTACTTGAACTTGGCCTTCTTGTGGCTTTTGTTCCTGAGCAGCCTGCTCAATAACCTCTTGTACTTGTTCTGCAGGTACAGTTTGTTGCTCGCCGTTCGGCTTAGCGATAGTGACGTTTGAATTTTTTGATTTACGTGCCATTAAGTCCTCTTTGTTGTAAAACTATACAGTTATTTACAACGAAGACAGGGGGTGGAATTATTTTTCGTCTAGATAATCAGCGTTTTTTGTAAAACTCTCTTTAACTGTTTGTTTTACGATCCATTTATCGGGAACCACACGATGCTTTTTCACAAAATCGTTATGTAATTTATCACCGGTTAGATGATATTTTTTACAGATTAATTGCATCATTTTATCTATTTTGTCATAGTCTAGTTTAACGCCGGGCGCTTTGGTTCTTAGCAATGCTTTTTCTAAGGCCTCTACAGAACCAGATTTTTCTTCACCAGTAACATGAGTCGGTTTCATAGTGCCTTCCTTCAATCTTTGAGCAGGAAAATCTACCGATTTGGAAGAATTCATTTTTCCAACCTTTCGGTCCAGAGTATCAACTCTGTCTTTTAGTTCATCGACTTCTTTATCTAAACGCTCATCGTCTTCCTTAGAATGCTTGAGGCTGCGCTGAACAAACTTGATAAATGCAGCTTGCTTTTTTGGATTACGATAGTGCTGTTGTGCAAAAGATACAGTAGCATTTAGTTCTGGATCAATATCAAATGGATCCTCTTCTTCGTCCAGAGGACTTTTGGCTTCATCAGCCGCGATAATACGGTTTATTTCAGCTTCAAGTTGACCAGGCTTACGATTGCCAGGATAAGGACTTACTTTCAGGGTACCAACTGGAATATATTTCTTTGTTTCGTTTGGAGCAAGCTTAACTACTTCAAAACCTTCCTTACGAACATCATCATCTTCGTCCATCTCGTATGAAAGTAAGTATCCGTTTCCTAAATCTTTTACAATGTTTACGTCTGATGGACCATAGATACGTTGAACACTATACGATTCCTTCACCGGAACGCAATTAGGAACAGTCTTACCGTTCTTCTTTTTGGTGCCAACTGGTTTGTACCCATCCCAACATGGGTTAGTATTTCTTAGTGTCTTCTTAGCTTCACTCAATAGCTTAACAAACTTTGCCTTTTGTTGAGGGGACGCCTCACTGATAAGAGGTTTGATTTTGTTGATTAGAGCGCGGATGCTCTCAGTGACTTGTAGGTTATTGTCGAATGTCTGCTTCATTTTCTCTGCTGAGTCTCCGTATAAATCTGTAAGAATTTTCATTTTTGTTTTGTTATCAGAGCCTGCATATGCCTTACGAATAGCACTAGCATCGCGCATAGTTTTGCCAGCGATAGGAAACTCTGCTACGTCAGTAGAAAGAATGTATCCGTGCTGTGTCATTGGTTTAATGTTTTTGCCTTTTAGCGGCTGAAAGTAAGATGCTGTACCATCCTTTTTAGGCTTAAAGGAGAAGCGAGGATCGGGTTCAATGCCCATAGAAGGATCACCCTCCATATCCTTTTTACTGACACCAAATACCAAAGCAGTATGTTCGGGATCATATCCTTTAGTTTGAAACATTTTCATGTACTCATCGCCTGAGTACGGATTCTTCACTGCAATAATGTTTTTTGATGGAATGCCCAAAGCCATTGCCATCTTTGCACGATCTTGTGCTGAAAAAGGACTCTTTGGTTGATCTTGTTTAGCAGAGATAGCAAGGTAAGTGTTTTCCAAACCAAATCTACTAGCCAGCTGCTTAAAACTTGCGGCGTGGCCTTTGTGAAAGGGATGAAATCTTCCCGGATAAACTGCTATCACCTTCATGTTAGTAACTGAGTTTCACGTAATTGACACCGCCACCTTGAAAGTCCTGAATCTGTGCGCGCATGTATACGAAATTTCCATCGATATTAGTATACATTGAGGCGTTTGATGCAATCTGTGGAGCTGAATTTGCTACAGCATTTGCGTTAGCTTCTAATTCATACACATTAAACCAGTCAGTGTCAAGTGGGGCAGGTGCCAACGTAGCTTGAATCACGATATTACCCGTACATTGTGTCAAACTAATATTAACGGTCTGCAAATCCTTGTTTCCTAAATAATAGGCCGCCGCTGGTTTTGAATCGCCGATAACAGTGTAGGGTGCTCCGTTGCCTGGATTTATATAGGTTGTTTGTGGGAATAGGATTAGGGTCGTAGATTGGCTCACGGGTTTACTCCAGGATTAGATATAACTCGAAACGTGTACCCGTTTCGAGTTACTCCGTTTTTTATTGATCCACGTTTGACGTTATTATTTCGACACCATTCGCACATATTAACGATGGTAATTATCTCTCCGACAGGTGAGGTTATCTCCCAAACTTTAGCCGTTTGACTGGCAGTTTGGGTAGCTTTCTTAGCTAAGTATGCGTGGGTCAGTTTTGTTCGGCCGGCAAGTTTGGCTGCCGCCGCTGCAATATGTGGATGGGTTTCTTTTGTTCGGCCTGAAAACCTAATAGACAGTTCCATCAATGCAGGCCAATTGTCCTTGTTTCGGGTTTTTCGTTTGGCTGCTGCAATTTTGGCAGATTTACCACAATCTTCAGGTGATATCGATTTGTTATCCGTGCGATTTAAAAACGTAGGATTGGTTATTACTTTCCTTCTACGTAACACGGTGTGTTCCCAGCGTTGAGCCTTTTCTACCGCGTTTTTACCACGAAATACCTTCCGTACGGAAATTATGTCAGGATTTCCATACTCCTGAACATATGATTTAACGTGCTTACTTGAAGTCTTGTATGGATTCCATAAATCTGTCGGATGACAACCAGAGGCGTACCTGACACCATAGTACTTCATTCCGGTAGTTGACCATTTAAGTAAATATGTGTAAGGTAGTTGCGACATTAAGCTTTCGCAACCTCCACTATGATCCCATCGCCTACTAGTTCTTGGGCTACTTGTTCCAGTGCAGATTGCACTTCATTAGTAAGGATTCCGCTGTCAGCAGCATCATCCTTCACAAGCTTACTAAGCTTGATAACAAGTACGTCTTCGACGACCTTTGCCATAAAAATACTCCATTTTATTAGAGTATTTATCTTATACCGTTTTCTTTTCTAATTTGTAACTTTTACCTATGATGTTCGGAAACATCAGATACATCATCATGAGATTCTTTTCATCATTGTAGTTGATAAAGTGGCTAGTGCTTAGGTAAGTAAAATTATAATTTAATACCATTGACAAAGACTCACTAATGACAAGATCCGGTGTTCTTTTCAAGTATTCTTTTAGGTCTTCCTTAATATTGCCGTCTCTGTCGTAAAAGTTTTTTAGATAAACCCTAAACTTAGCAGGCGGATCCTTCTTGAAATATTTTATACCGGCTGGTAACAAATTCGCTTCATGAATTTTAGGATCTGACCAAAATTTACAAATCTCCTTAATGATATTCTCGTCATTTGTATAGACAGAAAATGCAGAATCATACTGCCGGGTTTGAATTTTAGGATCTTTGTAGTGATTTGCTCTAAATTTAATGAGGCCTTCCATTTTAGACAAATCTATATCTTCTAACCTTATTTTTCGGGACCACCGGTCCTTTAGTAATATTTGGTTCTTAACGTACTGCACGTATTGTTCAATGGTTTTGGCTCTAAATACAAAGCTAATTGCATTGTCTTTTAACACAACCTTATACTTGAAATTGTTGTAGTATAGAAGGGTTCGGTCTTCGACCTCAACCTTCGACTTGAATGATGCCGTCATCGCCAATTCTCGCAGTTTGCTTTGAAGTTACTTGAAACACGATTTCATTGTTCTCCAACACAGCCATAATGTTTGCGTTAGCAATACGCTCAAACAAAATTTTCTTTGAAAGAGGAACACGAATCAATTCATCGATCTTACGACCGAGAGGTCTTGCACCCATCTTGCTATCATAGCCCTTATCAGCCAAATACTCAATGACTTCCTCACTGAGGTTCAGCGTGATATTGTGCTTGTCAAGCAACGGCTTCTTAACATCTTCCAAGAATTTCACAACGATCTTCTTTATCGAAAGCATGTCTAGCTTTTGGAATTTGCAGACCATATCAAGACGATTACGGAACTCAGGCTTGAAGAATTGCTTAAGAGCCTTATCATCTTCACCAGTGCGTTCTTGCGAACCGAAACCAATATTGTTTCGTTCACCGTCAGCCGACCCTAAATTAGAAGTCATAATGATAAGAGTATTCTTACAAGAAACTTCCTTACCGTTTGATCCGGTGATTCGACCTTCATCCAAAATCTGTAGGAAGATGTTGAAGATATCAGGGTGAGCCTTTTCGACTTCATCGAACAGAAGAATAGAGTGCGGGTTCTTGCTCAAGTCTGAAATTAGGCGTCCACCTTGAACTTGTGAATCGCCAAAGCCTACGTAGCCCGGGGGCGGCCCGATCAAGCTGCTTACGCTGTGCTTCTCTGCGTACTCCGACATGTCATACTTGAGAAGCGGCATATCCAAATTTTTGGACAGCAACTTAGCCAATTCCGTTTTACCCGTACCCGTTGGGCCCAAGAACAAGAAGCTCGCAATCGGCTTCTTATCGTTACCGATCCCCGCAAACGAGACATACACTCGTTCAAGAACCTTATCGACAGTCTCATCCTGCCCATACAGCTTATTCTTGACGTTCATTTCAAGATTATTGATCCGGTCGAAGTTATCACCGCTCAACTTATCTGCCGGAACGCCGGTGAACTTTTCAACTTGTTCGTGAATAAGTGCCGTAGTAATTTCAGCGTCCTTGTTCTGCAGGACACGTTGCTTAGCACACGCCGCATCTAGTAGGTCGATAGACTTGTCAGGATTCTTACGATCATGGATGTATCGATCAGCGGACTCTACTGCTGCTTTAATGGCTTCTGGTGTAATCTTCACATTGTGGAAATCATTGAGACGTTCAGATAATCCGTTAAGAATACGAACAGTCGTGTCATGAGAAGGTTCATCAACCGAAACACGATAGAATCGACGCATCAACGCACGATCCTTTTCAAATGATTCGTAGAATTCTTCCCACGTGGTAGAAGCAATGACCTTAAGCGTACCCTTAGTGATTGCAGGCTTGATCATGTTAGCAAAATCAACTGATCCAGTAGTGGATCCGCCCGCACCTTGCATAGTATGCGCTTCGTCAATGAACAGAATCGCCTTCTTTTTGACGTTCAACGCATCAAGAACCTGCTTGACCTTTTCTTCAAAGTCACCTCGATAACGAGAACCAGCAAGAAGCGAACCAACTTCAAGTGAATAAAGTTCGTGGTCTAGTAGGAAGTCCGGAACTGTTCCGGCAACGATTGCGTTTGCGATACCTTCAGCGATAGCAGTCTTACCTACACCCGGATCGCCGACCATAAGTACGTTAGACTTGAATCTCTTGGCAAGAACATTGATAATGTCATCGATTTCCTTATGACGACCGATCACTGGCTCCAACTTGTCTTGACGAGCCAAATCAGTCAGATTGATTGTATACTCATCAAGAATTTCGTCAGCCTGATTTGGACTGATAGCTGCGTAGTCGCCACCCGCATAATGCTTCTGCCAGTAAGTAAGAAAATCAGACTTAGAGACACCGTACTTAAGTAGGAAATAGTGAGCATGAGAATTAGATTCTGTTGCGATGCTCATGTACAAATCAATAGTAGCAACTTGTCTGCGGCCGGTGAATAGAACCTGTGTCACAGAACGATTCATCACACGTTCAAGCGTGTTAGTGCGCTTTGGTTGGCAATTTGGATCTTTAGAAACAATTGCGTGCAGTCCATTGAGATAAGCCTCAATTTCAGCAAGCATCAAATCCGTATCTACATTGATGCCATTTAGACATTTCTTAAAAGGAGGGTGCGAAACGAGAGCCCAAAGCAAATGCTCTACAGTAACATATGCATGTTGTCTTTGCTTTGCAGCTTGGACTGCATGTTCAATAATATTTTCAATTTCAGGGGATGATTGCAACTTTTAATCCTTTTAAAAAGTTATTTAGATCGACTACGCTTGATACTTTCAATAATATCATTGTCGATGTTAGCAGGGACTATTACCTTTAACAATAGTATTTGGTCACCATAACCGTTGTTGGCTGTGGGCATTCCGTAGCCAGGCAGTCTAAACTGATGATATGTTTGAGTTCCAGCTGGAATATCAACCTCAATTTTATTTCCGCCTATGGTAGTAAACTCAATTTTAGTACCGACAATCAAATCTAAGACAGAGATAGGTATATTCGTATACAAATCGTCACCTTTTCTGTCAAATCGTAGATCATCTAGAACATGGAATTCGATGATTAGCGTACCTTCTTCAATCAGATTGTCATATCGAATGCTACTTCTAGACGAGATGCCGGGTGGCACCTTAACATTCACGACCTTTACGCCGTTTGGCGTACCTAATTGCAGTACCTGCTCGGCACCACTAAATGCATCTTGCAATGACACTGATACTCTAGTTCTAAAAACTGGTTTCTGTGGTTGTCTATTTTGTGCAAAGTTTTGTGGTCCGCCAAATGATTGTGCAAAAAACTCGTTTAAATCAAATCCATTGAAGCTGAATGAGAATCCACCCGGTCCAAATTGCGGCGAAGGCTGGGGAGGCCTGTCATATGCTGCTCTCTTGTCAGCATCACCTAATATTTCATAAGCCACACTGATTTCTTGAAATTTTGCTAGATCACCTCCCCGATCAGGGTGATGCTCCATTGCTAATTTACGATATGCTTTTTTAATTTCTTCTTGGGTGGCTGTCCTAGAAACACCCAGCGTCATATAATGATCCATAATCATATAGTATCACGCTGGGTGTTATATGTCAATTCTTACTTTCCAGGAATTCCCGGTGGAGGTGTACCCACTGAAGTATCTACGTTCGTTGCACCTTGAAGTTTTTCTTGTGTACGACCAAAAGCAGCAATACCAAGAACAGCGCCCATTGCAATGTGAAATAAACCTGCACCTTGAAGGGTCAATGGTTGCCATGGCGTCGTGACACTTCCCTTACCGACAAGCTGTACGATAGACCAGAGAATTGGGAATAAAATGAAGTCGCATATGCAGACTGCCATATACATCCACCCCATTGCTGGGCGCCACTTCTTATTGATCCAATCCTCATTATCGTTCTTAACAAGAACATCTGCGTTCTGTGCAGCATTGCTTCCTGCTTGCGTGAGAGAAGCATTGGTTAGATTCTGCAATTCATTTTTCTGTACCATATCTTCGTAAAACTCCTTATCATTTACCATGCTATCATAGTGTTCATCGTTCTTTGCGACGACTTGCATTTCTTCATTATCGTTCGGTTCTGGCAATGTCATGCCGGGTAATCCTGAATCTGCCATATTACATTCCTGCCATTGATTTTATATTTTTAATGTATTCATCATTATTGTATGGCGCCTTCGGATCAATACCTGCACGAATTCTCACTTCATTTAATCCGTCATCTTTTTCGTTTTTTTCGTTTTTTTCGTCATCAACGTTTCCGTCGTCGCCGCGATCAATCTTGTATTCATTAGGATTGCATATAATAGCCTGATGTAGAATTTCTTCGTCAGCATCATAATCTTCTCCCTCAACCTCAACGGTCCAATCCTTAAGCTTTAATCCAGTTAAGGTCTCAAGATCAGAAAGAAGCGAAATGATTCTTTTAGGCGTAGTTGATCTGCGATCCATTTCAACAAATACTAACCACTTACCAGGTTCAATTTCACCATCGCTTACACTGGCATCTAATACCCAGGTATACCCACGTTCAAACCAGGTTACTAAATCCTTTGCAGCCAACTTTGAATATGCCATAAAAGTGACAGTTACTATGTCTGCATCTGAACCGATTTTAGCAGAATATTCGTCAACCGTTATCTTATCTGATAACTGGTCTTCTAGATCCATGTAATCGAGGGCTTCATTTAAAATTTTCATTATACGCCTCACATCATCGGAGCAGGGCCCAGCGCGGCGCCAGGAGCATTACCTAATTGATTTTCATCTGCTGTGGTTTTAACTGATGGTTCTTCTTTAGTGGAGTCATCCAAATCCTCAGCATATGCATCTTCAATCTCAGACAAGTCGATAGTTTGGTCTGCAAGATCAATAGTACCTTCCTTAATGTCATCCATAAGTTCGAACGGAATAGTGATTTCTACAAACCAAACCTTACGTTCCTTCATCTTTGGATAGCGAGTTCCTGGTACAAAATCTTCATAATCTTTTACTTCTACGGGAACTTTCAACTCACCCTTTCCAAAGGTTACTTTACACCCAATAGTAGTGAGGCGCAGAGCCCCACGTGGATCAGGCATTAACTTATATGGCCACATGAAAATACATTTACAAGTGTATCTGCCTATTTCTGGACCTTGAACCAACTCGCCTAAAATCCAATTTTTGAAGGCATAAAGATCAGCTTCGTCTAAAACTCTCTCAAAGTCTATCAAAGTAGACATCGAGCCGTCACTCATGTAGATACCTTTGATCGTATCTACAATACTGACAAAATCGATGTCATTAAAAAAAGTATCTGCTGGTAATGATTTGCTCATGTAAGTATTTATCTTTACAGCGTATTAATGAAGGAAACGTTTTTGAAACGAACATTATATTTATCATAGGAAACTATTTCCTAGATGCTCATAGTTTACTTAATTACAGACCTTAAATACATTCGAAGGCAGAATACAGCTTTCAATACTTTGTTTCAAACTCAGGAGACTTTAGTGAGTAAAAGAAAAACAAGCGAGCTTCGCAAAGACACAAGATATGCTAATAGAAGATATCAAGATGAGAATAGAACATACTATATGAAGGAATCTAAAACTATAGATTTTGCTCAAGCCCAACCTAAAAGAGCTAACAAAAAACCAGTCGAACTAATACCTCAGAGTATAAATCAGGAAAAATACATCATCGCATTGACCGACCCTGAAACAGATATCGTCGTGGTGAGTGGCCCTGCAGGAACAGGTAAAACTTATCTTGCTATGCTAGCAGCTATCAAAGCTATGAAACAAGGAGAGTGTGATAAAATTCTACTAACAAGACCTGCAGTTGCAGTTGACGATGAGAAGCACGGCTTTTTGCCTGGCGACTTAAACGAAAAAATGGAACCGTGGGTTAGACCATTATTTGACGTGCTGAGAGAATTCTATACAGCTACGGAACTCGAATATATGGTCAAAGAACAAGTCATCGAAATTGCACCATTAGCATTCTGTCGTGGTCGTAATTTTAAGCACAGTTGGATCATTCTTGACGAAGCGCAAAATGCCACACCTAGCCAAATGAAAATGTTGATGACTAGAATCGGTGAAGGCAGTAAAATTGTCATCACCGGTGACGTAGAACAAACAGATCGCAAAACCCCTGAAAACGGGCTATTGGATCTTACTCACAGACTTCAAAAATATAGCGTGCCTGGCATGGTAGCTTGTGAGTTTGATAAAAAGGACATTAGAAGACATTCAATTATTGAACATGTCTTAACAATGTATTCGTAAAGGTAAACGGGGCAGTGCCCCGTTTACTATTTCTTCTTCTTTTCTTTGGCAGTAATAGGAGCTTCTCGCTCTAACTGGTCAATCAACTGAGGATATATCTTTTGATAGTAATTGCGCATTTGCTCGAATGTAGTGTCGTGCTTCTTCCCCTCAATTACGCACTTGTCAACTTTCTTTTCAGCAAAGTCTAGAATGACATTGGAGTTGGTTAGGTCAGAAGTTCTAACTCGCTTACTAGTGGTTACCATTTCGTCAATTTGACCATTGGCCTTACGGGAAAAGGTGAGGAGAAGATATCTCATGATGTTAACTCTATAATTGTAGCTGCCAATGAAATTTCGGGAATACCAACAAGCGGAAGATTAGCGAGTCCGTTACGAATGATGACGATACTGGCATCCTTACGTTCTTGTGTCTTTCCCCACAAATCTAAGTTCATATACATCCATCGATAGGTGTCTTCAATCCTAGTCGGGTAGAGGCTGATGTACTGCATTAGTTGTTGGCGCCCCTCAAGAATCTTGCCATCTTTAAAAAGTTCGGTAGCAGCGAGCAATATTTCGTCCTCGCTATTTCCCTCAGTATTAGGAGGAACAAGTTTTCCTGTTTTAGAGTTATTCTGTAATTGATTCAAGCACTTACGCAAATCAGGATAGGATGCACGAACATATGTGTCTAGAGTGTCTAGATCAAAATCTATACCTTCGGATACCAATACTGTTGCTGCTCTTGCGGTAAACTCTACGTGATCAGGTTTGGCGATATGAAATTTATAACAGCGGCTTTCTCTTAGAGCAGGGATAATCTTAGATTCATAGTTACAAGTCAGAATGAATCTAACGGTGTCTGCATAAGTTTCCATATCGCTACGCAATGCAGCCTGAAAGTTAGGAGTCGTATAGTCTGCTTCGTCAAGTAGAATGACTTTAAACTTACCAAAAGGCATAGTCTGCGCAAAACCGTTAATCTTGTCTTTTACGATATCGATGCCGTTTTGACGAGAAGCGTTGATTTCCATCACGTCATATGGTTGTACACCAAGTTCACTGATCAGAACCTTAGCTAGGGTAGTCTTACCTGTACCCGGATCACCTGACAAAAGTAGATGTGGAATAGTCCCTTCCTTAATCCAAGCTTCTACCTGATCCTTTTGTCGCTGATCTACGAATACATAGTCAGTGATTGATGTCGGGCGGTATCTCTCAACCCAAAGGGCATTTTTCATAAATATTCTCTCATTTCTCTCAACAATGATTGTATCGCAGGATCCTGATCAAAGTCAAGGGGAGGATCTTCTATAGGTTCCCGTTCTTCTTCACCTTTAGAAGAAAGATACCAGGTATATGCCGCAACAGCTAAACTTGCCGCAACAAAATACGGAGCAGCCTGCATAAGGGCACTCTTTTTATTTTCAGTTTTCATTGATTTGCCTTAAAATCGGGGAGCACGGGGCCAATTGCACCGTATTTTTCTCGCTCCCCTTTTGTTTTTAAATTTTATCACTCATAGTATAATCGTTAACGTACTCATCGCTAACTAGTAAAATATCATTTGAATCAACTTTACGGATAATTTTCTCGCCGTCCGCGTCTTCTATAGTCTGTCCGCGCGACCAGCGACCGTGCGCTATCATAATATAACTGCCTACTTTAATATCTTCATCTTTTACTTCAGGCCCCACTGCATATACTTTTGCCCAGCGGGGTCGAATCCCTGAACTTTTCATGTCATCATCCATGAGAATAATTCCCCCACGGCTTAGACGTTCTTTAAACTCCATGTCACATACTAGAATAGTATCTCTTAGTGGTCGGAGTTTTTCTAATTTAGTTATTGTAGCGTTAACTTTTGTCATATGTATTTATTTTGTTTTCTTAGGTTCTGGTTTGAAAAAATCTGGAGCCTCACTAGCAGGCTTGATTACTACTTTTTTCTTTGCTTCGGCTGCTTTAATAGATTCAATTTCTGCTGCCTCTGCGTCGTCTTCCAATTCAAGTTCGTTTGCTAATAGCTCGTCAACTGGAATAGGTACCGGAGCCGCTACTGGCGCCGGTGGAACATTATCAACTGGTTGTGGATTTGGTCTACGTTGAAGTCCTTGATTAAGTTCATTTGCTGTACGGTTGTTTACAGTATTTTGATAACGTTGGCCTGCCTTTTGTGTCATAGGGGAAATAATTCGACCTTGAGAATCGATGCTATCACCACGCGCATTAACCTTCATATTACCGACTGCACGCACACGCTCATTTCTAGCCACAATCTGGGACATATCTACTGATCTTCCCATTGCTGATCTATGTGTTGCCATTTTAGTCTCCTTTTTTGTATTTATGCTCGTATATACACGACTTTATTTTAAGAATTCGTCTATGGACAAATCGTAATGTAAAGAATTAATCCGATGGACTCCTAGAAGATACAGAACGAAACTACTTACGCTTGAACCTCTCCCCACACCCCACACTATTTTATTTCTGCGCATTGTATCTACTAGATATTTTAGATACTGCAATAATATAAACATGCCGCGTTCTTGATAGAGAATCAATTCTTCTCCTGCTCGTTGAAGTTCTGCTTCATTTTTGCATTGGTCTAACACGAACTTTGCGATGTCAAAGTTTTTATATGCCTCAGGCAAATGCCAATTTTGCTGGCATATTTCATCAAATTTTTCTACTGTATTAGACTCATCTACTATATGATGAATGAGTTTAGGAACTTGATCTAGGTTTAACTTAGGATCAAAGTTTATATCAGATGAAACCAAAGCATTATTGAATACCATATCTGGATTGGTCATGTATAAATCGCAGATGTCCTGCTCAGAATAGATTTGTTGACCATATTTGTCGGTAATCATATTTCATATATACGACATTATGTCTTAAATGTCAATTACTTTTGGGTATCAGATTGAATATTGATTTTGGTGTTGATCTTTTGTTTTTCAAAAATCTCATCCATCTTTTTTCGTTGCTGGCCTTTGTATGATTCCAGTGCCATCTGCAATTGCTGAATCAGCGGACCGTTCATGGTTCTATATGCGAACGTTAGCTTGTTTGTTAGGCTAGATACTGTTTCTTGAAGTTCTTCTAGAGATTTACTTTCAAGTACAATTCGATCAATGAATGGATGTTCAGACATCAGATTACCACGGCGTGAGCGAAATGCGTTTCCAAATATCATTTCCACCAGTATAACATGTTGCTACAGCAGTGCCGTTAGCATCAGTAAGAGCAATATTTGCACCGGCGACACCGTTGACACGGGTTTGGCTTACTGAAATATTAGGAGAACTAATTGATGTAATGTAGTAAACTGTATTAGCTACAATACCACCGAACACGTTACCCGTAAATACGATTGGAGCATTAACTACTAAGTTTGCAGTACCATCTAGATTAATTAGGTTACCAGTTGCATACGTATTCTGTACTTGTTTGGCCTGCGGGGTCGAGTTAAAATTTCCAGTAGCCAGATAAAGATATGTAGCCGGATTAGCGTACATTGACAATGTAGGTGAAGAGCATCCTGCTAAATTTACATTGGCTCCACCTAATGTACTTGATACGGTAAACGTATTGCTAGAATATACGTTTCTTACATAATAGGTTGTACCAGCAGTAATGTTTGCCTCAAAGCTAGTACCGGTGAACACAATTGGTAAAGTTGGATATAGTTGAGAAGTATTTCCGCTAGTAGTAAATAATTCGCTTGTTCCGGCTGATGACGTGATTGTCAATTGTCCAATAGATGACCCCATTGCAACGTCGCCGGCTGTGTCTCCTGGCAGACCAGTTGGTGGAGGGTCACGAGTAACAATTTGGGTTGACTTGTATGATCGATTGATTGGAGAAACTATAACTGTATTTCCACAATCTATTGTCGAAAAGGTGTATTCTAATAGAGAAGTATTTGCGGGTGCTGTTAATGTTGCAACATTGGCTATGTTTGCATAATTTTCTAATAACGTAACACCATAATCATTATTCGAAGAAACACAGCTACTAGGAAGCGAAATAGTTGCATTAGCATTTGCGACAGTCAGTCTCAATACGACATTGCTTTCGGTGTTAGTCGGAGACCAACCACCAAATTGAAGTGTTACATTTCCTGTTATAGCGCCAATTTGCACATCTGCTCTGTTTACATCCACAAGAACAGTTCCTGACAACGCATTGCCTAGATTATAAGTGGTAGCTCTAAATCCTCTAGTAGAGGCATTGCTGATTAAAGTATTGGCCATGTCATTGTTCAACGTGGAGTTGTTCAATGCAGCTTTTAACAAAACCTTAGACTGCAAATCTGTAATTTCAGACGCACCGGTATCTAGCTGTGTCGTTATTTGACTAAAATTATCTCTGAAACCCTGTGAACTATTGTTTTGTCCAGGTACAGGATAATTAGTGTTGATTCCGTTTGTGTTTATTTGGCTCATATTTCTCTATTCCGTAATGTATTTAGTATTGAGTCTTGTTCGGTAAAATTGTTTGTTGCGGGAACAACACACTAAAGTCTTTAGAATCCAGTGGATTAGGTGTAGGAGTAGCACTTGGAAGACCAGTCCATGCGGGAGGACTTAGATTGTTTTCATAATCGTAAGTAACACTCTTATCTACTGTGATTCTGTCTATCTTGAAGTTAATAGTATTAAGTGTGTTTACATATCCCAACTCGTTCACCCAGTTGTTTTGAATTTGATATTGAATGTACTGTGCATAGCTAACGTTGGTACCATTTAAATTTACTGTACCTGGGCTACAATATGCTATTACCCAAGCAGGAGTATATCCTAATGTGGATCCATCTGATTGTTGACTAGTCATCCAAGCGGGAAGTATCTTAGAGTTAAATGTCTGTCCTAGTTCTTGCCCGACTCTGTTTCTCATATTTGGTAGAGAGTTAGGATATACGACTTGAGCAACTCCGGGAGTTAGACTAGTATAAAACTCTTGACCGTCAGGAGCCTGTTCGTAGCTCGTAAAAATGTCCGTGACGCTATCATACCATGGTCCCAAATTCAATGGAATAGGTCTAGGCCAATACAGTTCTTCTGAAACGCTAATACCTTGAGGATTTATCAAGTTATCTATAACTTCGCTATATACTACTTCATAAATGATATTTCCGTTATCATCTTTTGCGACCGCAGTTTTTATTTCACCTAAGGTTATGTTTCTCCAATAGTGATTTTTTGTGATTGCTGCTACATATTCATCAAAGTTGCTTGCGAAAATACCATATGCATGTTCATATACAATACTGGATGCCTTACCGAAATAAGGATCATTTGGTCTGTACAGATAGCTATTTGGTATTAATGAATCATTGTTAAGCAAACTAGCTAATAACTGTCTATCCGATACACTAGGTACACATTTTATGTAGATAGTATCTGTGGGTTGAGAATACTCTTGATAAACAGACAGAGTAAATGTCTGAGTCGAAGATATCATAGGAAAGGATGATGAATAGGCTTCTACAGTAAAAGTAAAATCTGTAGTTGTTCCAACATCTAGAAGTACATCAGTCGGTTGAAATGCAACTACTCCAGAAATTTCACCGTTGTCGAACAAGGACAAATTAGGTGGTAATGCATTTGAACCAGGTGCCAATCTATAATTCAACGGAACATCAGACAAAGCTTTTACTTTACTCGTGCTAATAGTACCATTATAGATTTCACCCAGATTAGAAGGTGTTATCCATACGACATTTCCTAATATGCCGTTTGAAACCGTTAGAGAAAAGTTAAACGACGGCGTTTGAATTGCAGGATTATTTGTTTTAGAAACAGACACACTAAAATTGTACTCGCTTATGGAATTATTACCTATAATAGGTATTCCAGTAAGCCAACCAGTAACAGTATCACCTGATAACCATATCGGCAAGTCAGCAAATATATACGTTAGAGGATTACCATCAAAATCATGTCCCAAAATCTTAAAAGAAAAATAGTTATCGTTAGATACTTGACCTATATACGCTAGCTGAGTAGGTGCATATGTTTGACCTTCCGAATTCGGGGGCAGTACATAATATCCAAATTCTTGCTCATTACTAGCCAAATTGTATGTTTCTGGTCTAGTATTAAAAATTGTAGGTATTCTGGTATTAGGTGGTTTGGCCGGCCCAAACGAAGACGCCGCATTTTGATTACTTACTGTGATTGAATAATTTTGAACACTACTACCATTTGGGCTATCTAACTTCAAGGTAAACGAATATGTTTGTGTAGTTGGTTCACCAACTGTTATCGATGGTAAAGTCACTGTCATGAATCCCGAAGCGTCGTCCAATAGAAATACCGGGCCGCCTGCAGTAGTAGAAATTGTGAATGAATTACTGTTAACGATAGATTGAATGTAGTATGTTGTAGAGGGATCAACGCCACCAAAAACTGTACCAGTAAATACGACTGGTCTGCCTACTGTAAATCCAGTGGTACTAAAACATACAATAGCATTAGCATGTGTAGAAGTAGCAGTTGTGGTAACTGCTACTAAGTTCACACTTATTATCGGGGGAGCCGCGTATCCCTGTATTAGTCCATATGGATTAATCTCTATTCCCGGGGGCAATCCACCTTGAACCACTCGAATGTCTACTGGATTTGTGCTTATTTGATTACTATATTCTATTTGATATGAGAACCAGGTACTGTCTAATATAGTTGCAATAACACCTGAGGAAGTAGTGAATTTAGGAGCTACATTTCCGGAAATTACCAAATTAAAAGTTCTGTCTCTGATGTTTTGAAGATTGTCTGTTGCACGTACCACGAACGTAGAGGTAGCATTACCGTTTACTATCGACGGGATTCCAGTAATTAGACCAGCAAAATCCATGTTCAGACCCGGCGGAAGATTTCCGCTGATTATAGTGTAAGTTACCGAAATCGCAGGTAAAACCGCCGATGCTGACAGTTGATAAACCAATGCGCTGTTTGCAGAATATGTTCCTAATGCTCCTGCAGGAGTATTCCAAATCGGCTGTGCCATTTTAATCCTTAGCTCAATGCAGCAATAGCAAGTTCATAGTTATGTTTTCTATCTTCTAATCCGATGGTTCCACCATTTATTCGTCTAGTTAAGCCCACAAAATCTTCTGTGTCTGCATATATACTTAGCTTGTTAACGTCCCAAAACCAACCCGCACTTGCTGTTGCACCTTCTGGTGTTTCTAAGTATGCGACCGTTTCGTCAAGTGTTTTACCAATTGATGCTGCAAACTTAGTATAATTCTGTCTTCCGGTTAACTGAATTAGGCCCCGTCCGCAGAATTTATATCCATCACCGGATGCTTCGTTTCCATTACCCATACGATTGGCATATACTTTGCTTGCAATCTTTTGTGCATTACGTTCATATGGTTTAGCGGAATCTACCGTAGGGAAATACTTTTTAAAGACTTCATTCAGAGAAATTGCTGAGTAGCTCAATCCTTCTTTGATGGAGTTGAACCCACCAGATTCATGTGCTACTTGTGCCAAAAAGGCCGCCATTCTTTTTGGATTATCAAACAATCCAAAATGATGACCTACCGTATTTAGAGGGTCAAAAAATTTAGCCAAAACAGTAGATTTTGTATTTGGACAAATTTTCTGTAATAACTCTAGTGTAACTTCGCTCATGCTTAGCTACCTTGTCCACGATATGCTTTATAGCTTGCACGCTTCTTCTTATTCATAGTGCTGAATTTGATTGAGCTAGGATTTTTGCCGATAGAGCTTTTACCTTTTTGTGTACTAAATATGACCTTAGTACCTTTACTTGAACCTGAAGTTGAACCTGAAGTTGAACCTTTTGCTTTAGCCATTTTAATTTCCCTTCAATTAAGCGTATGTGGCGCCTACTGTATACCACTGAGTGGTAGTTGGTGCAATGTACTGTATTGTTGAACCTGCAGACTGAACAAATGCTACGTTGGCTGCCAATGTGTTTATTGCACCAGATGATGATGGGTAAACATTTAATGCGTTCGCTGAAGTGTTAGTAATGAAAATTATACCACCTGCAAGGTTAAGAGGAAGTTGCACGCCATTTGCGCCGGAAGATACTGTACTTACCACATTAATTTCTTTAGTTAGAACTGTAGCATTTCCTTGAGCGGAGCCGGCCGCCGCGATACCAGTCGCAACTGGATGAATATAATATGATGTCGCTGTTATGTTGGCCGAGACACCTAAAGTACCTGTGATATTTGCACCAGTGCCAGTGACAATTAAGATATTGGCGTTACCCGCCGATGAGATATTAACATTGCCATTTGCAGCAGGAATATTGACGTTTGAGTTGCCGTTAGCATGTGGCCCAATCAAGTTACCACCGGTGATATTGCCAGTCGTAGTAATAGTATTACTACCTGCTGCAATAATACCTATGATATTACCAGCAGTGATGTTACCAGTGCCAGTTATAACACCCGAACCAAAGCCCAAATTACCAACGTTAGCATTACCTGTAGCATTTAATGTACCGGATACGTTAACACCAGTTCCAGTAACTACAAATGTCACATTCCCGGCAGCAGTTATGTTAACATTGCCATTTGCAGCAGGAATATTGACATTGCTATTGCCATTTGCATGAGGTCCTATTAAGTTTCCACCTGTAATATTGCCTGTAACAGCAAGTGACGTTAGTGTACCTACAGACGTAATGTTTGGCTGTGCGTTAGTATATACAGTTCCTGCTACTAGTGCATTAGCTACTTGTCCAGTAACATTAGCACCTGCAAGACCGGTCAATGCCTGACCATTACCAATGATGTTGCCAACACGAACGTTACCTAGTGTAGTAATAGTTTCAACATTAGCAGTTTGAGTAACGTTACTTGCAAAAACAAATTCAGCATTAGCTGATTTCCAACCCATAAACGCAGCTACCGGAGCACTTGTGTAATAATTGAGTTGTAGACCGACATCATAGCCAGTATTACTTACTAACGGAGCACCATTTGAACCTGTTTGTAGATTAATGATTGGATCTACAACAGCAAGAGTCTGTGAGTTGATATAGGTTACAGTGCCGCCAACTGTTAAGTTACCAGTCAATACCAAGTTACCACCAGTGATGTTACCTGAACCCGTGATCTGACCTGAACCGAAACCTAAGTTACCAACGTTAGCATTGCCAGTTGTGTTTAGTGTACCGCTGACATTGACACCTGTGCCTGTTACAACAAGAACGTTTGCTACACCAGCAGCAGTTAAGTTGATGTTACCATTTGCAGCAGGGATACTAATGTTTGAGTTACCATTAGCAACCGTACCGATCAAGTTACCAACTGTAGTGTTGCCAGTTACACTCAATGATGTAAGAGTACCAACACTTGTGATATTTGGCTGTGCTGCTGTAGTGACCGTACCTGCGGTTGTAGCACTTGAAACTGTTCCACTGACATTAGCACCCTGAATATTACTGAGATTGCCACCCTCACCCTTTACTGTAGTAAATACGCCAGTTGCTGCGCCGATATTACCTACGTTAGCGTTGCCAGTAGCATTCAATGTGCCTGAAACATTTACACCAGTACCGGTTACTACTAAGATATTAGCATTACCGACAGCAGATATGTTGACGTTGCCGTTAGCTGCTGGGATATTTACGTTTGAGTTGCCGTTAGCATGTGGCCCAATCAAGTTACCACCGGTGATATTGCCAGTCGTAGTAATAGTATTACTACCTGCTGCAATAATACCTATGATATTACCAGCAGTGATGTTACCAGTGCCAGTTATAACACCCGAACCAAAGCCCAAATTACCAACGTTAGCATTACCTGTAGCAGTTAACGCATTAGCCGTAACATTGGCGTTAGCGTCTATTACGCTAACTATAGTAGCATCTCCTACTGTGAATCCCTGTATTGCGTTAAACTGTTTGCTTGCCATAATTTATTCTCAGGTATTTATTCGGAGAAACAAATCATTAAACTAATCTATACTGTGTTGTCCAAACAGTTGAGTTGCTGCTGGCTGGTGTAACAGCCAAACGAATCGTAGAACCTGATATATTAACTGATAGAGAACCAGTAGTACTTACTAAGTATGCTCCGCCGTATACCACCCAGTCAACGTTAGCACCATCTGTTACTGCATGTACAGTTGACATGCTGTACTTGCCACCAACAGAATCGATTCCTTTAACTAGGAATTCTACACCAGTTACACCAGTTACTGAGAAGCTTGCAATTGTTTGGTTTGCTGTAACTGAGGTTGTAGTAACAGAGCCCCAGGTTATAGTAGTAGTAACCGAAGTGTTGCCTAAGACGACACTAGTACCTACGTTTGCGGTGGTGCTTATGTTTGCAGAACCGGCTGAGCTTATATTACCAGCAGATACGTTTCCTGCAACGTTCGCATAACCTGCAACATTGACTCCAGTAGATGCAATTACAAACTGAGCAGTAGAGTTGCCACCTGTGTACGTAGAAACATTGCCGCCGGATGCAATTGTTACGTTGGTTGTTCCGTTTTGCAATAGTCCACTGTTTATAGTAGTAATATTACCAGTAGTGATAATTGCAGTAGTTGTACCTAAATTACCTACGTTTGCGTTACCAGATACGTTTGCAGTACCTGTTATATTCGCACCAGTACCAGTAACAACTAATGTTGTATTACCGACAGCAGCTATATTGACATTGCCGTTAGCAGCAGGAATATTTACGTTTGAGTTGCCGTTTGCTAATGTACCAGTAAATGTAGTAGCAGATATAGTATTTGATGCAAAATTAGCGGTAATACCTGTCACAATGTTAAGTGCGCTATTACCGTTTGAAGAAGAGGTTACACCAGCAAGATATACAGTAGAGCTAGTAGAAGTGTTGGTCTGTACTGCTGCTGCGTTAGTAGCACTTCCTGCAGTAGCAACGTTTAGATTTGCTACCTGAGTAGTTGAGGTCACGACGAACGGAGCAGTACCAGTTGAAATGTTTGAGATTAATTGCGGAGCAGTTACGTTTGCAGTTGCAAGTACTTGTGCGGTACCTAAGTTACCAACGTTCGCGTTACCAGTAGTAGTAAATGCTCCGCTGCCTAAGTTTGCATAGCCTGCAATATTAACACCAGTGCCAGTTACAGTTACGATGTTAGTACCTACTGCGGCGATGGTTACGTTACCATTTGCAGCAGCAATATTGACGTTTGAGTTTCCGTTTGCTAGACGCCCTACAAAGTTACCAGCGGTCGCATTTCCGGTTACAGATAGTGATCCAAGAGTACCTACGCTCGTTAAGCTTGAGTTAATAATAGACGATGCAAGAGTATTACCTGTCAGATTGGCAGCATTTGCGGTGATTGAAACATTAGAGGCGGCAGTTAATTGTCCTTGACCGTTAACAGTAAATGTTGCAACTGCGTCTCCATTACCATAACTACCAGAAGGTACTGTAGTATTAGTGATGCTGAACTGTAAGTTGGATGCAAGTGTTAATCCAGTACCAGCGGTGTATACCTGAGTCTGTGAGAACAGAGCAAATGTTAAATTAGTAGTACCAAACACAATTGTTCCGGTAGTACTTAGAACATATGCTGCACCTCCATCACTGGCGCTTGTTACTAAGAAATATGCACCAGTGTCAAGTCCTGCTGCGCTATCTAGAATATATGTGTTGCCGTCAGTTGCGCGAGTTAGAATCCATGGAGTAGAACTTACAACACCAACCTGTGAGATATAATACACACCGTTTTGTGAAGCAGTTGACTGTCCAACAACAAGAATTCTGTCATTGAGTGCAGCAGTATATCCTGCAATTACAAGTGGGCCTGTACCAGTTGATGTTAGTGTTGCGCCAACACCCGCATTTGCAAGTGATGTAATCGTTAGACCTGTACCATTTGTTAATGCTACTGCATCACCGCTCCAATTTAACGATACCGTAATCGCAGTTGACGAAACAATTGACTGGACGAAATATGGTGTACCAGCAGTCAATCCTGTTCCCGTTGTGCCTGTATTGAATACGATGACATCGTTTACAGACAAGCCGTGAGCAGAACCTGTATTAAGTGTGTTGCCGCCGGTGATGCTTGTCCAAGTAGGAGTTGTACCGCCATTGGCATATGTTGCAGATAGGTTAGTGTCTGAGGCATCAACTACTGCTGGGTGAATATCAATTCCTGCTGCAACTGCGTTATCAACGTAGTATTTTGTAGCGGCGTCCTGTGCAGCAGTTGGGTTAGAAACTTCCTTAATCTGAACATTATTAAGAACAACATTTCCGCTAGTAGCAGAAAGATTAACATTGCCACTTGTTGCAGTTAATGTTAGTGATGTTGAACTTGTTACGTTTGGTGTGTTGACACCGACTGATGCGTTTGCGTTAGATACAACAGCATTAGTTGCACCAATGTTTCCGACATTGGCATTTCCAGATACGTTTGCAGTACCTGTGATGTTTGCACCTGTGCCAGTTACAACAAGTACGTTGGCAGTGCCGGTAGCAGAGATATTAACGTTGCCATTAGCACTTGGAATGTTAACATTTGAATTACCATTTGCAAGTGCGCCAGTTAGATTACCTACAAACGTAGTTGCGGAGAACGATCCGTTTGCTACGTTAGCAGTATACGCCGAATTTGCAGCAGTTTGAGTATTACCTGAAGTTGCGCTAGTAAACTGCGGATAATAAGTACCACCAGTGACCGCAGTAACGTTTGAATACATACTAACGTTTGCTCGTTCAACAAATAAGTTAGGTACCTGAGTTGTGGATGATACAACTAATGGAGCAGTACCAGTCGCAACATTAGATATTAACTGAGGTGCAGTGACGTTTGCGGTTGCGAGTACCTGTGCAGTACCTAAGTTACCAACGTTTGCGTTTCCAGATACGTTTGCTGTACCTGTGATGTTTGCACCAGTACCCGTAACAACAAGAACATTTGCAGTACCAGCAGCAGAGATGTTCACATTATCGCTTGCAGTAGGAATTGCAACGTTTGACGTACCATTTGCAAGAATACCTTGAATGTTTCCGATCACGTTGCCGCTTAAATTACCAACAAATGTTGTAGATGTAATTGCGTTGTTGGCGTAGTTTGCAGTAATACCAGTTACAATATTAAGTGCGCTGTTACCATTTGAGCTTGACGTAGTACCAGTCAGATACACAGTTGAGCTAGTAGAAGTGTTGGTTTGCACTGCTGCGGCATTAGTTGCTGCTGTTGCAGTACCTGAAAGCGATCCGACAAAAGTAGTTGCCGTGATCGAGTTATTTGATAAGTTAGCACTGATACCAGAAACTGTATTCAATGAATAGTTTGCATTGGTCGACGCAGTTACGAATGTAGGGTATACCGTAGTTGCAGTTGAAGCATTTGTCTGTACTGCGGCTGCGTTAGTTGCAGCATCGGCGAATCCGGCATTTGCTACGTTTAAATTAGCAACGCGAGTTACTGACACCACTGTAAACGGTGCAGTACCAGTTGCAGCGTTTGATATAAATTGCGGTGCAGTTACGTTCGCTGTCGCGCCAACAAAACCTGTACCAATATTACCTAGATTTGCATTTCCTGTAGTAGTTAGTGCACCAGAACCTAGATCTGCATAACCTGCAATATTAACACCAGTACTAGTAAATGTCACAGTATTAGCAGTGCCGCCAATAGAAACGGTAATGTTACCGTCAGTTGTGCCTGCAGTGATGTTAGAGGAACCGTTACTAATAGCGTTTCCGGTTGCTACTGCTTCCCAAGATAGGCCGCCTGACCCGTCTGTTTGCAAATAGTAACCTGATGAACCACCGGTAATAGTTAAATTGCCTACTGCGCCTAAATTGCTTAATCCAGAAACATTTAGATTAGCAGTATTTGACGTTCCAGTTACATCAGATGTACCGGATACATTTATTCCGGTATCAGTAATTACAACTACGTTGGCATTTCCTGCACTACTGAAGTTGATATTACCATTATTAATTACCTGTATATTACTAGTACCATTGGACAGCGATGCAGTACCTACTGTAGTGAATGATAAGTTTCCAGTACCATCAGTGGAGATGACCTGCCCAGACATCCCACCAGTAATTTTGACGTTACCGATCGAGTTGAGATTGGCTACACCAGTAGTAGTTATGTTCGTCGTGGTGATGTCTCCGTTAGCCAATATAATATTGGAAGGTGTTTCTCCTACCGAGAAACCTGCTACTGAATTTAAAGATTTAATGGCCATTTGTTTTTCCTTTGTTTTTCCTATGTTTTTCCTATTTTATATTATTTATCTATTTTGTGTTAATCCGAATACACTGTAATCAACATTCCGTATATAATTGACGAAGATGAATTTGGACTAACGTTGAGTTGCACTGCCGGCGGACTACTGATGTCTCCGGGATTATATTGTATTTCAAATGACCCTATACCACCATTGATCTGCAACCCTGCATATTCGTTGAACTGCACCTGTCCATTATAAACGATAGATGTAATTTTTGATGACTGCCTAGTTAGTGTACTTTGGTCTGTAGCAATAATATTAAATTCTACTCCTGAAATGTTGCCTGCAGGAATACTGTATAAAACTTGATTAGGAACAGTGCTTGCAGTCGAAGCGAAGTACACAGCAGAAGTGCAATACTGATATACACCTGAGCCCAATTGCAATGTGTTAGCGACTAAGTTTCCAGCAATTGTTACCGTTTTGCTGTAGTCATCGTATGTGAAATACGGACTTGCACCAAACAGTCCATTTAAATTATATTGAATCTCAGTATTTGATCCGCCTGGTTCGCCGTTGCCTCCGCCGCCACCTCCGCCAGCTTGCCAACTCAAGTTACCTAATCCATCGGTAGTCATAACATAACCGCTAAGTCCGCCGGAGATATGAAGATTTGATATTGATCCTAGATTTACGCTAGGAGAATCTATCAGATTGACAAGACCAGTAGCGCTAAGTGTTCCACCTACAAATGATGTTCCGGTAACATTCACATTACCTGCATTAACATTTCCTGATGTTTGTACTCCTGCTCCACTGATCTGATCCCCTGAAACTATATTTCCAGTGACAACCAATGTTGTGAGATTGCCAACGGAAGTGATATTAGGCTGAGCGTTGTCAGTTACGGTATTTGCAGTATCAGAAATAACACCAACAAGATAGTGTGCATTACCAAAATAATACGTACTCGTGGTATTTCCAGTGACCGTTAGATTCGCAATAGTAGCATTGCTTGTATGCACATTAGAAATATTAGCATTAGGTGCTGCTAGGGTGCTTGTAGTAGTATCAAATGTAAATACAGATGAACCGTCGAAGTATCCTGAGTTATTGAACTGAATCTCAGTATTTGATCCGCCTGGATTACCGTTTCCGCCGCCGCCTCCACCAACTGCCCATGACAGATTTCCGGCGCCATCAGTCTGTAAGAAATAACCGTTATTTCCTCCGCCGATGCTAACATTTGATACGTCACCTAGCGTGGTGTTATATGCTACACTAAGCTTAGGAACGGAAAGCAATTGTGAATAGTTGTCATATGTGAAATATGGATCTGCACCGAATGATCCGTTATTGTTGAACTGAACCTGCGTATTACTACCAGCAGCACTAATTGTAAGTGATTGACCATTAGCGTAACGATAAGTGTTTGCGTAGAACACATTAGCTGCTACGTTACCTGGCGTAAAGACATTGGTTACTACATTACCGTTGGCATCGATCACCTGTACAGGTGGAACGCCTACTGAAAAGCCACCATATGAATTAAAAAGTTCTACTGTCATAGCGCAAACCCAGTATCTGATATAGTATTTATCGCATAGTCAGATTTTGGCTAGCCGGATCAAAGATCGCAGGAGTGCTTTATTTTCATCATATCTATAAATACAACGTATGATTACGCAGCAACCAACACGGCCTATCTGTGCTCACTGCAAATTCGCTCTTGCTAAACCCAATGGCAAGAGTAAGCACGGATTTCAAAAATGGCATAGATATTGCGTTGACTGCGCAAAAGCAATTTATGATGATAGATTCAAACATCTGCAACACAAGAAAACCTCATGTATGCAATGTGGATTCTTGCCTGAAGATTTATGTCAGATAGATTTGGTTTTTGCTGACGGCAATAAAGCCAACAAAAACAAAAAGAATCTACTGACGTTATGTGCTAATTGCGCCAGACTATACAACAAAAAAGCTAGAACAGGAAGAAAATCTATTCTAAACGTGTCAGTGGATTCTGATACTAGAATAGCGTGAACTAGTGAACTATAGTTCACTAGAAAAATCAGTCGTCGGCTTCGTCTTCCTCACCCGACTCACTAGCATCTACAATCTCATCAATTAATTCTTCGGTCAGCCATCCAGCCTCTCTGAGAAAATCTACTGACTTTACAAACAGACTAAACATAGTAGCAGTAAAATCATAGTTTGGAACAGTGTTTTGTTTTTCAAGAAGTTCTTCGATTACTGCATTTGCCTGCTGATCGCATACTGCTAAATCAAAGTAGTATACCGTACCATCATCTAGAATTTCAATCACTTCATTGTCTTTCATTTTAATGCTTTCTTAGCTAAAATTACCTAGTGCGCTCATAACCAGTCACTGGATCAGTTATAACAATAGTTTTCCCACGCATCATGATATTACCTAAATGCATATCCATATTTACCTTAGGTAACGTAGCGATAAGATCACACGCTTCAGTTATACCAGGCTGCGTCTGTTCTAAGACATACATAGCTTGAATATCACGCTCCAGATTGGCCGGCCAGCTTAGCAGCTTAGCACTATGCCATATATAACTCTCTAGCACACTCACCATATCGTACATGTCTCTAGTTCTAACTACAGGACTGAGCTTTTCCATTCGAATTGCGTTATAGTTATCATTGACTCTCATGAATGACCCACGAAACTTCGGAAAATGCGGATTAGGATTGGACATGCACATTCTAACATATCTCGCATACGCTCTATCATCTGAGCTAACCAACTTTAATACGTAGGATTTGTCTTTTCTCCACCAAACGTTAGCATACAACCCATGACCTAATTTTTGATATCCTGCTTTTTCTAGAATATCCTCAGCCGTCCGCTGATCGGGACGTGTTACTTCTGTTAACTCTGATTCATTTAGGAGTTCTTGAATCTTCATGACTATAACTTCTTGATCAGAACGCCGGCCGGTCCCAGCTTAAACGGAGAAACCTCAAATTTATCACCCAACACAGATTCTACATACTGCTGTAGTTCTTTTGTAGTAAATCCTTTTTGGTAAGTGCCGGTACTTGTAACAATGCTCATTGGCTCAGGACCCGGTTTACCTTTAGCGTCAAGAACATCTCTTCCGCGCGTTGTAATCAGAGCTATGCCACCAGACTTCAACACTCTACCAATATGTTTTACGATTTCTTTTCTGGTCTTAGGTGGAACCACATTCAGTACATTGAAGTTCGTTACCTTTTCATAGCTGTCATTAGGAATGTCTGCTGCATGATCATACGTAGGCGTGAACTTACCTTTAGGAAATGGTTCGTAAGTATCTGCACCAAGAATGTGACTACCGTGTCCTAACCCTGCACCGAAATCCAAAACTTTACCATGCGCAGAGTGAGTATCTAAATGTGCCTTAGCTTTTGTATAGGTAGGAGCGGTTCCACTAATCTGAGTTTTTTGTGATTTCTCAGGATCTGGAAATTCAAAATCTTCTACCGATTCAAATAGTTCTTGGATTTTCATGTATAACCGTTTACATCATAACCCTGTGATTCTAGGATCACGGGCGGCGCCATATATCGGTTTATTGTTTCGAGACGGACTTTTTATATTTGATTTCTTTGATATTCGGTACCTAATTTTTCTCAATGCTCTATCCAGTCGTTGGCGTATTCCTTCGCGGTTTATACCAAGCTTTTCTCCTATCTGCTCTAGAGACATTTCAGGGACTCCGATACCAAAAGCCATTCTAGCTAGGCGTTCTTCCAATGGATCTAGATCAAGCAAAATAGAATTGACTATTTTACGAACATCAGCAGCTTGGATGGCTGCGTTAGGATCTTCTTCAGAATCTGGAGTATTATAAGCTTTGTGTATTAGCGTAGTAATCTCTTGTGGATCGTCTACTATTTCCATTGGTTCTGGTAGTTGCGGTCCCTTACCAGAGAAAAAAGACCGTTGAAAGTTTGTGGGACCAAGCTTGCTGTCATCGTCAGGATTGTTGTTCTCATTGATTATGTCAATGTATGTTCTGAAAAGGTCTGCGCTCATGAATAACCCCGTTTTAGTTATTTATCGGTGTTTGCAGTTATCACCGTACAATTAATCAACATACGGTAAATATGATTCCATCACAAAACCATTTCCACTAAACATTGGCCAAGCTGAGAAGTCTCCGGTATTCTCTAGTATGAGGCGCCAATCTGTTGGATTAAAATAACTATAATAATCATCTAATGTATCTAACGAGAACGGTTCTTTCTTATTAGTTTTGACATTATACCAATACTTGTCAAATCTACTCAATCCTTTAACTACTTCCTGCATCATTTTAGAATGTACTTGCCCTATCATTAACGGTGAACGGTTCAGCCTAGTTTTAAAAAACCATAACATCATGGATAAAAGTTTATTACCCCTGTGTTCAGGACTGACATAAACATCATCGATGATGTTATCATTATCAGATAGTGAGCAACAAGCAATTAGGGTTGTATCATTCCACATAGAATAATAAATTCCGTCTTGTAAAACCTTATAGTTTTCTATGTCGGCTATATGCTTTCCGTGTTTATACCAATGATCTTTGTTCTTGTTTGCAAATTGTTCTGCTTGTAGCGAAAGATCCGGACCTTTCATGGTCATTTCAGAAATTTTCATTAGAGGTTTCCAGTATTCGGTTATTGGTTCTTCTTCGTTATTCAGTTTACACGTCTTTCTGTTTACAGTTATCACCGTGCCAACGAGAATAGTTACTGGGACCAAAAGTTTTATGACAATGTGGGCAAATTTTCTTTAAGTCTTCTCTGTTATTAGGATTATTTTTTGAGAACTCTTCTTTCATCCTAACAGCAACTTTATCACCGAATCCTTCTGGTTTAGATACACCTTTTTGCTTTATTGAACGTTTTATCTTTTGTTCTTCGCTCATTGGTCCCTTAGGTTTTCCCTTGAGTGCTAAACTTTGTTTCAATTTGGTTTCTTCAGAGCGTTTTTGTCCAGTTACTTTAGCGATTCTTTTTAACTGTCCTTCAGCCTGTTTAACAGGATCTATCTTTCTGTTGCGTGTTCTTTCTCTATGTTTTTCTAACTCTTCACCTTCAAGTTTTTGACCTTTGTTCCAAGCTGGTTTACCTTTCATTCTTTCTGAATGAGTTTTTGCGTGTGCTATCCGATGTTTTTCATATGCTCTAGTTATGATACGTGAGTGGTATCTTTGCTGAAACTCATTTTCAGCGTTCATCCCATTAAACGCATATGACATCTTGACGCGGTCTTCTCCTTCAGTCATCTTTAACAATGCCCAATGACAAAGTGCGTGTTCTCTTCCTGTTAGCCACACCTTATTATCTTTATCATCATTGCCTCCCATTGAACTAGGAATAATATGATGTCGTTCTTTGTATTGCCCTTTTGGCAATGTACGATTTTTTGCTTTCTCAATAAGGAGCATGTAGTGTTTAGTATATTTATTTTCTTTGAACATAATATCACCTTTCAGTAATATTATTTATCATAACGGAATAAAAAGCAATAGAAAAGGGGACATTTCTGTCCCCTTTTCCACCTTGTATAACTTTCTAACAGTTATCACTGTAACGTGATCTATTGGAATGTTAAATTTTGGACCGCAATTTCGCCAACGTAGTCAGCCGCATTACCAAACGAACTCGCGGTATTCGTCAATTCGATGTAGCCATATCTGGTCATGAATGAAACGACTGGCTCGAAAGTAGTCGGATCAAGAACGACGCCAGATGACATCAACGGAATGTATGGGCAGTAGAATGCTGCTGCGTCAGTTTCCGAAGAACCCTTGTAGCCTACGAGTACTGGCTGAGTGTCTGGAGCATAGCTGTTAACGAAAACGCGCATTGCACCGTTCAAAGTACCAACGAACTTAGTGTTAGTTGGGGCTTCGAAAGTACCTTCAGTAGTACGTGCGAAAGCTGAAGTAGTTGCTGACTGAAGAACAGTCAAGGAAGCTGGAGATACAACAGCCCAGTTACCTGCACCACGACGAGTGCGTTGTGCGATCAAGTTAGCAACACGGTTGATGAGTACTGCAAGAGCAGCGTGTTCGTCACCAACGTAAGTAGCTGTACCTGATACAGTTGCTTGGTTGTAAGTATATTCAGTTGACGCAAGAGTTGCGAGTGAGAGCAAGATTTCTTGGTCGATTTCAGCAGTGATTTCTTGTGCAAGTGCTGCCATGATTTCTGCTTCAACGTCAATCCCGTGTTGTGATTGTGCGTCTTGTGCAGCTTCGAAAGTCCAGCGAGCTTGTAGCTTACGTGACTTTGCTTCAACAGCTTGTCTCAAGATTTGTACTGAGATTTGCTTTCCGCCATTACCTTCTAGAGAAGCAGTGTCGGCACCAGTGTAGTAGCTAGTGGAGGTTGCATCATTAGGAACGCGAGAATAGGCTTGCGCGATCTTGAATGGTGAAAGTGCTTCTTCACCAGCAGTTACAGAAGTTGCTGCTGCTGAGTTGTCAGTCAAGCTATTTGCATAGCGAACACGAAGGGTGTGAATCTGACCGACTGGGCCGGTCATTGGTTGCACGCCAACAAGTTCGTTAGCAATAACAGTAGGCATAACACGTCGAATTACTGGAAGAATAACGCGATTTAGAGTTGCGATATTACCAGCAGTTGTAGTGCCAGCTGAAGATTCAGCAAGAAGCTGCTTCTTCGTATTTTCAAACAATACGTTCATAGTTGAACGACGATTGCCTTTTAAGCCTTCAAGCAGGGCGCTTTTAGTTTCGTCCCAACGGCTTTCTAAGAGTACTTTTGACATTATGTATATTCTCCTAAACTATGTCTAATTAAAGCCCTGCCAGACGCTTGATGTCGATTACATTGTCTGTTTCAGACATATCGACTTCTTGTACTGTATTGGCAGTTTTATTACCAGTTGCTTCTACAATAACAGACTTAGAAGGCTTAGCTTCTGAACCTGTATTAAGAACGGCTGGCAAATACTTATCGAATGCGTTCTGTAGCTTTGCTGTTTGAACGCTTTCTAGTAAAGTCTTCATCACTTGAGCCTTTTCAGCGTTGAGACTTGACAATAGATTACCCATTACCTTCTCACGTTGATTTGATTCTTTAATGATACGGACTTCACGATCCTTTGATTCTACTAACTTAGTTGCTTGTGCAAGCTTAGCTGTAGCTTCTGAGAGTTGACGGTCTTTGGCTGCAAGTGCCTTCATTACTTTACGATTTTCAGCCTTATCATTGAGATAAGTTACTGAGAATTCGCTAGCGAATGATTCGAAAATCTTGCGGCCGAAGCTGTTTTCTCTAGCAGATTTGATGTCTTCTTTAAGTTGTGATAGTTCACCCTTAAGTTGATTTCCAACAAGACCGCTAACCTTCTTAGCGCTTTCGGCAATAAACTTTGCCTTGAGTGCTTCAAGTTGCTTGCGACCTTCTGCAACGAGCTTGACCTTAGCTTCTACTACTGCTTGTCTATCAACAGCGAATTCTTTGATTTCTCTTGATAGGGCGTGAACAATGAATTGTTCTAGCTTCTTTTGGTTTTCCATTTGAACCTTGCGATCAGCACGTAGTTCGCGGATTTCTTCGGCTAGCTTAGTAACCATGAAATCGTTGAACTTGGTTGCGTTTTCACGTAGTTTCAATTGAGACTTTACGCGGTCTTCGTTCATTGCTTGTCTTTCAGCGTTAAATTCTGCAATTTCTTCTGAAAGATTTTCTGTCATCATCTTATCTAGGGCTTCTACCATGACGTTACGATCATGCTCGTAACGTTGTGCAAATTCTTCATGAAGTTCTGCACGAACCTGAGCGCGAGCCTCAGTTAACTTAGATTCCCAGGCTTCGTTAAGTTCTCTGCCTACGTCTTCGTTAATGAGTCCACTTTCAAGTAATGGTTTGATAGCATCTAGCATATCTGTGATCCCTTTATTATAACTTTAGATCATTGATGAGGCGTTTTACTTCCTCAGCCAAGTATCTTTGGACTTGTTTGTTGCCTTGAGCGTCTTTAGCAATCTCTAATACTTTATGTCCGTACTTCATGTTCTGAAGACCTTCATAAATTGCCTTAGGATATGCATTCGGAGCACTCGGTTGAGCAACGATATCTACAGTGATTATTTCAAAGTCACTGACTCGACCATCCATATCGTTAACGTTGCCGCTACCTCTACTGGACACACCGAGCTTCACTCCTGATTCCAACATTGTTCTTACGAGTTGACCCATTGGAGTAGGAAGAATCTTTAGTTTACCATAACCGTTTGGTCCGTCCATATACATATGAGTGATCATATGAGAGACACGGTCTAGGTTTATTTTTAGATCGTCTGGGTGATCGACTTCACCAAGCACCGAGTAACCCTCGTGTATTTGCTTGTTGAGAGTATCTACCGCAGTTTCAATTTCGTTGACGGGGTAAATACGCTCATTTGCGTTCTTAATTCCGCCCATGATGAAAATACCTTTCATGTAGAGCGTCTTAAGATCGGTGCCCTCATCCTTGACTGATTCGACCACCATACTAGCGCGATCAAAGGTCAAATTTTCTCTTAAATATAGAGCCATTATAACACCTCTTTTGGTTTGCATTCAGAAGCGGGTTGTGGACTCACATACCTACCGTAAAGTGGCACGTGAGTCCAACCATAGAGATTCGGGACTGATTTTACGTTTGCCCGATTCTCACTTCTGATGTACAAAGCCATTTGCTCTCAGATTACTTATCGTGTTGGTCTACGAGCAGGAGCACGCTTGCGTGATTCTGCTACTGGGCTCTTGGTGTTTTGACCGTCATCACCGTGCTTTGGCTTAGGTGCTGCGCTCAAATCTTGTGACTTCTTTCCTGGTACGTTCTTGAACTGTCCTGCGCCCTTAAGATCCTTAGTAGGAGGAGCAGTACGACCCTTTTCATTACCGTCAGCAAACTTTACTGGCTTGCTGTCCATTCCAGCTTGTCCTGAATTGAAAGTAGTTGGGCTCTTAGTGTTCTGACCATTGTCACCGTGAGTTACAGAAACCTTCTGAAGCTGAACTGCTTCCATCATGTCTTCTGCATCTTCTTCGTCTTCGTCGCCGAAATCTTCTTCGTCGCCGAAATCTTCTTCGTCTTCGTCGCCGAAATCTTCTTCGTCGCCGAAGTCTTCTTCTTCGCCTGAACCCATGATTTCTTCAAACTCTGCCATCAATTGGTCGAGCTTGTCTTCGATGCGAATTACTGCATCTTCAATTTCTTCGTGTTCTTCGCTTTCGTCGTGTTCTGCTTCTAGGTCGTGAGTGAAGTCTTCACCGTCTTCTTCAGCTTCATCATCAAATTCGATGTCGCTTTCGTCTTCTTCGGTAACACCTTCTTCTTCGGCGTTGATTTCGTCAAGTAGATCACCTACTTGTCCGCCCATACCTTCGTCCATATCATCGTCATCTTCTTCGGCCATAATTGACTCAAAGATTTCGCGTGACTTTTCTACTACGATTTCGTGAAAGAGTTCTGATGCTTGCTCGTGATCTTCATTGATTACGAGGTTGATCATTTGTTCGTATTTTCTGATATCCATTAAATTGTCTCCTGAATAGAAATGGCTTTGTATATTATACTTATGCAGTGAGACAAAAAACACCGTATTAAGTAGTCTTTTTTGCGTTTTTGGCGGTGCTATACAAAATAAATATGGAGAAAGATAAATAAAGATGTAGTTCACGGTGCGCTAACACCCAACTACTCTAATGCTATAAGGAGCAATCAGCATGTGTATTTATTGCGGCACTACCAAATACCGTAGAATCTACGAACAACACAACGGACCTATTCCAAAAGAAGAGAATGATCGATCATATGAAATCCATCACATAGACGGTGATCATTCAAATAATGACCCGATAAACTTGAAGTGTGTAACTATTCAAGAACATTATGATATTCATTATTCTCAAGGTGACTACGGTGCTTGTTTTTTACTAGGTAAAAAACAAAAAGTTTCACCTGAAAAACTATCCGATTTGAATAGGCTACAGAACTTAACCAGAATACAGAATAATACCCACAACTTGATCAAAAGGGCAGATGGTAGTTCACATGCGTCGGACAGGGTAAAAAACGGAACTCATCATTTCTTAGACAAAGAAGCCGCAAGTCTCAGAGGAAAAAAACGAGTAGAAAACGGAACTCATCATTTCTTGAAACAAAACAGGTCACTTGCTTTTGTAGATAAAGTTAATCAACCTGTATATAAATGGAAACACGTAAAAACTGGTGAAATAGAAATTTTAACAGCAAAAGATTTCATGATCAAACATGATTTATCAAAGTATCAAGGGAACATAAGTTGGTTAATAAGTGGTAAACATAAATCGGTTAAAGGTTGGATAGTAATACGAGATTGACGAGTTTCTCCTATATAAATAGGACAAACGTCTCCTTCATATTCAGGTTTTACGATAACTAGATGCTAGGTGCCCCGGCCGCAGCGTCAGGTTTAGCACCATACTGTTTACGTAACTTTTCTAGGTACTGTTGCTTCTCGAATGTTCTTACATCCAGCATTCTACGAAGCTTTCGAATCTGTCTAAGCGTCAACTTAGTCTTGCGTGACGTTCTATACACAGGTCTGCTGTTGTCAGAATTTACATCCTGTAGACCATTGACCGGCGGACTAAAAATATCTTCTAAAAGCATGACACCCTCATCAATATATTTATCATTATGATAAATATAAACGTAGTTCGCGGGTCAGCAAACCCCAACTACTCTAATGCTATCTTAGGAAACATCAGCATGACTATTTATCTATACAAGAAAACCCATAACATAACTGGATTAAAATACTTAGGTAAAACCGCACAATCTAATCCATATAAGTATCCAGGATCCGGAAAAATGTAGAGGTCGCATATAAAAACACATGGGTATGATGTTACTACTGAAATATTACGAGAGTGTCACTCTAAAGAAGAGGTAGCAGAATGGGGTTATACTACTCTAAACTGTGGAATATAGTAGACGAGCGGGATAAGAATGGGAAGAAAACGTGGGCTAATCTAAAGTTTGAAGAGGGCGACGGAGGTGCAACTGTTTTTGGTGACAGCCATCATTCTAAAACTATTGAATTTAAAAATAGAATTGATCACGCATGGACTCCCGAAAAAAGAAAAAAACAAGGTGATCTGTCTCGATCACGATTTTCGCACATGTCTACTGAAGACAAAAAACATATAAGAAAAAAAGCAATCGACACTAGAACTAAAAATAACCCAGATTGGAGGAAAGACTTATCTGATAGAATGTTAGGGAAAACAATCCTTCAAAATCTAAAGAAGTAATAGAAAAGATAGCAGAAAGTAAATCAAACTGGAATGACTCCTTTCGAGAATATGTAATCAGTAAAAATTCTGGAATTAATCATTACAGAAACAACCCTAATTACAAATCAACTCAATTTGGAAAGGGGCACCCTAATTATAACCCCAATGTATACTCATTTAAAAATAAAAATACACTAGAAGAAGTTAGAATGACAGTGTTTGATTTTATAAAAACATACAACCTACATCAAGGAAATGTAAGTTTATTAATGTCTGGAAAAAGAAAATCTGTACGCGGGTGGATGTTATCTTAGAAGCCGCCGCCCGGAGTTGCTCCAGGTCCGCCCATTGCTGATGGTTCTGCTGCTACATCGCCGCCTGAAACTGGCCCAGCAGTTTCCGGTGCTTCACCTTCCTGTTCGGAATTCTCAATCTGATCCGCAGTATTCATATCAGCATCAAAGTCTCCGCTGGATACACCTATGTTTCTAAGATCAGCACCCTGTGGTTCGCTAGTGACTTCTTCTCTGTTTTCTTCTTCCCAGAGCTTTTCGTTCTTCTTGATTTCTTCTTCTGAAAGACCTAAGAATCTTTCAAGGTTGAAGCGCTTTGACATGTATGGAATAGCATCCATAGCAGAGAACACTGATACTCGTGCATTATCTAACTCACTCTGACGGTAGGCTGCAAAGTTTTGCGGAGGATTAAAAGTTAGTTGGAAAAGACTAGTATCAATATTGAAGCCTCTCCAACGCAAGAATAACTTAAACTCTTCATCCAGCTTCAAGCAGATATAATTCTGAAGTCTTTCACAGTATTGATTGAATCTAAATTCTTGAATCATCGCTGTGCCGACACGACCATCGTTCATGGGTGTAGTATTGTCGTCGGGACCAGTTGGTAAGTATGAAGACGGAACACGAAGTCCACGGGCAAGACGATTATTGAAGTACTTCAAGTCATCGATTTCACCTAGATTTTGTCCGCCCGGCAGAACTTCAACAGATGATCCACGTCCTTCTGCTGTTACAGGGAAGAAATAGTCTTCGTTCATTGAGTTCTTTACAAATATACCAGCGTCGATAGCAAACGTATGATAATCATGCCATTGATGACGCCCATCAATAGTTATAGTTCCAGTGTCTCTGTTACTTACCTTTTCAATCTTTACAATTCTATGGTTAAAATTGTCAATTTCTTTTACAAAATGTTTCCAATTTTTATATCCAAATTTAGAAAGAAGTCTGTCTAACTTACTGTACCCAAACTTATTAAAGTCTATTTTACATTGTGCATTTTTATAATCCAATGGTGATGAATTAGCATTCTTAACCAAACTCAATAAGGTGCTATCATTATCACACCACTCCAGTACCTTATTTTTATTTTTATTACCTTGCTTAACCTGTTCTGCTACTCGTTGTACCATATCAAATGTCAAGATCAGTGGTTGATTTTTAATTTTAACTCTCTTTTCACAATTTGCACGAACTTTTTCCAAACCAACTGGATTACGATCAAAGTACTCTTTGCGCACTTGTTGCATACTAGATTTATATTTAGCCGCAGTTATAGGATCGTTCTTTCTAGCCCATACAGCTTTTTGTTGCGCTGCTCTAATGTTCCAAAGACCGATTAGACGTTCTTCTTCGGTCATATTTTCCCAATTTTCTTTTAGAGTGGCCGAAGTTTTAGACGTTATCTGCTTTCTATATTCATCTGACATCGTTTCCCAAAATTCTTTTTTCTGTGCAGCATGATATAAAACATGATCTGTTTTGTTCATGAATACTAGGTTTTTGGGTTCGTTATTAAATCTATTGTTATCTTTATGATGAATAACTGTTCTAGGTGCCATTGCGTATTCAGTTAGATAATTAAATTCTTGGTGCTTTCCTAAATTTCTAAAGAAATCCCCGACCATCCGATGAGTCCAAATCCATTTTTTACTCTCATGGTCCCATACCTGCTGGTAATCATTGGTTTTTCCGCCTGAAATATTTTTATTTTGAGTATTGAACGCAATTAGACTATCATTTTCAGTTAAATGTTGTGCTTCTACAAAGCCTTTATCAAACACAGGTATTTTATGGTCTGGTGTACAAACTAATGTTTTGCCGTTATCAAAAGTAAGTTTAATTACTTCTGTGTTTTTTCTAGTAATGCCAGCCCAATTAATTACTCCAGGTACTACTCTACCGGTTACTGGATCGCAGCTATACGCCCAATTTTCTTTTCCAGCTTCAAATTCAGTGATTATTTCTTGTAAAGACAAGGTTCTTCCATCTAAAAGTGGAATTTTAGTTTCTAAATCCAAACATAAAGGGTTATAAGAGGCGTCCACAATCGACTGTCCACCGTACGGTGAGGGAATTCTACGCTGGTGAATTTCGTTCTTTACTCGCTCAACAAATGCCATTGCTAAGTGACTTGGCATGTTACCAACATCGATCTTAAACATTCTACGTTCAGGTGCACGCTGCACACGATAGATAAGAACCGCATCTTCTAGTAGTTCTTTTTGCTTATAGACCTTAAAGATGTTTTCCAGTATAGATTGACCAAAAGGCCAAAATCTATCTAATCCTTCAGTTAAGGACAAGTGTACAATATGCTTACTGTCTACTGCTGATTCACTCTGACCTAATGTAAAACGACTTCCAGTCGTATTATATGGCATTGCCGGAACAGTGTACGGGGTGTTAGTTCCGCCGCCACTACCACCTAAACCAGTTGCTGGGTTCGCAGCAAAGTCAGTATTGGTTTTCTGTGCTACTGATAAGTTTTGTAGATTGATATTGATGTCTTTGATGACATACTGTTCCGGCTTCTTGCCCTCAGATTCGTTGACGATAACCTTAATGACCTTAACCATATCAACCCAGTATAGCTTAAAGTTTTCTGGGTCACGAACAAATACTTGGTCACCATACTTGACAACGTTTCTGAAAATCTTAAACATTCTCACGTCGAATTCATTTAGCTTGCACCACTGTTGTAGCTGCTTACCTAGCAATTCTACTTCACGTGGCGTAGGTTCTCCTTTGAATTCAAACGCAAACGGTGTCTTGTTATGTTCATTTCGCTGTGTAGAGAACTCTGCTATGATGTCCAAACAAGCGTTGATTTCAGCATCAACGTCCATCATTTCGTATTGATTGTATCGTTCGATTCTGTTGGGGTGACCAGTGTAGACTTCCGGTAGTCTACTTTGATAGTTTTTGTATCCAAATTCAGTATTGTTCCAACCACCAGTTGGCATACCGTTTTGTCCAGGCGACCCATTCCATGCTCCGGCATTACTGCTCGCACCAGAGATAGGACTCGAAACACCACTCTTGTTTAGAAATTTCTTCTTGTATCCAGACATATGAACCAGTTCTCTTAATCTAATATTTAGTGCTATGCCATTGAATTACGTAATAACTTAGTCTGTGTACCGTGACTACTTTCAAGGACGGAGATTACTTTATCTAATTTATTTGCCATCATTCCAAACATTTCCGCTGTAATTTCTCCTGAATTACCAGAAGAATGAGGGTGTGCGGTTTTACCTTTAACTATAGTTTCTATTGCGGCCGCGTCAGTTGCAGGTGTTTTAGCTAATTTCATAAGCAAAGAATCTGGTCCTAAAGGTGCAACCAGTTCGCCGCCGTGCAATGTAGCCGGATATCCAGACAATGGCCCATCAAACATTCCACCGTTTCTAGCTTGTAATTTTCCTTGTCTAAGTAGTGAAATATCCTCTTGCGCCCGACGCCCTACTTGTCCTGCCCACTTACTAGAAGATAATTGTGCGGCCGCGCCTTCAACATCACCAGCCGAAAGTGCAGCAGTTAAATGTGGCCACTTTTTGTACCAAGACGGGCCCATATTAAATGTCAAGTCTGTTAGCGCAGCTTGGCCTTTTTCATTTAATTTGTTGAATCCCGGAATATTGCTAGCAGCTTGTTTATGCTTGCCGAAATCCTGCTGGTAAAGTTTCATGACTTCATCCTTAGAGAACTCACGATTCCATTCAGGTGGTAAAGTACTACCGTCACCGATCAAATGACCCACCCCAATTGTCCATTTACCTAAGGAGTCTTTATATGGTTTAGTACGCACTCCTTCATGTCCTGCAATTAGATCCATTACCCAATTTCCAAATGACCCAATTGCACCTGCGGCGGCGCCACCGGCTTTTCCTAAGAAACTTCCAGCTGCGCCCAACGCGCCGCCTGCTGCATGACCAGCTGCGCCCAACGCGCCTCCTGCTGCATGACCAGCTGCGCCCAACGCGCCTCCTGCTGCATGACCAGCTGCGCCCAACGCGCCTCCTACTGCACCCACTGCTCCTGCCCCTAAAGCGGCGCCTGCTGCCATAGCTCCGCCGCCGCCGCCGGATGCTCCACCGCCTCGGAAGCTACCCATAGCAGTAGCGAACTTCAAGAATGCATCAGTGTTCTTGTCTGCATTAGGACCAAAATCCATCTTAGTGAACTTAAGGAATGCTTCAGTCGGGCTGTCTTGACCGAATAACTTGCTTAATCCGGAAACTGCTATATCTTTTATTGCTGTTCCCAAGCTTGGTCCGCCTTTATACTTAGACATCGCTTCCGAAAATGCTATTAATGCATCGGCGTTGGTTTTTACTTTGGCACCGTCGATAGGGAATGATTGGAAATACATTAGTTGCTTAGCAGCAATCTTTAGCGGATCTTCTTTACCTCCTCCAGTAAAGAAGTTGGCCATTCTACCCATTGCTCCAGCAACTTGTCCAGCGCCTATAGCAACGATGCCAACGCCTAATGCCGCCATACCTAAACCGGCTTTTTTAAGATTTTCGCCGTTAATGTCATTAAACGCTTTTAAACTCTTTCCCAAGCTTGGAAGCATTACGCTTATTAAGCCGCCGCCTATGGCCAAACCAGCACCGATACCGGTGATGATCGCAGCAAGAGCAACCCCTAATGCCACGCCGCCCTCCATAACCGCCGGCCCGGCCTTACCTGCTGCTGCTAGTGCTTCTACTAGACCCATAAGCATTCCGCCGCCGGCGGCTTTACTCATACCACCTACTGCCTCAGCGGCGCCGGCTGCTCCTTTCGGAGCACCGCCTCCTAATAGACCCGCAAGTCCACCTGCTTTTCCTAATGCTGCTTTTCCTAAGTTAAATGTAACTAGCCCAAGAGCTCCTGCAAGTGCTACACCGGCTAAGGTTGCCAGAGTTAAACCATGTTGGAATGGATTCATACTATTAATTAACTCATCCATTCCAACTTTAGCTTTGATTTCTGCATTAGTTAACGCATTTCTCGCATCTTGTGCTGGATCTTCTGGTCCATTTTCAGCTACACTAGCTGGTTCATATCCAGCTAATTGGTTTGCTGTAGTGAGTGTTCCTGTATTAATATTAGCCGCAGAAGCTAATCCTGAATTAACAGACAATGCTGTACTATTTTTAGTTGCAAAGTCTAATGTTTTATCAACCAAATCTTTTTGGAAGTCACCGGCCTCTTTAGTACCAAACGTTCCTGCGTTGACGGCTGACGCCGTTTTTGCATAATCCTGACCAGTACCTTGAAGTGCTAGAGCTTTTTGGAAAGGCCCGGAAACAAAACCTTGTGTTATCTGTTGAGCCATGGCGGCGGCGGAGTCGGCGCCGCCTGTTCTTTGTGCAACTTGAACTGCGTTTTGCGCACTATCTATTTGCTTTTTTATAGCGTCCTTTTCAGCTTGAGTCTTTGCTGCGTCCATTTCTTTGTGTTTTTTAGCAAGAAATAGCTGGAATTGTATATTAGCCATCGACGCGGCTTGAGTTTTCTTCTCTTGTTCTACAGATTCTCCGGTAGCTGCGGACATCTCATTTAAATTTTTGATGTATGCAAGGGATGCACCTTGCAGACCACCGGTAGTCTTACTCAAATCTCGCAACGAAACACCACCTTCAGACATTAAGGTGTTGTAGTCAGCCTGAGCCTGCATTAGTTCGTCTACGCCATATCCCAATCTTTGAAATTGATTTCTAACCTTTTCGGTTACATGAACCTGTTCTGCAAACTTCTTAGTAGAATCGGCGGCTCCATTACCTAATGCATTGAAGGAATTACCCATGCTTTGCATAGGTTTGAGCATTTTTTGAAAATCACCTGAGGCTAAACCAGCATTATTAGCCATCTTTTGAAGTTCGTTAGTGGTGAAAGTGTTAACAGCACCTAACCTACTGATACCATCAGAAAATTTTAGTAAATTATCAGTTTGGGCGGTCGCTGCACTCACTACTTTAGTAAATGCAGCAGCTACTAAACCTGCAGCAACCCCAACGGGCCCCAAAGCTTTTCCTACTTGTATTGCGGCGGTTCCCATGCTATCTAAAGCTGATGTATATTTGTTTAACTCACCTGTACCGTTAAGTAATGCTTTAGCGAAGCTACCGGCAGCATCGTCTAACGATCTGAATGCTTTGTTGACGCTACCTACGCGAGTTGAAGCGTTATCAGAAGATTCGCTGAGATTTTTTATTGCAGGAGAGGCGTCCCGGCTAATAATATCTGATAACTCTTTAAGCTGTGCGCTTAGCTCTGCTGCGATTTCTGGATCCATAGTCGATTCCGTTAAATTAAATAATTGGGTTTTTTGACCACTAAATATACGTATGTATTTAGTGTTAACTAAAAACCGAAAATTATGAGGAAATTATGAACAATAACCCGCTAAGACAGTACTTCAGAAGACCTGCTGTTTACCTAAAACTCCCCTCAGGAACCACAAGCTACTCAGAGGACGTGATAAACATTCCAGTAACCGGCGAATTACCAATCTATCCGATGACTGCTATTGATGAAATTACAGCCAGAACTCCGGATTCGTTGTTTAACGGTACTGCAATTGCTGAATTAATAAAAAGCTGTGTACCTGACATCAAAGATCCATGGGCTATTAGTAGCAGTGATTTAGATGCTATCCTCATCGCAATTAAGTCTGCTTCCAACGGTGATCAATTGGACATAGATTCGATCTGTCCAAAATGTAACGAACTTTCTCCGTACGGCATCAGCTTAGTTGGTATATTGTCTACCCTTAAGGCAGGGGATTACAATAAGGAATTTGAAGTAGGTGATCTAAAAATTAAGTTTAGACCGTTGGTTTATAAAGAAATGAATGAAGCTTCTATAGCTCAGTTTGAAATGCAAAAACTGTTTGCCTCTATGGAAAATATGTCAGAAGAGGAAAAAAATAAAATAGGTGGTGATGCACTTGAACGGGTAACGTTGTTGACTATGAAATTATTAAGTTTAGGTATTGAATATATAGAAACACCAGAAATCAAGGTACAAGAAAATGAGTTTATTCTAGATTTTCTCAAGAACTGTGATCGAAATACTTTTACTTCTATTAGAGACTACGCTACAGAACTTAAGAAAAGTTCCACACCACAGCCATTAAAGATAAAATGTGATAGCTGCGGACACGAATACGAGCAAGATTTCTCATTGAACCCTTCTGATTTTTTCGGCTAAAGCTTCTACGCTCTAAACCCGAAGAGATTCAGAAGCTACTAGATGAGTATGAAAAAGACGTAGCGGGTATACGCAAATCTGCACTTACTATGGCATGGTACATGCGCGGTGGCGCTTCATATGAGGACATCCTCAACATGTCTATAGAGGAAAGAAAGGCTATCAACGATATAATTGATAGCAACCTAGAAACTACAAAGAAATCCCAGCTACCATTCTTCTAACCGACATAGAGAGAACTATTCATTTAATTCTCTCTATTTCCATATCTACTTAGGTTAGAGTATCTTTTAGAGTTGTCCTTACGGACAACTTATATCTCACTACGTTCGATATATTCTTTTTAATTGTCTTAAAGAATACTCTCTAGGAGTTATACATGCCGGATTGGAAGCCATGGTAGTGCTATTCAGCACTACCAATGGTATTAGGGGCCATGCCATGGACCTTCCACCGTTGCTGTCTATCCCCCGTCAATCTAGCGTTTGTTGCTGATTGACGCTACCGGTTGCACTGTAAAGTTTGCTAGGGCTGTAGTGAAGCTGACCACCCCTTAGGGGAAGTTCTTCTGCAACGCATGTTCTACACCTTCAAGACAGAATAGACGTGTAGACTCATTCAGGGTTCGCATTCTACCAAGCGAGAGCCCTGTCGGTATTCCCGAACATCATGGATTCCATGATGCTCAGCAGACTCCAGATCCGCGCCATGATATCTCGCATGTCGCTCAAGGAGAGTCGAGGTACCCCGACCAAACGCCAATATAGGGTTCTGTGATTTTTTAGATTTGAATGGAGATAATGTTGTCGGACGTGGTGTCGGGTGAGCCAGAAGAATTATTTGTAGATGAGCCTGAATATGCTTTAAGAAGGTCTTTGTTGAGTTTAAAAAAGTTATCGAATTCTATGAACACCCAATCGCCGTGTTTAGCTGAGGTGTAAAGAATGAAGTTGTCAGTAACCCACGTGTACTTTGTTTGAACGGCGACAAAGCGTCCTTTTCTATTAATCTTAAACATCAATATGTTTAGATTGTCAGGGTCAGATACTTCCATTAACTGATCTAACCAAGACTCGACCACTTTGCAATCACCTGAGAGCAAAAGATGAAAAGGGAAAGTAGCATAGCTCTTGCATTCAGAGTTAAAATTTACCCAATCATCAGGCGCAATTATGTCTCCTTTGAAAGACTTAGTTTGATTTGCATCAAGTATGTTTTTGCGATGAGAATTAGATCGTCCGATATACGCGCCTGAATTGGGAACACGCACAAATGAAGCGGAATACAACGCTGACAAGAAGGCCGCGACCTCCCGCTCAAATGAACTTCCTTTTGCTTTAGATTTAGAAGGCATATGATATTTATTGTCTATATACGGTTGTTTTTATTTTTACACTTATCTCCGTGATATTTCACAAAGTTGTGTCTAGCGCAGGTTTTACTGCAATGTTCACACGTCATGGGCGGAGATGTTTTGCCATACCTTGGACTATGTTCTCCGATTTTGCCGAACATAGGATTGTTGTGGCCTGAAAGCTTTTCTGATCGTTTTCGTTTAGACTCGTCAGTGTGTTTTTTACCGAGATGGGATCTTCTAACACGGTCCGCTATTGCAGGGTCTTTCATCGGATTGTTATCTCCGGATATATCATCTCGCTTCTGTCCAAACATGTGATTTCCGAAACCTTTCCTCTGCTCACTCAACTTTGGGTTAGTAACATCGGTTTTGGCAATGCTTATGTTTTCTTTGTGAGAATCTGTTAACTTAAATCCCGGTAATCTACCTCCTCCGTCACTGGTTTCTGGTCTTAAATTAGCCCATGTTTTCTTTCCGTTGGCATCTTTTTCTTCAACCACGTTCCATAAATTACTATAATACAATCCCCGCTCTTTTAATTCTTTAGTTGTTTTGCATTCTGCTAGTATCTCAGTCGTAACATCATATCCGTGAGTTTTAATATGATCTTTCCAATAGTCACCTGAGCCTTTATATTTGTGCGGGTCTTTGGCTGTTGTTTTACCTAGGTATTTAAGACCGGTTATGTTGTGGGTCTTTTTATATAGATAAATATTCATTGCTGATTGCTCCTTCTAGCATTAGAGTGAGTGGGGATTCGTACTCCCGCGACTCACATCTATTTATCATTCTTGTTCAGCATCATTTCGATAGGTTGTAAAACCATTCTCTTTCACAACCTTAAGTACGCTAGGTACTCGACCCGCAAGTTCTTCGCGGTGAGAGACTAACCAGATTGACTTGCCGCGTCTTCTAGACAGGTCCTTAAGAATTGCCATTGCGTTCTCGACACCTATAGTATCAAGTCCAGAATCTATCAATTCGTCAATGAACACGGTATTGATGGGATGATATAGATTTTCCCAAACGTCTCTGAACGCAAACGACAGTCCTAATATCAATCGGTTCCGCTCGCCACGTGACAAATTATCAAAATCTAGTTCACGTCCGAGTTCAGTAATTTCAACCGAAAGATCATTCTTAAACACTACTGTATGCGGCAAGCCAATCTTGTCTAGATAGTTCGTAAGTCTAGCATTAAGATATGATAGATTTTGATCTATAATCTTCTTTCTAACAAACGAGTCTTTACTAGTTAGAAGGTCTACTAGAAACTTGTAGTGATCTCCTAATTTTGAAAGCTCATTTATTTTGTCAAAACTTATAACTTGCAGAGCCTTCTTTTCCATATCATCAATTTGCTCACTGTATGGATCAGCTTCAGCTACTTTGTTTTCGATTTGCTGAAGTAAGTTGGCAACTGTGCTACGATGTTCAATCGCTTCGGCTTCAGTATCATAGTGTGTGATAGGCGCAGGACCAACAATCACACCAGAATGCTCCACTAATTGTTCAGCATATGGATCAGTTTCTGCCTGCTTTGAGTTAATTTGATTCTGAATGTTCTCAAGTTCTGAACTATGCTTGATAGCCTCAGTTTGTGTTTTGTAATAAGTAGTAGGAACCGCGCCCAAAACAAACAAAGAATTTTTATTTTTTTCTAACTCAGTTTGGGTTTGGGCAAGATCAGATTGTGCAGTAGACAATAAGGCACGCTTGCTAGATAGGACCTCAACATGACCGTCATCATGGAAATCTTGTCCACACGCATAACATCTGTTTTCCTCAAGAGTCTTAACCTCGCTTATCAGTTTTTCAACCGATAAACGTTCTTTTTTGAGTGTAGATTCTAAAGAGGCAATCGTTTTATTTACAGAGTCTAGTTCGATTTTTCTACGATTGTATTCTACCAAATCAATATGAGCCTGTAGCTCAGCTTCAATATCGATGTGGCTCAACTTGTCATAGGTAATTTGTAAATCAGCAATATCTTTGTCGCGCTTTTGCTTCCAGGCGATCTGCCGAGCCAATACAGCTTCATACTGCTCTTGCTTTTTCTTGTTGCTATTGTATGTTGTTAGCTCTTTGTGTGCTTGGAGTTCAGCCTCGATATCAATTTTGCTGAGTTCATCATAATCAAGCGCTAACCTAGCCAAATCGTCGTCATGTTTGGCTTGCCACAGGCGCTGTCTGCGCTTAAGACCGTCAAGCTGTTCCTGAACACGCTTGTTAGCTTCCTCAATAGCTTTGACCTTATACTCTTCCAATTGAATGAGTTCTTTGTTGCCCTTGAGCTTTTCTTTGATTATCTCCGCTTTTTCGGAAAGCAGAGTTATGCCCAATAGTTGTTCAATGATCTTTCGTTGTTCGTTAGAACCTAATGCCAAAAACGGCTCAGAGTAGGTGTTAAGAGCAACGATGTGCTTGAACATGTCAGCGGACATTCCGATGGCACGCTCGATTGCAATCTGAGTTTCTTTATTTTCGCCTTGGGCGGCGTCTTCATCCGTAGAGGCCGCCGCATTATTGACAAAGAAACGCAAAATGTTTGGTTTGCGACCTCTTTCGATCTTGTATTCAATTCCACCAGAACTGAATTCCAAAGTGACCATCATGCCCTTAGCATTGGTTCGATTGATGAGATTGTCTTTACGAATACTGTTGATAGGAGTACCAAACAGAACGTAACTAAGACCTTGAATAAGGGTCGTCTTTCCGGTACCATTACGAGCGCCATCACCACCTAAATCTAGATTTTCACCTAAGATCAGTGTAAGTTCTTTGCTATCGAAGTTTACTGATTGACAAACTGCGCCAATAGACAGAAAATTACGGAGAGTGATATTCTTTAGTACAGTACTCATAGGTTACGATAAATCTCTAGTAATAGTTTTGCGTCATAGAAATCACTCTCGATATTAGTGATTTGGTCTACAACGATTTGATCAACACTTTCAAACTTGATTTCGCCAGGCGCCAAATCCTGTGAGTGCTGATCTTGCTTGATCGGAATCAATGCCATTTCACGAAGACTGTGTGCTGGTATAAGCGTCTCTCGAATAAAGTTTGCTTCTTCGTATGAAATGTCAATGTCAAGATGTACTCTAACATTAGATTTAGGTAAAAGCAAGCCGGTTGGGTTCTCTAATACTTGACTCAACTTGTATACCCTAAATAAAGGTTGCTTTGGCCAAGAATAGAATTCTGGATCTTTGCCCCACTCAAGAACCATCATACCGCGAGCATCATCACCTGCATCTGCGTAGTTGTGAGGGAAAGCATTACCCATATACCAAATGTTCTTCCTAGACTGTCGCTTATGAAAATGACCAGAATAAACCTTCTCAAATCCAGCAACATGTTCTTCGTTTAGTTCACCATGATCCGGCATCTCGATCATTGCATTCATATAAAAATGAGGAAGCTCCATGTGCGAGAAAAGATACTTGCCGCTAAGCTTAGGTAGTTTCTTATAATCATCACCAACTAACCACGGAGCTATGACTACATCATCTTGCTTGAACCAATCATTTACTATGACTACATTGTGTAAATGTTTTGCCCATTCAACTGAGTGAATATCCCGACGATCACGATAATATAAATCATGATTGCCGGGAATAAAGTAAACAACGTCAAACGCTGCGCTTAACTTCTCTAATGCCCGCAGTCCAAATTGCATAGTATGCATGTTGATGCTTGCTCTATGGTGATTGTAATCACCTAAAAAGAAACAAGTCTCACAGTTCTCTGTCTTAGCTTTAGTAATGAACCAATCAACGAAATCAGTACAGTCTTGGTTGTGCTGTAAACTATTGCTTTTAGCTCCGAAGTGCAGGTCTGTAAATACCGCAGCTTTTTTGAATAGATTTGCCATAGTTAAGTTATACTACTTAATGAATACAATATCAATGAAATAGGTTACCTTATTCAGGAGCCTGTATTTTCATATCCTTCATTTGACGAGAGAATGACGGAGTTAACCCGTTAATTTCCAATATATCATCTCTGATATTCTGGTTGCGTTTTTCGATATTAAGTACTCTACAGAAGCTATTAGTAATGGCTGCTGTATAGTATGCAAACGGATTAGCAGATTTGGCTTCGTTAAATCGAAGTCCAACGTAAGTTAGCTGAAGAATAGCCGATCCGCGCATCTCATCATTATAAGTATAGCCGCGCCAATTGTACTTCATGGCATACTTCTCACAAAGCATCATATACATTCGAGCCAACTTATTAGTGATTTTGCCGTGATCCTTAGAAAACTCGCCGTTTTCTATGCCATTAATCCAATGTGACTTTCCTACACATCTAAACGTATTAGTTTCATCTAGTTTGAAATGTTGGAACGGTGGAAAATTTACTTTGACATGAACCATGTCATCCACATCATCTTTGGTTGTCTTGTCTTCTAAATCAGAAAAATCTAAGTCGTCATCGTCATCGAAGATGAGAATGTCTTTAGCAGTCTTCTTTTTTGCTGACTTTCTTGGTTGCTTTTGCGCAACTGGAATGTGATCCCATGTCATTATTCGAAAGATCAAATCTTGTGTTGGGATATCTTCAGGGTTCAGTTTTTCGCCAGTTTCTTGTGATAGTCTGGCTGCTCTGGCTTCTTTGGCTAGTTGAATTTGTTCTGGTTGGGCAGTATATTCGAGACACTTAGCTAGCTCGGTCGTTAGATCCAAATCAATGATAAGATCATATCGATGATATTCGGGTTGAGTGAAGTAACAATAGGTAGTTTTGCTCGTATGAATCTCTTTAAGCATATCCTTGTTGTTTAGATAATTTATTGGTTTCTTTGGTTTTAATCCCACTGGTAATCCTCTTTACTATAGGGTATTATACTATTACTGTTGCAGTATTGCAACAGTATACGGGTAAATTTGACGATTTTTTGAAACGATAAATACAATCAGAGTATTGTATATTTATCATAGGAATCTCTGTTACATGGCAACCGTACAACTTAGTCCTAATGTTAAAATTGAGGCGATTACCCCAGAAGGGCCCGGCACCGCACCTATCTGGTATACTTTAACTATCGGAGACAGTGACCTTAGCACGAGAAACCCTACACAGTTTCAAGACGAAATTACTAATGCGGTCAACACCGGAAAAATATCGGCAGCAGAAGGCGCCACTGCAACCGCCGGATTGAGTCAGGCAATTACCGAAGTGCAGCAACAGCTATCATCTAGTGCAACCACAACGCAACCTTCATCAGATCCGGCTACAACACAGACCGTAACGGCCGAAACAGCCGCAGCCACTGCACCTCAAGGTTCAATTGCAGATGCACCCACACCTGTTTCAGAAGTAGTGGTTAACGGTTCCCCTGCTCCAGGTTCAGTAACTATAGTTCCGCAACCACCAATAATTGATGAACCGATAGTAAATCAACCGCAAGTAACTATAGTTCCGCAACCACCAATAATTGACCAACCTGTAGTAAGTTCAGTACAGAATACTATTGTAGATACACCACCTGTAATCACGGATGGACCATCAATTCCACCAAATCAGCCGGCTGTTCTTCCGGCAGACTTTTCTACTGATCCTTCTGCTCAAGGCAGTTCTAAAGGATTGCAAGGTTTGGTCGCAAATACACAGTCACAGGCAACACAGTCAATTGCTGCAAATGCCGCAGGCCAAGGTGACTGGCGAGTAAGACTTGCATTGGCTCCGGGAGCAACATATCTGTATAAAACAAGCTCAGATCCTGGTATTTTAGCACCACTGGTGGATACTGATGGTGTTATATTTCCATATACTCCTGCTATTTCGGTAAATTATGCGGCTAGCTATGATGCGGCTAGCTTAGTACACACCAACTATAAAATGTTCCAGTATACTAGCAGTTCAGTTGATTCGATCACACTCACCTGCGAATTTACTTGTCAGGATGTTGCTGAAGCTAACTATGTACTGGCTGTAATACATTTCTTTAGATCGATGACTAAAATGTTTTATGGACAAGATCAAAACCCTAAAGCAGGTACTCCTCCTCCGTTATGCTTTATATACGGTATGGGAAGTTACCAATTTTCAAATCATCCGTTAGCTATTACTGGATTTAACTATGCTCTTCCAGCTGATGTAGACTATATTAAAACTACAGCACCTTCTGTACCCGGAACACGTCCGGCATCCCCTACTAATAATACTAATTTAAAGTCAAGCCCTACATCGGCTAGGTTGTCAACTACTGGAGTTTCTCCGGGCGGAGCCACCCCACCACCACAATTCTCTACACCCACATCAGCTAGTACAGTGACTTGGGTACCGTCAAAGATTCAGTTGTCAGTAAGCTGTGTTCCGATTGTCAGTAGAAACCAAGTGTCTAATATTTTCAGCCTTGCTGATTATGCGTCTGGTAAAATATATGACGGAACAAATAATTCAAATGGAGGATTTTGGTAATGGCCGCATCGACGCAAAATCAAAGATTGTATTCGGCATCGAGTCCGTATTTTAATACAAATATAGTGAATAACAATTATTTGGATGTTCTTGCATATAGACCACTTCCTATGAATCCTACAGATGTTTATATGCAAATTACAGCAGTGTACGAATATAGACCCGACTTATTAGCGTTTGACTTGTATCAAAATGCAAGCCTTTGGTGGGTGTTTGCAGTTAGAAATCCTAATTTACTCGGCCCGGACCCGTACTTCAACTTTACGGCAGGTACTGGGATCTATGTACCAACATTGTCTACTCTAAAGACGGTACTGGGAATCTAATATGGTCGATAGTGTGACAACTACTATTAATGGGTATACTGTTATCGCTCAATATAATCCTGAGTATCAAAGGGTTTCCTATGTTATTAATAATCCAAACGGGTCTCTTTTATTAAGTGCAGGGAATGCGCAAGCGGCCATGTCGGGCGTGAGGAGTTTGGCGAATGAAGCAATAGATGCCGGTAATAGTGCATTGGCTTCTAGTCTATCAGCATTGAATATGAATCTTGTTATGCAATCCCCCTCAATAGACGCACAGGCCATGGCTCAATATAAACCTACACCACCAGAACCTACGCCTACAGATAACTCCGCCGCACTAACCCCAACAGCGACAAATGATAAACCTCTTCCTCCGATATCAGATGATGATAGCGGTAACACGCAGTCAAATCCTGCAGGATCATCTGGTGCACCTCCTTCGTCACCGGCAAATCCGTCCGGATCAGTAACAAATCCAACTCCCGCAAGCGTGTCTGCTGCGGCAGCAGCAGCGCCGACGCCACCCAACGGAGACCTACCTGGAAAACGCCTGTACAATCCATTAAGTCAGCTTTCTAGTTATACATATCAATTAAGTTTATATATGATAACACCTGATGCATACAGTGCATTTTTAGCGAGCGGAAAACAAAGTATAAATGTGATTCCTCAGTCACTGGCGAACAGCCCTTCTATAAACACCGCCGCGCAAACAAATACATTTATAAATTCCAATACGGGTCAACCGATAATCGGCGGCGCCTACCTAATAGCACAGAGCGGGGGAAGCGGTAATCCTGCCAATCGCGCCCCCGGAATTGATTTTGATTATGGTATTGACAATCTATCCTTTGATCATGTAGTGTCTACTAATGGGTCTGGCGCCGCCGCGGTAAACTCTGATATAAAATTTACTATTACAGAACCATATGGTTTCTCGCTTATTGATAAAATAAAAACAGCACAAACTGTTATAAACAACTACAGTTCGGCCATTAATATACCTGACAATCCGACAAAAAGTCTTTTTATTTTGGGTATTAGATTTTTTGGATATCTACCAGATGGAACACTAGCAACTGGCAAAGAAATATTTAATGGTATTCCACTAGATCCTAATGCTGGCGGCGTCGGCGCCCTTTTTGAAACTTATTATGATATTAATATAAACACATTCGGGTTTAAGCTTGGTGCAGGCACCACTACGTATGACATAGAAGCAACTTACCTAGCAAGCTCTACCGGATTCGGTACAAAATACGGATACCTAAACGGTAGTCCCAATTTTACATGTAAAGGTTCGACCGTTGGTGAAGTTTTGAGCGACCTTGCTAGTCAGTTGAACGCAAAACAGCAACAACTAACTAATACCAGTAATGGTCAAAAACCATCACAACAATATCCTATAGCCTACACATTTGAATATCAAGGTAACGCAGCAACCACTGTTGCGAATGCTTCTATGATTAATCCAGCCGATAATAACAAAGCAAAAGCAGCGATGTCTGGTGCAACAAATAGCGCACAATCTAATCCTAAGGCTGAGGTTACCGGAGTTTACAATCCCAACATAAAGACTATTACTTTTGCTTCCCAGCCTATTTTACAGTGCATAGACCAAACAATAACATCCAGTACTTATGTAACAGACGCATTGTCTTCTAATACGACCAACTCAACTAACGGGGATAATACAGTTATACCAAACCCTAACCCTACTTATCCGGTTTGGTATAACTGTAGTGTCCGGGTAGAAAATCCTAGATGGGATAATATTATTCATGATTGGATATTTGATATAGTATATGTTATCCGGGAATATCAAACACCTCTCGTTAACAGTCCAGCTATTAGTACAACTCAACCATATTATGGTCCTTATAAAAGATATCAGTATTGGTATACAGGAAAAAATTCAGAGATTACAGAATATTCACATACTATTAATAATGGATATTTTTTGGCTGCACTAAATCAACCTGGCCCAGACCCTTTAAAGGGTGCACCTAATACTGCTACTACTGCTCCCGCGCAAAGCACGCCCCAATCCAGCACCAACACTCAAGGTAACGGAGCAGAAGCAGTAGCTAGCTACAAAGACAGTTTATACAATCCAGTAGCCTATTCAGACGTTCACGTATCTGTTTTGGGTGATCCAGATTTCCTAATACAAGATACGGCTAATCAAGACAATCATTTTAATACACACTATTCTCCGAATGGATATAGTATTGCACCCAATGGTGGTCAGGTGTTTGTTGAAATAAATTTCAATGAAGCGATAGATTATGATACTACTAGTAACGGGACTGGACTAATGAATCTAAATGACAAAGTATATTTTCAAACATATCCGAATTCGGTGAATATTCTCAAAGATGCTAACGGAAATCCTTTAGTTCAAGGGGTTAGTTACCAAGTAAACACAGTAAAAAATACTTTTTCTGGCGGAAAATTTACTCAATCATTTGAGATGACAGTGAATCCGTTCAACGGGGTTCCAGTAGATTCTAACGCAGCGTCATCTGCATCACAGTCTTCAAATCCAGGTCCATCACCGACTAATGCGAGCAAACAAGCGCCTACTACTGGATTAAAGCCTGCTCCGCAAACTGATGCCCAAAACGGCACAGTAAGCCAACCTCAACCAGCACAACAAAAACCAGCCGAAGCTACAACTTAATAACGAGAAACCAGTATGCCAATTGATACATTTAAACCAAGAGGTCAGATAGCAGCAGACAAACCTGGTAAAGGTGGGTCTGGTGTACAAACTGTACCACTAATAGGCGTAGTTAGAGATAATGTTGACCCGACACGATCTGGTCGTATTAGAGTATCTTTGGTACAACCTAACAGCTCCAGCAAACCAGAAGACTCTACAAATTGGATTACTGTAAGCTATCTAAGTAGCTTTTTTGGTAAGGTGCAAGCAACTGCGAATAGTGACGGTTACGGTACTTACAAATCTAATTCTAGCTCATACGGACAATGGCAAGCTCCGCCTGACATCGGTACTCAGGTAATCTGCATATTTGTTAATGGTGATAAAAACTACGGGTACTACATCGGTGCTATTCCGGAAGCAGAATCATTACAGATGGTTCCTGCAATCGGATCATCAGATAATATTCTCACTAACGAGGGTGAAGCAAACAGTTATGGAGGCGCAACTCGTCTTCCTGTAACTAATATGAACACTAACGACAAGAAGAAGTCAGATAGTGCAGAATTTTTAAATACTGCCCGGCCGGTTCACAGCTATACCGCAGCAATCATGAATCAACAGGGTATAATTCGTGACCCTATTCGCGGACCTATATCATCCTCTGCATCACGCGAGACTGTATCTCGTGTTGGTTGGGGAGTATCTACTCCGGGCAGACCCATATATACAGGTGGATACGATGATACTACACTACCTGCATCATTGCAACAAGATAATCCGCAAGGACTTCAGGTTGTAGCACGCAGAGGCGGCCACTCAATTGTTATGGACGACGGCGACATTATCGGCCGCGACCAGCTAGTTCGAATTCGAACAGCTTTGGGTCATCAGATTCTTATGAGCGACGACGGTCAGACATTAATGATTCTGCACTCTAATGGTCAATCGTATATTGAATTAGGAAAAGAGGGTACCATTGACATGTACTCAACCAATTCAGTGAACATTCGAACACAAGGTGACCTGAACTTACATGCGGATCGTGACGTTAACATTCATGCAATGGAAAATTTAAATATCCAAGCAAAACAAATTCATACCAATTCTGAAGACGACACTATGATGCGTTCGGGCGGCGACTTTAAAACTTCTGCGACCGGTGACATAACTGGATTAGCAGCCGGCGCCATTGCATTTGCTGCGGGCGGCGACGCTTCGTTAGCAGCATCAGGTCAGGCATACGTTAACGGCACCAAAGTAAACCTTAATTCAGGAAAATCAAGCACGACACCTGAGGCAGTGGACAATATTCCACTAAATGCACAAACTGACACCTTATACGATGAAGAAAAAGGATTCCTTGCTGCACCCGGTAAACTACTTACGATTGCCTCAAGGGCACCAGCACATGCGCCATGGGCTAATGCAGGTCAAGGTGTAGATGTGAAAACCAGCCTTAGCGCTTCAGATAATCTTCCCGCAGCACCAACTCCGGCTGCAACAGCCGCAAGCTCTGCTGGCGCAGCGACCGGCGCCACGCCTCCTGCGGTAGCAACAGTAGCGTCAGCGCCTACAAACGCACCTAACATCTCAACTGCACTGGATAAAGGTACTACCAATGCAATGCTTGGTGCAACAGCTACAGCAGCAGCTACCGGGCCGCTAGCAGCAGCGACAAAGCAGGGCGCTGCCGTTGTAGAAACTGCAACCGGAAAAGTAGGAGCAATTGGTTCATTTGCACTCACGCCTTCGTCATTGGCTAGTGCTGGTGTACTTAAACCCGGAGCAGATACCCTTGTAAATGGGCTAGTTAAGAACGGTGTTGATTTGACGAATGCGATGCCGTCTTCTCTCTTTACTGGTGCACCTGGAGCAAAAGATTTAACAAACCTAACCCAAAATATTACTGCACAAACAAATACCGTAATTACCAACATGCAAAAGTCACAAACTGCATTAGGAGCAGCCGGCGTTCTAACCGGAGCAGAATCTCCGGCAACGGTTGCTGGTTTAGTCCAGTCCGCGACAACGAACGGAGTAGAGGCCACAACTGATGCTGTAAAACAAGTGAGCGGTGTAGCAGGCGCAGCATTGGGCAACATTACGGGAGCACTACAGTCTATTGGATCTGGTATAGCAGCAGCAGGTTTGGCTACTTCCTTAGGTGGATTGGGCGGCATTTCAAATGCATTAACTGCGATGGGTAAAATTCCATCCTTGGCTGGTTTAATAGACCAAGCTAAAGGTATTGCAGGTTCAGCGTTCGATGCGATCAAGAATTCATTTAAACCTCTTAAACCAAATGTCCCACAGAATCTCACACAAATTGCAAAAGATAATGCTGCTACTGCTGCTGGATTGTCAGAGCAAACTGGTCAACTAAGCACTACGGTAAGTTCGGATGCCTCTAGCATCTTTGGCTCAAACGGTATTAGTGCAAACTTTACTACGTTGACTGGATCGCTTGCAGGCGCGGCCGGCGCACTAACGTCATTGACTAAAATTGCAGGTTCAGTCAACGGAGCAGTAGGCTCTATCAACAATTCAGTGGGCGGAATAACTGGTTCTATCGCGGCCGTATCTACTCTCGCAAGCAAAGCCACAAATATCGTTAACGCTGCAACTAGTTCATATGGTTCTGTCACAACTACTATCGGCGGCGTAACCGGTGTATCTAGTACGACGGCTACAGTTACACTATCTTCAGTTACTAGCAATCCTCTTAATCCTACTTCAAGCGGAGTGCAAACGGCCGTAAACTCAGTAAGCGCAATTGCGGGCGCCGGAGCAACTATAGCTAGCGGAGGCATAGGCGGACTATCTACAGCAGCCTCGATTGTTCAGCAAGGTTCAGCAGCATCGACCTCATCTACTATAGCTAGCGGGTTAAGCAATTTACCTGGAGGAATAAGTGCAGTGTCATCGGTATTCAATAATGCTAAAAATGCAGTAAATGCAATTCCGGGTGTAGGACAGTTGACTGGTGCAATCAATGCTGCTACGGCAAGTGTGATGGGAGGATTAAATCTTTCTCCTATTAGTTTACCTAATAGTCTAAACAGTTTAACCAGCTTAGCATCTTCAGGGCTATCAGTTGGTGCAGCAGCGGACCTACAATCGGCAATCGCTGCGTTGTCGTCAGGACCAAGCGGCATCAAGTTGCCTGTTATAGGTTTCAACACCACAGACAGAACAAGTATAACCTCACAAATTACTAACGTATTAGGTGATCCTGGCATACCGATGCCAAATTTAGTTGGTGGAATTCCTAGTAGTGCAGTAAATGACGCACAGTCACTCGTTGATCAAGGAAATAAGTTATATGACGTAATTGATCAATTGGATGCGTACAATAAAAAAGCAGAGGCTGCGAGAAAGGCATACGAGTCTGCTCGACAAACCCTTCCGGCCGGCGATCCACAATTAGCGGTTCTGCTTGCTCAGTGGAATAGTGTAATTAATGATCCAACATATTTGGCGTTGCTACAAGAGGGTGATGGAACAGCAGCAGCGGTGTCTGACCAAACAAGCAACACCGCTTCTGCACCTACTGGTCTTCCTAACCCACCTTCTACTATCAACACAGGAATTCCTCTTTCTACTGCAGGACTGAAAAGCACAGTTCAGGGCATAGTATCTACAATTACAGGGGCTGGCACGTCATTAATTAATCTAGCACAAACAACACCTGTAACAGTATCTACTACTCCTATAACTCAAACAGCTACCGCAATCAAAGCATTGCAACTCTCGACTGCAAATAACATTGCGTCTCTGAACAATTCACTTGATGGTATTACGGGACCAACAAATAATGCATAATACAGGGGCTAAATAGAAGTATGGCACAGTATATTGGATTTAGCACGATTGATGCATGTCTACCAAAGACCACAAATGTCCTAAATGGGCCTGATGGTGGTCCTGGCGGAACAGTAACTTCTTTAGTAATCGGCAAGAAGTTCCGTATGGTAGATGTTCAATTAGTTATAAGAGATTTCATAAATGCACTAAACATACCGTACGGTCAAAAAGTAGGACAGCCACAGTACGGTACCTTTCTCTGGGATTTTGTTTTTGAACCTAACACGACGGACACACAAGTTCAATTGCAAAACGAAATCAGACGTATAGCATCATTGGATCCAAGACTTTCCTTAGGGTATGTCAACGTATACCCGCAATTAAATGGTATTCTAGTAGAAGTTGAAATTGCAGTCGTGCCGTTCAATCAGCCGTCGGTGTTGAACGTATTCTTTAATACACAGACAGGTATAGCTGCCATACAATAACAAATCCACCTTTTTGGTAATGATAAATATATCTATATCAAAAAGAGTGTACACATGGCAACAAGTTCAAGACAGTCAGCGTTATTTGGATTAAATGATTGGAAAACCATTTATCAAACCTTCCAACAAGCGGACTTTCGCAGTTACGACTATGAAACTCTGCGCAAAAGTTTCATTGACTACTTGCAACTATACTACCCTGAAACGTTCAATGATTATACTGAATCGTCTGAATATATTGCATTACTCGATGTTATCGCGTTTATGGGACAAGGGCTTGCTTTCCGTGATGATCTAAACACTCGTGAAAACTTCATTGATACTGCCGAGCGCCGCGACTCTGTTATTAAACTAGCTAACCTAGTAAGCTACACACCAAAGCGCAACATTGCAGGTCAGGGTTGGCTGAAAGTCTCAAGTCTTTCTACTACACAAAACATTACCGACATTAATGGAACAAATCTAAGTAATATTCCTATACTATGGAATGACCCAGCTAATCCGAATTGGTTGGAACAGATGAATACAATCTGGAACGCCGCACTTGTTTCAACACAACGTATCGGTAAGCCAGGTAATATTGCAGACTTGCTAGGAGTTACTACGAGTGAGTACGCTATTCAAATTCCTCCTACTGTTCTACCGATCGTACCATTCACGTCAACTATTGACGGTGTAACTATGAATTTTGAACTATGCAGTGTCACTTCGTTAAATGAGGATTACATATATGAGATTCCACCTGCACCGTCCGGCAAATTCAATATGGTATATCGAAATGATACACTGGGCTTCGGATCACCTGCAACTGGATTTTTCTTCTATTTCAAGCAAGGCACGCTACAGAACTATGACTTCACTTTGCAGCAGCAGATTTCAAATCAAATAATTCCAATTGGCGCAATTCAAGGGGTCAATAATACCGACACTTGGTTGTACCAAATTAATTCTGATGGAACTACAACACCATGGATTCAAGTGGAAAACATCTATGCTGATGCATATCTACAAACGACTACATCAAACAAAACAATCTTTTCTGTGAACTCCGGCTTCAACGATCAAGTATCCTACATTTTCGGTGACGGCGTATTTTCTAAGATTCCAGTAGGAACGTATAGATCATATGTTCGTGCAGGTAATGCGCTGACCTACACAATCTCTCCTAGTGAAATGAATGGTATTTCGGTTTCGTTCACGTATATTGACAGTACAGGGAAGGCACAAACACTGACTATAGGGTTGACGCTTCCTCAGACGGTTTCTACTGCACAGGCTCGTGAGTCACTGGCTGACATTAAGCAACGTGCACCAACTCGTTACTATACACAAAATAGAATGGTTAATGGTGAAGATTATAATAACTTCCCATATACGCTTTACAGTTCTATAATTAAATCAAAATCTATTAATAGAGCATCTGTTGGTGTATCTAAAAATCTAGATTTACTCGATCCTACTGGAAAGTATTCAAGTACCAATTCATTTGGTAGTGACGGTGGACTATATCAAACTACAGTGGACGGTGTACTGACGTTAACGATCAATAGTACGAATGATATTATTGCGTTCTTTAGTGACACACTATCTTCGGTATTATCACTAAACAGAGCTAACCAGTATTATATTCAAAATTATACTAGATATCCAGTAGTAGCTCCTACTCCAACTAGTGATAACTTAGTTTACTGGAATACAAGTTCAGTCGATTCTGGATCGGAAACTGGATACTTTTATACCAAAGCCGGTAGCCAACTTAATCCTATATCCATTGGTACTTATGGAAGCACTAATGGAATCATGTACATTACTACTGGCGCTATATGTAAATTCCAAGCGCCGACTGGTTATTATTTTGACATTAATAATCGTTTGGTTGCAGGTATACCGGGCGCGACAGACTCGACTTATATTTGGTCTACTGTACTAAATGTAGTAGGCGATGGGTCAAATAACGGTGCTGGCACGTTTGCAAACGGAGTTGGTCCGGTTAGCATTAATGGTTATGTACCAGACGGCGTTACCGTCAGTGAAGTGATCCCGGTATTTGGTAATGCACTGTCCACAGCAATCATTCAAGAATGTATATTTAAAATGGAGTTGCAGCAAGATTTTACTCTGGTGTTTAACAACGCTCTACAGATAAATCAAGATCGTTGGTCAGTAAGCACTGCCGGCGATCCAAATTATTTCGTAAAATTCACCAGTCAAGGTGGCAATAGATACATAGTTACATACAAATCATTAACATACTATTTTGGTTCAGTTGCAGATACTAGATTTACTTTCTCAAAAGACGGAATCGTGTATGACCCTTATTCAGGTAAACTTATACAAGACTTTGTAAACGTGCTGTCAGTAAACAGTCAATTTAACTCTACTACCGCATTGGGTAGAGACTACAAAATAAACATTGTGGGACAAACGACTCAAACTGACGGTTATGTAAACGATTTCCAAATAGAAGTTGCTGCAACTGACGTTAACAACAAACAATTAATATTAAATCCAGACTTCTTTAATGAAATTACTGGATATGTTAACGGATCTTCAAACACTGGTGTGTACGCTTTCTTTGAAACGGTACAAGATCCAATCAATCTAACAAGACAATATCTTATACCATCAAGTTCTGTAGTATACCAGTATCCAACAGTTACTAACATCGAAGTAGTAAAGTACGATTATCCTTTAGGTCAACTATTTTATGCGTATTCAGAAGGTAACTTTTATACTAGTGTTCAAGATCAAACAGTGACCACACCCTCATATATTTTGGTTGTTCAGAACCAATATTCTGTGTTGTTTGGTAGACAAGGGCTGTCCTTCCAATATAGACACAACTCAAATGATACCAATCGTATAGATCCTATCACGACCAATATTATTGATTTGTACGTCGTTCCTCAGGCATACTATACTGCATATACCAATTGGATTACTGATACCACAAATACTGTTCCTGAACCCACAGTACCTACTATAACTGAACTTACCCAAGAATACGGTAAAGTTCAAGATTATAAAATGCTATCGGATTCTGTGATTGTAAATAGTGTTGTCTTTAAACCGCTCTTCGGTCCTAAAGCAGATGAGAACTTACGTGGAACAATTAAGGTTATTAAAACAAGTAATACCAATGCAAGTGACAGTGAAATTAGAAGTGCTGTACTAGCTGCTATGAATAATTACTTTAGCATCAATAATTGGAATTTCGGAGATACTTTCTATTTCTCAGAATTAAGTGCGTATCTTCATGCGCAATGCGGAGATTTAATTAGTTCTGCGGTACTCGTATCTAATGACCCAACACAACCGTTCGGCACACTGTATGAAATCAAGTGTCTACCGTATGAAATCTTCGTATCCGCCGCCACCGCAAATGACGTACTAGTAGTTCCGGCCCTCACACCCGCCGAATTACAGTATTGATAAATACACTTGACTAGCAGTAGTCTGCTATGTGCAGTAAAAACAAAGTAGAGAACCATTATAATGGCCCGAATTCGGACAATAACTTTTCTTCCTGAGATTTTTCAAACCTCAACTAACGCGGAATTTTTGTCAGCGACCCTAGATCAGATCGTAAATCCACCGAATACGATGAAGATTCAAGGCTATGTAGGTAGCAAGTTTGGATATGGTGTAAATGCAACTGACAATTATGTAGTTGAACCAACAAAAACTCGGGTGAACTATCAGTTAGATCCGGGTGTAGTTTTTACTAAGCCAAACGAATCTGTAGCAAACGACTTTATCTCGTATCCAGGCATCATCGACTCTATTGCAATGCAAGATAGTATTACGGATAACAACAGTCGTCTATTCAAAAGTCAGTTTTATTCATGGGACTCCTTCACTAACCTCGACAAGCTCATTAACTTTAATGAATATTACTGGTTGCCAGTCGGGCCGCCGGCTGTTACTATCTCAGCAGCAACCGTGTACTCTACTGAAAATTATGCAGTCACATCACTACCTAATGGATATGAAATTGCTCTAGTCGGACAACCTATCGGTAGCATCAATCCTACACTTGGATTGATCCGCGGAGGAACCTATACTTTTGCTGTAAATCAATCGTCTCAGTTTTGGATTCAGACGGATCCGGGTACCTCAGGATATTCGCCATTCCAATCGAATCTTACTACTAGACAAGTATACGGAGTAGACAACAATGGCGCAAGTCAAGGTGTTGTTACGTTTACTGTTCCGCAAAAAAATGCACAAGATCAATATATTTTTCCAGGTAACAACACTGTCGATCTAGTCAGCACTAAATTGTTTGACCAAGTAAATGGAGCAGTTTTAAAGACATTTACTGACACGGATGGCGTAACATATCAAGGACTTAATGACATTGATGGCGTGACTGCGCTTGAAGGGTTACGCATCATGTTCTATTATGATGGTATTCCGGCAGAGAAGGGAAACACAGAGACCTTCTTGAGCGAGACACCGCTGGACATCAATAGTGATGTTCTCGTCGCACCAATCGTTATAAATGTAACTAGCTGTGATGCTTCTGCGTTTACTACAGATAGTACCTCTCAATTAGTAGTCGGTCAAACTGTAACCTTTAACAACCCAACATTCGGTGGAGTTACTGCAGGGGAAGTCTATTATGTTCATAGTATTCCTACTTCAGGTACATTTACTATCGCGTTGACTCTAGATGCTTCGTCTCCGTTAACTTTGGTTCCTGGATCAGGTACTATGGTTGCCAATATCAATCAGGGTCTATATGAAGAAAGTGTCGCATCAACGGTGTTTGAATACTATTACTTGATTGAATACATCGGTGATCCAAAGAACCCAACTATTCGTTTAGTTCCAGATGGTACTATTCCTGTAAATCAAACAATTACTCCATTATATGGTACTCAATGGAACAATATACCATTTTATCGTTCACCTACCGGAGTAATTAATCCAATTCCTGTTATCACTGCTCCGTTAGATGTTCTATATTATCAAGACGGTACATCTGCTGATTCTGTCGGCGTGATTAAAATCATTGACAGCAATACTACAAATACTATTAATGTTGTGACTGAAATCTTGGGTAACCCTAATTATACGTCATCTAGTGGAGTAGTATTTACTAATGGATTGAAAGTTAACTTTCAAGGTGACATTATTCCTACAAGTTATTTACAGGGACAATACTATGTACAGGGTGTAGGAACTGCAATTGAGTTAGTTCCAGTAAGCTCTCTAGTCTGTACTGAAGATTTTACACATGGTAATTACATTCCATATGATTCTACACCATATGACATTAGCAATTACGATTCGGACCTTTTTATTCCAACAGATAAAGACTATATTACTATTGCTAGAAACGCAATCAATAAAAATGCTTGGTCCAGAAGCAATCGTTGGTTCCACATCGATGTCATCAACGCAACTGCAAAATACAATAACGACCCTAATATCGCAACTACTTACGCGACACAAGCAAACAAAGCAGTCCGCCCTATAATCGAGTTTTATCCTAATCTAAAATTATACAATTCGGGTTCTGTAGGCGCCGCAGGAATCGATTTTATCGATACCCATAACACTGATGCATTGTCAACAGTAGCAGGATCTTACAATTATTACCCAGATACAGAAGTACTTACTACAGCATCGGCGTCGGTTGTAGGAGTAACCGCCGCAACATCAACTACCTTTAGTGTAGACGCTGCTAACGTTTCGGGTACATTCCAAATTGGAATGTATGTTGCAGATTCTTCAAGCATTCTTCCTAATAATACACAAATTACCGACATTACTGGTACTACTACGCTAACTGTAACAGTTTCATGGCCCGGCGCAAAAAACATATCCTCTGCTTCAAACTTGTCTATTGTGGGTTCAGACACTACTTTAGATAACTATGCTTTGTTTCCGGAAGCAAGAATCGTATTTGCTGCTGACTCTAGCTCTACTGTAAGAAACAAAATCTATGTCGTAAACTTCTCGGTAATTGATCCTAATACTAGACCTGTAATTACACTCACGGTAGCAGAAGACGGAAATATTGTCCCTGATGAACAATTAGCAATTAAGCGTGGTTATTATCACCAAGGCACTAGTTACTATTATGATGGTATAAAGTGGATACAGGCACAACAAAAGGTTACGGTTAACCAACCACCGCTGTTTGACGTTTTTGATGCCAACGGTATTTCTTTTGGGGATTCTTCGGTCTATCAAAGTACTTCGTTCAAGGGGTGTAAACTTTTCGCATACAGTGTTGGTAGCGGAGTCAATGACCCTATATTAGGCTTTCCAATCGCATATTCTGGTATAGATAACGTAGGGGATATTAGTTTCGACGTATCACTGAATTTGGATACATTTAATTATGTGTCTGGATATAATCCTATTAATCAAAAGGTAAATACTGGCTACGTATATAATTATACATCAGGTACATCATATGTAAGACAGCTTGGTTGGCAAACCGCAATTGCTGATAGCACGCAATATCAATTATTCAGTTTTGACTTTGATCCTACAAATCCAACATTAAGTTTCCAGTGTGACGTTGCAGCATTGCCTGCTTTAGCAACGGGAGAAACTGGTTGGCCGAGAGTTAAGGTATACATCAACAATGTATATCAAGCACCAACATCATATGCTACGGTAGTTGGTACCAATACTACCACAATTACATTTAACAGTAGCAGTTCACTACCAACAACTAGCACGGTAGTTCAAGTATTAGTATTGAGTGATCAAGTAAGCCAAATCGGTTACTACGACATTCCTATTAATTTAAATAATAATCCATTAAATGCTGATTTAACTACAGCCAATGTTGGTGATATCCGTGCACAGTATAGAGACATTTTTATTAATTCACCAAACACGACAGGTGAAATTTTCGGCGCAAATAATTTTAGAGATTGCGGTAACTTAGTACCATATGGTACAGAGATAATTCAAAACTCTGCGTCATTAGTACTGCCGGGAACCTTTTTCCGAAACACGCAGCACAACTTGTTTGACGCATTGATGTTTAACAGCCGTGAATATATAAAGTATAAACAATTACTAGTATATACGGTACAAAACACAGATTACGTTCAGCGATACACTCCGTCGCAAATTCTGGATAGCGCACTAGACCAGATTACTGCTGCAAAGAGCGAAATCAACGCATTCTTTTGGTCGGACATGTTACCGTCAAAGGCTCCGTACCGCACCAACACGTACACGTTCAATAATCAACTGGATACTTCTGTTTATCCATTAAGCAATGTTTATAATTTTGAAACTGCTAACTATAGCGGCGTTCTTGTTTATGTGTTGAGAACAGTCGCTGGTGTAGTAGTTGAACGACAACTTACTAGTGGCATAGATTATATAATAAGTCCGGATGCCCCTTCGCTCACTATCATTAGCCCGCTTGGTGATGGCGATAAGGTCATCATTAAAGAATACAACCAAACATACGGCTCATATATTCCTAATACACCAACTAAGTTGGGACTATATCCTTCATTTTATCCAGAAGTAGTTTTGGATTCAGATTACACAGTTCCTACTTACTTCATCAAAGGACATGACGGATCGTTCACTAAGTTATACGGTGACTATGACGAAACATTAGGAGTATTGATTGATTTCAGAGACCAGGCTCTGCTTGAGTTTGAACTAAGAATTTACAATAATTTAAAATTAAGCACAACTGTTCCTATCGAGCGATACGAAGTTGTACCTGGTTACTTCAGAAGTTCTACATCAACATATTCATGGAATGAATTTATACAGATGTACGAACCTACGTTCTTGAACTGGATTGGTCAAAATCGTCTCGATTATAAGTCCCAGTACTATCAAAAGAACAACGAGTTCAGTTATAACTATACAAATTCAGGTAATAAACTAGACCAAGCTGCTATTCAGCAAGGTTATTGGAGAGGGGTCTATGAATATTTCTATGACACAACTACTCCAAACGAAACTCCATGGGAGATGTTAGGATTTGCTAATGAACCAACCTGGTGGGCTGATCGTTACGGACCTACTCCTTATACGAGCGATAACGGTATTCTATGGGGTGATTTAGAAGCTGGTTATATTTGGAATAACGGTAATCCCTACACCGTACCTGAGTTAGCACGTCCTGGACTATCTAAAATTATTCCGGTTGACTCCAACGGCGATTTGTTGTCTCCGCTAATCGCAATTGTAGGCAACTATAATCCAAGTACGTTCCAAAAAGATTGGGTAGTAGGAGATGATGCACCTGTGGAGTTGAGCTATCGACGTAGTTCAACTTGGCCATTTGATTTAATGAGACTATTTGCACTGACTAGACCAGCTGAATTTTTCAATTTGGCCGTCGACCTTGACAATTACAAATACAATGCTGAATTTAATCAATATTTGGTTAATGACAGAAGCCATTTAGTTCCTGCAAATATTGAAATTTATGGTAATGGTACTGCAAAAACCAGCTACATTAACTGGATTGTAGATTATGAAAAGCAACAAGGGGTTGACGCAACTACTAACATTACAACCCTTTTGAATAACCTTGATGTTCGTCTGGTTTATCGTCTTGCTGGATACAGTGACAAAACATTGCTTCAATTCTATGTGGAAAAGGGTTCGCCTAATAGCAATAACGCAACACTATTGATTCCTAACGAAAGTTATTCAGTGTTGTTATATGACAATCAGCCCTTCGATCAGATTATGTTCAGTGGCGTGGTCATTCAGAAAAATCAAGGCTATTGGACTGTATACGGTAATTCACAAACATTTGCATACTTTAAAACACTAAAACCTATCAATAACGGTACATACGGTAGTGTTGACGTTTTAGGTACTACAGTTAAGTATGCTAAAAACTATACTGATCAAGTAGTTCTTGTTCCATACGGTACCAAATTCTACAGCACTCAGGGAGTAGTTCAATTCCTAATGAGCTATGGTGCCGAACTTGAAAGCCAGGGCATGTTGTTCAATGAAGTTGAACAAGGAATTGAAGTCACTTGGGCACAGATGGCAGCAGAATTCTTGTATTGGTCAATGTCCGGATGGGAAGTAGGAAGTCTGATAACACTAAATCCGTCTGCTACTGCAATAAACATTGATAGACCAAGCGCGATAGTTCAGCCGCTTACGGTTCAGCAAACTAACTTTATACTAAATCAAAATCTCTATCCGATACAACTAAATGATCTTTGCGTTGAACGTGACGATACATTATTCCATGCGCACACCTTGAATCAGGGTGATTCTATGTCTTATGCTCAATTTAACGTAAGTAATTTCGAGCATGGTATCGTATTCGATAATGTCACTTTGTTTAATGATATTATCTATAATCTAACTACTGGACTAAGACAAAACCGCATCTACGCTCGCGGGGTCAAGACTGCTGATTGGAACGGAACCGTAAACGCCTGGGGCTTCATTTTAAATCAAGACAACGTATTAGAATGGAATGGTAATCTAAAGTATACTAAAGGTGTTATCGTACAATATAAGAATAAGTATTGGACTGCACTTAAAGTAATAGAACCATCCGCGACATTCAACGAGCAAGATTGGAAGCTCGTGAATTACAATGACATTCAAAAAGGAATGTTATCAAACGCTTCTACTCGTGCATACGAAAGCACACTATACTATGATGTTTACCAAGCAAATCTTGAACAAGATGCCGACTTGCTTGCGTTCTCACTTATTGGATATAGACCACGCGACTATCTTGCTCTGGTAGACCTTACAGATTCTACTCAAGTTCAAGTCTATCAAAATTTGATCAAGAACAAGGGAACCCGCAATGCAGTAGATGCATTCCAAGGTGCTACTTTCCCACAAGGTAGTATATCTTATGATTTCTACGAAAACTGGTCTATTTTAACTAAACAATATGGTGGAGTGCTGAATGAAAACTTCGTTGACTTCAGAATAAACCAAACAAATCTTATGGGTAATCCATCAATTGTTAGTTTGACAAATGGAGTATACACGGTTGGTTCAGACCAAGAAGTTCCACTATACAATTTATTCAATTATAACACACCACCAGCATCACCGAATGTATTGTCAACACTAGACACTACGGTTAATTCACAACTGTACCCATCCGCCGGATACATCAACGTAAATGATGTTAAGATGTCATCATATTTCTTCTCTGGATTGCCTTCTGCGGTTGACAGTACCGGTGCAGTTGTTCCTATTAATAATTTCTACGTAGGTGAATATTTTTGGTTAGCTAACTTTAAAAATAAATGGGACGTATTTAGATGGACCAATATTGGTCAAGTAATTCAAGTTAGAAATAATACTAACGGAACAGCAACCATAACGTTCAGTTCTCCGCATTCTCTCAATAAGCTAGATCCGATGGCCATCATTAACTTCGCGCAGAATGTTGATGGATATTATATAGTCGCTGATGTTCTAAATCTTTATGAAGTTGTAATAAATCTATCTGCACTAAATGCAAATCAAAATTCAATTCAAGGCAGAGGGTTAGCCTTTGGGTTCGTGTCGCAACGAGTAGCATCACCTGCAGGAATAATTCCGTTAGCATCTGCTGAAAACGAATTTATCAAAAACACTGTTTGGGTAGACGAAAACACTGACGGCAACTGGGCAGTCTATCGCAAGAGTTTAAATTATGCTTATCAGAACCAATTTGAACAGGCCGATGGCGGCACATTTGGTTCTGCTGTCGCATATACATCTGATATGGGTTACCTGATAGGTGATTCCGGCACAGGGATTTTGTATAGATACATATACGACAGTTTAGCTCAAGCGTACCTTCTGAAGGAAAACAAGACCGGCGGAACATCGTTTGGTTCAACAATAAAGTACGCCCAAAATCTATATGCAGTATCTCAACCTTCTGGCGTATCGCCAGCAGTAACGTTGTACACCTTAAATCATACGGTTGTTACTGATCGTATGTTAACATACCAAACCATAGCCGCGCCCGGAGGAGTAACCGACTGGGGCAGTGCATTAGCTATTTCGGGTGACACTAATTGGCTTTACATCTCTGATGCGCAAAACAACAATGTATATGTATATCGCAAGCAAAATATTCCTCTAATTGCAGGATACTTTGTGACCGGTGAAACATATGTTATCACGTCATTGGGTAGTACAGACTTCACTGCTATCGGTGCAGTAGACAACAAAGTAGGTATTACTTTTGTTGCAACTGGCGCCGGCGCCGGCACCGGTACTGCGACCCAGATTACATACAAGCAATCCACTATCATAAGCGGGTCATCTTTGTTCAGTCTAGGGGCCGGTGACGGATTCGGGACTGCGCTTGCAACATCATATGACGGTAGCACTCTAGCGGTAACCGCACCGTTTATCGACTATAGCCCAACGATAACAAATTGGGGTACAACATTTGTGCTACAACGCACGATGCAAAATTTTGAAGCAAAACAAAATTCGCTCCCTGAGCAGACAACTTCTTTCTCATTGTCTTGGACTCCAGCTGCTGGCGCCACTATAACAGCAAGTGCAACCTCTTCGGTAACAAATAGAATTACTTGCAGCGGATCAATGACTGGATTCCAAATCAATCAACCAGTAGTATTTGCAGGTAGCAATTTTGGTTCAAGCAATGTTTCACCTAATCAAGTCTACTACATTCACGGTATTTCGGGTAGCGAAATATCAATAAAAACATCACGATCAAGCACCACTCCTGTAAATCTAACTACTGCGGCTGGTCTATCGTTCTCTGTTTATGTACAAGTTGATCCTCTTTATGTGTATCTCAACGGTAAATTGGTTACTGATGACAATTACGCAGTAATTGGTACATCGTTTATCTATTACAGTTCATTGATTGCAGGTGACATTTTAACTGTGAGCGACAATCAATACTTCCCTGCGCAACAAATCAATTCTGATTATATTGACAGAACAGATATTGAATTTGGTTATGCGGTTGATATGTACAAAACCGGGTCAACACTTCTAATTGGTTCACCGTACGAAGTTGATGCAAATGATGTCGAAGGTGCAGTATACTCTTATGTTAACGGTGGCGCCGAATATGGCGTAGTGATCGGAACGAATGAATGTAACGTAACTACCAACCGCACGTTGTTGATCAATGGATTCGCAGTAAATCTCTCTGCTGGAAACGCACAATCAGTTGCGAACACGATCAATTCTAGTAAGATTATCAATGTACAAGCAGCAGCGACTAGTGATAATAAATTGATTATTCAAGTAATCAATCAAAATATCGCTCAGATTAATCAAAAGTTAACTGTGTATGCATATGATAGTGGTACTACGCTTTCTGAACTCGGTATAAACCTGTACACTAAAACTCAGATTATTCAGTCTCCTCACGAGCAAGGTGCATCTAGATTCGGGTCTGCAATCAAGATCAATGAATTCGATAGCGTTATAATTTCGGCTCCGGTAGGAACACGATATGAAGGCACCTTCTTTGACTTTACTGATGACGAGAATTTAGACAATGATACGGTCTTCGATAACAATGCAACTCAATTCGTAGATTCCTACGTTAATGCAGGCGCAGTTTACATGTTCGACTATATTGGTCTATACAATGAGAGTCTAGCAAATCCGGGCGCATACGTATATGCACAGAGCGTAAACAGCAAAAACATTCCATATGGTCAACAGCCTCTTTATGGAACAGCGATTGATTTTAATGAAAATGTCGTAGTTGTAGGTAGTCCTAATTTCTATCCAGTAGCCGTTGGCGGACAAGTAGTAGTTTACAACAATGCAACTGGTGTTTCTGACTGGTCAGTATACAGAAATTCTGCACCTATCGTTGATATCAGTAAAATTCAAAATACTCAAATTTTCAGTGCTTCTACTAATCAAACGCTAATCAATTTGGATTATATGGATCCTTTACAAGGTAAACTGCTGGGCGCAGCAAGAGAAAACCTAGACTTTGTTTCTGGAACTGATCCGGCACGATATAACAGTGATCTATCAACCATCATCGGTTCGGTCTGGGGTGCAGAGCACGTTGGTCAACTATGGTTCAACACAAACAATGTTCGTTGGATGAATTATCATCAGAATGATAATGTTTATAATAGCAAATATTGGGGTGCAGTATTTCCGGGCTCAGATGTTGCAGTTTACACTTGGGTAGCAAGCTTTGTTCCGCCCAATTCATATCCAGGCCCCGGCGCAGTTTATAACCCTAATCTATATGTAGTGAGCACGGTATTAAATGCATCAAATAATGCAGTCCCTGTATATTACTTCTGGGTTAGCAATACTAATATAATATTTGAACAGACCGGTAAAACATTATCCGATTCGGTTGTTGCATCTTATATTTCAAATCCAAAAGGATCCGGTATTGCATATATGGCACCGCTGCTACCTAATACATTTGCATTATATAACTCAGTAGATTACTTTAATGCGAATGACAGTGTTTTCCATATTGGATTTGCAAATGGAACAACAGATGACGTTGCTCACCAAGAGTACGCATTGATTCGTGAGAATTATCAGGATGACTTCTTGCCAGGTCTACCTCACGGCGGAACTTCGGCGCACACATTAGCAATTCAAGGCGGATATACTATTTCTGAAACAGACGTACCGTATTCATTGTACGCAAAACTTCTAGACTCTTTGGCAGGCTGCGACGGCGCAGGAGCAGTTGTCCCTAACCCATGGTTACCACTAGCTGTTCAGTCGGGAATTCGAAGCCGCCCAAACCAAAGTTTCTTCTATGATAGATACCTTGCAATTAACAACTACTTGACGTATGCAAATACTGTTCTAGCACAATATCCTATTGCAGAAATTAGACCAGACGCAACATTCTTGTTCCAATCCGGTACATACTTCAATACTGCTGATTATTGGTCATACGTCAATTGGTGGGCAACAGGATATAGCGATAGCACCAAATCTTCGCTTCAAGTGCCAAACTATGCAGATTTGGCAGCGTTAAATGTTGCAGTCAACACTATCGTAACAGTAGAACAAAACGGCGCAGGTAAGTTTGAAGTATATCGATATGATGGTTACGGTGTTTGGACACGTATCGGTCTTCAAAACGGTACTATTGCATTCGATACTAGCCTCTGGGATTACTCCTCAGCTAAGATTGGTTATGGTGATAATTTCTTTGATACAACACCTTATGATCAATATCCAAGCGAAGAAACTCGATATATCGTCCGCGCATTAACTGAGCAAATTTATATCAGCGACTTGCTAATATATCGAAACACGAGCCTAATTCTGTTGTTCGACTACATCCAGAGCGAGACTACTCAATCTCAAAATTTCTTGCCTTGGTTGAATAAGACGTCCTTGGCTGATGTATCGCATACTATTCGTGAGCTAATACCATATGAAGTTTATCAAACAGATAATACTGCATTCCTGTCAGGATACATCAATGAAGTAAAACCTTATCACGTTGTAATCAAGGATTTCGTGTTTAAATATACCGGAACTGACGTATATCAAGGTAACATCACAGACTTTGACCTGCCTGCAACTTACAATTCGTCGTACCAGCAGTATATTTCACCTCAGTTAGTGTATAGTAATCCTAACAGTCAGTATGAATATCTTCCTACTGACAGCATTTGGTCTACGGCTCCGTATACACAATGGTTCCAAAATCACGGTGTATCTATTACAGGTCAACCAAACTATAACATCACAGTAACTACTTCCTATGTGAGCACAAGCTCAACCTACATCGTAGTTGACAATGCACACGGTTTCCCAATTAACGGTACCATTAATATCGGAAATGAAATCATCGGATATTCATTTGTAGATAGAGCATTGAATGTACTAAGTGGATTGGTTAGAGGTGTAAACGGAACTCCTATTGAAAATCATATAACCGGCGCCCAAATTTATATTGATTTACCAGCTGCATTGGTACTATTCGGAGGCCGCGGCTACGTTGAACCACCTAAGGTTACTGCATATATCGATACAAGTATATATCCTGCACCGAAAACTCCGGCAGTTCTAGAAGCAGTAATGAACCTCGATTCTGTGTTACAGATCAATGTAATTGATCCTGGCGAAGGATACGCAGTTCTTCCTGAAATTGTTATTGATCCGGCAGAAGTAATTGCGTTTGACAATACCGCAGTTAACGGAACGTTTCACACTATTAGACTTTATGCTCCTAATCTACAGACTGGTGACGCCGTTCTATATAAATCCGGAATAACAGCATCAGTGGGTGCATTGGCAAACAATCAATGGTACTACATTAATGTATTAGAGACAGTTCCTACAGCTATCATTGCTCTCTACACAACCTATAGTGATGCGATAAATGATAAAGCTAGAGTTAAAATTTACCCAATTGGAATTGGAAGTGATATGACTCTAAGTTCAGGCGCGAGAGCATCCGCTATCACGACGGCATTGCCGATTAGAGAAAACAATACTACAATACGTTTTGACAGAACTACATATGGTTCTCAGGTACAAGATTGGGAGGCTGGCGCATATTACGGATCGTTCTTTGCTGGTACGCTAGACAACAGTAGCACAACTTCAAGCTCATCCATTGGATTAGAAAGCACTGAACCACCAATCGACAGTATTTTGGCTAGTGCCCAAGGCGCAGTATTTGAAATTACCGACATAAGCAACGATCAGCAGCTTACCTGGTCTTCATTTATAAGATATGTATCCGGAACAACAGCAAGCAATCATTCTATTACTCTGATTCCACAAGATAACGGAGGAGGACAACCAAACGCATCTGGTACTACCATCGGTTTCTATATTGGTATGCCGGTCAAATTCCAGTCGACCTTGTCGTTTGGTGGACTAGTGTCCAATCAAATATACTATGTGAATACTATTCTTAGTGAAACTGAATTTACAGTGTCAACTACCGTCGGTGGTCCAATATTTGGTGTAACTGACTCTGTGGTAGGTGTCTACACAATGGAATGTTTTGTTGGTGAGGTAACTAATACTGCGGTAATGTCTATTAATTATCCTGGCATTCTACAAGTTACTGCCACCACAGCAACAACTAATGCATTGACTGTTCCAACTAGTTTGGTTGGTACCGGTGGAACTTTAGGTTTCTATACCAACTTACCGGTCTTCTTCACTGAAGATGTATTCGGTGGAATTGTAGCTAATAAAACATACTACGTTACAAGTGTGATAGATAATCAAACATTTACTATGTCTGCGACTACCAATCCAGTATCTACCACTGCATATTCTGTCGATGGTTCTACCGATAGAGTCGCAGTAAATGATGGCACTAACTTTAACATCAATGATATTGTGGTCTTTACTGATATGGTTATTGCAGGAACAAGCACTACTAATTTCGGTGGCTTAGTAGCTGGTACATTCTATTATGTCAGTGGAGTTTATCTCTCAAGTAAAGAAATAACTCTCTCTGCTACAAAGAACGGAGCAGTATTAAATCTTACTACAGTTGTTGCTGCTTCTGATACCAGTGCAATAATGACAAATCAAAAGGACACGGTTGCACTAACAACTGCGGTTGGTTCAGCAACTATGAATGTGTCTTTACCAATAAGCCCTGGACAAATTAACGGACAACTGTTTACCATTTATGAAACTTCGGGCCAATACCCTAATAATATTGTATCCGCAGGTGAAGTTTCTTCGCTTATATCTCGCAGCATTAACGCAACGATTTCAGCAGTTAATAGAATTGCAGTCAGTGCTTCACTGGGTGGAACAGATTTCTTCTACAAGAATATGCCTATTAGAGTTACTACTAACATAGGTAACCTAGTAGCGGGTACAACATACTATATTAGAGAGTACACTGGCGACGGCACAAACACTGTAATTGAAGTAACTGTAACTAATACATCAAGTTCTGGTAATGTACTAAGTTGCGGTTCAACTGCTTCTCTGTATATAGGAATGCCAATAGTATTTTCGGGACAATCGTTGGGTGGTATCTTTGTAACAGAGACGTACTATATTCAGGATATTCCTAGTAGTACAACGTTCACCTTGTCTCTGACCGTCAGCGGCCCGGCAATTACGTTGACAAATGATAATGGAGTCATGACCGGCGCTGGTGATCCATTCTTTACGGTTTCTACTACAGTTAATGGCAGCGAGTTTGCACTGTCATCTGATCACACTACGGTATCAACTGCAACACAATATGTAACTGGTTATACTACATTCGATTTGTCATACAAGTTAGGTGGGTACAGTGCAGTTCCAACAAATGCAGGATCCGGATTTGCAGTCAATAATATAATTACTATTCCGGGTACAGCAGTCGGAGGAACGTCACCGGCTAATGATATTACTCTTGAAGTCAATTCGGTTGATGCATTAGGTGGAATCATTAATGTTATTGCATCGGGTAATGTACCATCTACATCTACTAAGTACTACCTAAAAGTTATCTCATCAAATCAATTAGAAGTCTACAGCAATCCTCTGTTAACTGTTCCAGTAAGCGGTATCAACTTCCCATTCAATGGGTATACCACTACTACAGTTCAGAGTGTATCATCAAATATAATCACAGTTAATAGTACAACTGGATTCAATGTGAATGATGCAGTAGTGTTTACTGGAAATGTGTCCGCCGGCATTGTTGCAGGGCAAACGTATTACATTGTAAATAATGTAAACTTCACATCCAACACCTTACAGATAAGCAGCACCCCTGGCGGAACAGCTATCACCTTGTCTAATGCATCTAGTTTGTCATATACTATGGCCAAATCAGGTAGTTATGCGTTCTTACCTGAACCATTCTACTTTAATCAATCGATTGTGAAATTCAACAATAAAGTCTATATCTGTGTCATATCTAACAACGATAAAGAATTTGTTATAGGCAAGTGGGAGGAATTGGATTCAGGTGATCGTAGACTTAATGCGATGGACAGAGTTATGGGTTACTATAAACCAACTGTCAATATGCCTGGTGTGGATCTAACTCAGCTATTCGATGGGGTAACTTATCCGAATTCAATATACCTGGGTAATGCATTCCAACCTAATCAACAATTTGCGTTAGATGTGGTTGTACAAGATCAGCCATTCTATCCATCACAAGTCAACATTACTGCGGTAGAGTACCATAACAATGTATACCATGCAGTTGCCAACTTACCTACATATTCTGCACTTCTTACTAGTGCCGATGGTATAACATGGGCTATAACTCAACTAGCAAATACTGATATAAATGTAACTAATATTGTATACAACAATGGTACTTACTTAATTTCCGCCGCTAACAATGCAACTCCTATTCTTACTAGTGTGGATGGTCTAGTTTGGACAGTAGCAAATACTACTGAACATTCCTCGCAAGCGGCTGCATACGGTAATGGTTGCTGGATATCAGTAGGAGACAATATCGTTCGTAGTACCGATGCAATAACATGGAATACAGTACACACGTTTGATTCTATTTTTGAAGTAGAACTCTATGGAGTAAGTTTTGTTCAAACTGCCTCGTTTACTGGATTTGTAGCAGTAGGTAACGGATTAAGATATGATTATTCAACAGGTGTCACTCAGTTGGTCCCTACAGACATCATCATAACTAGTGCGGATGGCATTACTTGGACTCAAGTTGCACCACTTACTAATAAGAGCTTAAATTCTGTAGTAAGTAACGGAACCACTATAGTGGCTCTGGGCGAAAATAATGTTCAGTATACTAGCACTGATGCAATTAATTGGTTCGGAAATGAGGCTTTAGTAACTACATTTAGTAGTACTAACTACATAATCAGTACTGCACCAAATGCATTCACAGTAAATGCAGCAGTACAATTTAGTAATTCTTTTTCAAGTATCAATGCAGGGACAACTTACTATGTAAAGTCCATAGTATCACCGACTCTAGTGACTATATCAGATACTTTGGGTGGATCGACTAAAACACTATCAGCAGATACAGTACCAATCAATACACTGATGTATGAGTACGACGCAAATCCAAGTACTGTACGTGACTCTGTTTATGTTGGTGGTACGTTTGTGAGCGTAGGTGACAATGGCCTGATCAAGACTTCTACAGATGGGTATGTTTGGACACTTCGTTCTTCCGGAACAACACAGAACTTGAATGGCATAACATATGATACTGACGGAATAACTACCTTTACTGTAGTAGGTGACAACAATACAGTTCTAACTAGCACTGACACAATTATTTGGACCGACAATTCAGTGTTCACTGTTCCACCTACTGTATACGATGTTAAGGGCGCGGATTTCCCATATGGTTACGGCCCTGAAGAATTAGTTCCAGGCGTCGTTACTGATAATCTTGCGCTGACAGTAGTTACTCGTCCCGGCAGCAATTGGGACGTAACTGAATACTCACATACCGGATTTAATGTTGTATCTCTTGAATTAGCTCCAACTTTCGGTACACAAACAGTTTATACTTTTGCAGGTGCAGTACAAGTACCGGCACAGCTTACCGTGCAAATCATAGATCCGGTAACTGGTTTAGGTACTGGTATTACAGAGGGTATAGATTATACTATTAATTGGTTGAATAAAACAGTTATACTTTCGACACCACTACAATTTTCACCTAAAAAAATATTAAGAATTGACGTTTATGAAGTAGGCAACGGTGATCAACTAGTGCAATCTAGCACGGATGTAAATCCTATTAGAGTCGATGATGTTACTGGCTTTAATGAAGTATATGTTGACTGTAATTACAGCGCATCTGTTTATCAAGGTAGCGGTGTAATTAGACCAGGTACCAGCGCAATCGAATCACAAGTTCTTTCTACTGATTCTACGACAAATAGATTGACTTGCACGGATATTTCCAAATTTATTCTTAATGGTCCTGTAACTTTCTTAGGTGTTCTGTTCGGCGGAGTAGTTTCCGAGACCACATACTACGTTAAGTCGATTAGTACAGCTACAGATTCTATAATTATATCTGCGTCAATTGACCCAGTGACTGGTTTAGCCGGCCCGGCATTTGATCTAGTCACTGCATCGGGCGATGCAATGTATGTAAGCATTCAATCTGGTAATGGCCAAGTTTGGACTACTCCTATCATGTATCATAATGGTAATAAACTAGTGTTAGGTGCGACTAATATTGTTATTAGAACACAATCTATTAATAATTCATTAACTACGAATTCAACATTTGGTTTCGTACCGGGCACACGCATCACCTTCTCCAATACAATGTTTGCTGGAATTTCTCCTCAAACAACGTATTACGTCTCGTCTGTTATAAACAATAACGAATTCACTATTTCTGCAACTAATGGTGGCCCTGTTCTACCGTTGCCGGATACAACCGGAGGCGCGATCTTTGTTACTAATGATTATGCGTTTGGAACTCAGCCAAATGGCATCGCTGCAAAAATTATATTTGCATCAGACGCATATACAACTGAAACTGACTACATCGTCTACTCGCTGTTCGGTGAAACTACACCACAGTACGGTTATGCAGTTCCAGAAATTCAATACTTTACTGGTACTGGATCACAAACCGCGTTCACCTTGTCTAACTATGTAGGAGAAAATAACCCTAATAACGCAGTTGTTGAAGTTAATGGTGTTAGAAAAACAGTAACTACTGATTACAGTATTAATCCTAACACCAACGTTATAACATTCACGTCTGCTCCTGTGTCAAATTCGTCTATCTCAGTATTGACATACAACGATACTCAGCAACAGTATCTCACTAGTCAATACGGATTAACTGGAACCACAGTTGCACCAATCCTATCGATTAATACTACACTAAGTCCGATACTAGCAACTACTACTGTCACCGCAACATCGTCTACTGGAAATCTAATTACAGCTACTAGTACCGCTGGTTTTGTTGTAGGACAACAAATTCAGTTCTTTGGCATCGCCCCGCTCGGTGGAATTAAAGTTGATGGTACAATGTATTGGGTTGGATCAATCATCAGTAATACGTTCACTATAAAAGATCAATACGGAGTTGCAGTACCGCTGTCGAATGCATCAGGTACGTTGCTCGCTGAGGTAGGTGGAATTTCTACTACTAGGGTGACTACTACTATTCCACACGGATTCGCTGAAAACTCTCTAGTTAGAATTGACGGTACAGTTGGGTCTATTCAGCTTAACAACAATATTTACTATGCTAGAGTGATCACTGATACTGTATTTGACTTGTATCAGAGTGATGTTTCGGGATACACTGGATATAATCCAACGTTGGGGGCAACTAATTATCCAGTAATCGGCGTATCTACTTATATTTCTGGTGGATATACTTGGTTAACGGGCTCGTTCAACATCACAACTACGACTGCTACTGCAACAACAAGCTCAAACAATACGATCACGGTTGCCTCTACTGCAAATCTGATCGTAAACACTCCAGTTTACTTTAGCGAAAACTACACATTGAATGGCACTGACTTAAGTTTCGGTGGACTAGTATCAGGAACAGAATACTATGTTAGCGAAATAGTTAACGGCACCACATTTGTGGTGTCTGACACATATGATGGTCCATCTAAGACGCTAACGACATCAGGTCCCGCCACTATCAACGTAACACAATGGTCACAACAATACACTGATCGTATCTGGGTAACAGTTAATGGATTGAGAGTACCATCATCTAAGTTAAGAATAAATCCTGCAAATGAGGTCAGTATTCTAGCTGAGATTCAATCAACTGATAAAGTAATTATTACTAGTATGATTGCACACTGGACACCAGAAGAAATGACTTATATGAATTTCGTAGACAAGAATGGAGTAGCATCGGTTTATAGATCAAATACGTTAACTAGAACTTGGTTAACTGAATCTATTCAAGACTTGACTACGGTGATTTACGTTAATGATGTAAACAGCGTTATCCAGGATGTAGTCTTTACTGCAACGGTACCTACTGTATCCGTCGACGGTTACTACTATATTGGATTGCCGGCGGACAAGAGAATTCTCACTGCTGTATCTGTTGTAAATATTTCAACTACACCAAATCAAACTATCAGCAGCAATGATTATGAGGTTGTACTAGTAGATACTGCACCAACACTAAAGATCACTCCAGGAAGCTACATTTCAACTGGCAACACCTTAACTATTAATGTACTTGAAGGAGATATCATCTACGTTAACGGAGAAGCTATTAGATTTAATGCAGTTGATATTGCAAGTAATTCGTTGCTTGGTATTCAACGCGGGGTTAACGGTACTGCTAAACAATCTTATATACCAGCGTACACTGAAGTATTTGGATTATTGACTAGCAACAAGCTAGACGATGTTTACTATAATCAAACTTGGAACTCCTACACCTTCAATACAATAGACGGGGATCCACTACAAATCAGCACTACGACACCTGCATTATTCTTACAAACGGACATCACGTAAATGATAAATAATGAGATGAACGAATATAAGTCAAATAGTGAAGGGAATCAGGCCCGCCCTGAACGCAAGCCTGATGAAGTTAGTGGTTACTATTTTTCCTCTAGCATAAAGATTTTTGATCCAAATTCGAAGGAAGTAATAGTACATAAAAGAGGCGATATATAAGTGGGTATTATCTACATCACAGAAAATTTATACAACAAAGCGCACGGTATTATGCCATGGCGGTATATAGGAAGTGAGCAATACAACAATGATAACTACTTAGGGTCAAGTATTGACCTAAAAAAAGACATAGCAGCGTTAGGTGCAGAAAACTTCAAGAAGATAATACTAGCCGATTTAGGTGACATTGATAACAAAGAGCTTCGCAGAATCGAGTCAATTGAATATTTGCAGCCGAACAATGTCCCCGCGGATGAAACGTACTACAACAACACAGATAAGTATGCGCCGGCCGGCGCACGACTGGGCATGAAGCATACTAAAGTTTTTAAACGAACACAAGCATGGAAAGATAGTAGACGAGGCTACAGGCATACCGATGATGCCAAAGCAAGCATGGCATTGAAAAAAATTGGCACTACAGCAAGCAAACAAACCAAACAGTTAATGTCAGCAGCCCGATCAGGTGAAAACAACCCGAATGCATTGAGTTGGACTATAACCTCCCCCGCCGGTGAAACCTTCAATGTTAAGGGACTTGCTAAGTGGGCAAAGGACAACAACTATAAATACAGAGATATATATCATAATAAAAACGGTTGGACCGCAGTAAAACACGGGGTTGGATTAGGCGGCCGAAAGAAAAGGGATCATATCAGTGGAATTTAACATGAGGGTGTCGGTTAAAGGGCACATTACAATAACTGATGTCACAGAACCGGATAATCACATTGTATTAGTTGACAAAGATAACAGCATTAATTATGAAAACATGTCAGAAGCTATTGCAGACACGCTAAGCAGTCGCGGCTATGGCGAAATCTACCAAATGGCATTTGGTGACGGGGGAGCGTCCGTCGATGAGACTGGTGTAATTACCTATCTTCCACCTAATACTACCGGTCAAAATGCGGCGCTATACAATCAAACTTATGCAAAAATAGTAGATGATACTAGTGTATTCAACCTTGATCCTACTAGAAATAAGATGACGGTGTATCACACTACAGGCAACCTATACACTGATATTTTAGTTCAATGCTTACTTGACTACGGTGAACCATCTGGACAAGCTGCATTTGACAACAGCACTCAAACTACATCCAGTTATGTTTTTGATGAATTAGGTTTACTAGCTAACTACGGTACTGACAGTAGCGGTAATGTAATAACTAAACTACTAACTCACGTAATTTTTCACCCTATACAAAAGTCGCTGAATAGACAGATTCAGATCGACTACACTGTGAGAATTCAGAGCCTAACTAATTTGATAACCATATAAAACAGTATAATTAGGGGACAATAGTGTCGTATACTATTTACAAATCGGACGGAACTTTATTGACGACTATTCCAGATGGTGTCGTCAACATAACCAGCACGCCGCTAAGTCTGCCAGGCCGCAACTACGCAGGTTACGGGCAAGTATTCGACACAAACTATGTACATCAACTAGAAAATTTTGCAAATAGTACTTTACCTGCAAACGCTCTGAGAGGTCAGTTGTGGTTTAATACTACCAATAGCACGCTGTATGTTTGTCCGACTGACGGTGAAACCAATCAAAGCAATTGGATCGCGCTCCTTACCGCTAACAATAGCGGAAATATTAATACAGGAAATTTGAACGCTTCTAGCAACATATATGCAAACAACGCCTCATTAACTAATAATCTTAATTCCAATGTAATATATACCAACTACTTAACCGTAAATGTACAAGCACAGATAGCAAATGCAAATATATCAAATGCAAATATAGCAAATTCTAATCTCACTGGTACTGCAAATATAGTAACATTGCGGACAAATAATATTACTACAGGATCAACATCTACCAATGGTAATATAATCGGTACATGGACTGCAAATGGAACAGGAACTGCTAACGGTGTATCTGGAACTGCACTGTGGGTTACTGGTGGAAATTTAGTAATCAGCGGCCCGGGCTCGCTGGGCATTAGTACTGATAATTATTATTACGCGAACGGAGTACCCATTTCTTTTGCGGGAACCTATTCTAACTCAAATGTTAATTCATATTTACCTACATATACTGGTAATGTTGGCGCACCTAGCGGAGCAACGACTTTCAATGGTGTATCTCTAAATTCGGGATCAAACTTGATTGCAGGTACAATTACGGGCAACTGGACTCTTTCTGCTGGATCAAATATTAATGGTGTGATCGTTTCCGGTGGAAACGTAGTTGGACCAGTAGCGTCTGCGACATCTGCAGGTACAGCGACAACTGCTACGTCAGCGATCACGGCCGGCACTGTTACTACTGCTGCGCAACCTAATATAACTTCTGTAGGTACACTATCATCTCTATCTGTGTTAGGCACGATCACTAGCGGGTCTTGGAACGGTAATATCGTCACACCAAATTACGGTGGTACAGGGTTGGCAGCAACTCCAAGCAATGGTCAGTTGCTTATAGGTAATGGATCTGGCTTCTCGCTTAGTGGGCTTACAGCAGGGTCTGGAGTAACCATCACTAACACGCCGGGCGGAATAACTATTTCGGTTACCGGATCATCTGTTCCTTCAGGTCTCATATCGATGTGGTCCGGTTCTATTGCTTCTATTCCATCTGGGTGGGTCCTTTGTAACGGACAAAACGGAACTCCGGATCTTAGAGATAGGTTTGTGATAGGCGCAGGAGGCTCTTACTCTCCGGGTTCTGCCGGCGGCTCAACTACACTAAGCACTTCGGTATCGGTAAACGGGCACACATTAACCGTAGATGAAATACCCGGTCACCAGCATACCTTCGATACCAATAGCAGTTATACTGGGATTTCGGTTAGCGATTCTGGACACGCACATCCTCTATATAATATAGTTGATAATAATGGTCCGTGGGCAGTCAATAGAGCTTTTGGACAATACAATGGTCAACTAGAAATAATAGACACAGCTACTGGTGTTAGTTATGCAGCCATCAGCACGTCTGACCCTTCACACTATCATAGTGGAACTACCAACAGTACAGGATCAGGCTACGCTCACAATCACACTGCATCAGCTACTACAACCGGTATTCCTCCGTACTACGCATTAGCATTCATAATGAAAACCTAAACGACGCAACACGAATTTTAAGATAAATAAGGATAACGGAGTAACTTAACTATGGCATATACAATCGTAAAAAGTGATGGTACGACTCTCACTACTATCGCTGACGGTACAATCAACACGACTAGTACTAGTCTGGGTTTGCCGGGCCGAAACTATGCAGGATATGGTCAACAATTAGACACAAACTTTGTTCATCAGCTAGAAAATTTTGCATTCAGCCAACCTCCGTCTAATCCCATCAGAGGCCAACTCTGGTTCAACACAGTATCAAATACCCTCTTGGTCTGTCCGGCCGACGGAACTACTAATGCTGCTGCTTGGCTGTCTCTTGCGCAATCAGGTTCAGCCGGTACTACAACGTTTGGCAGTATATCAGTAACTGGCAATGCTGCTGCAAACAACATGGCTGTTACAAACAATCTTACTGCCACGACCGGTACGTTCTTCAATCTAACAGCCACCGCAAACGCAAACGTTGCTAATCTAAACGTATCATCTACTGCAAACATTAGTACTTTGGTGACAACTGCAATCACATCAGGTAGCGCATCTACTAATGGAACACTAACTGGTGTTTGGACCGCAAACGGAACCGGAACTGCAAATGGTGTTGCGGGAACATCGATGTGGGTTACCGGCGGCAACCTAGTGATTACCGGATCTGGAATTGGTATTCGTACTGATAATTATTATTATGCAAACGGTGCATCTATTCCGATCGGCGGCTCATATGGCAATTCTAATGTCGCATCATACTTGCCAACGTATAACGGTGCGATATTAACTACAACTACGCAAGCTACTACATTAACTACTGGAGCAAACACAACCGCCGGAACGCTTACAGGTACCTGGACACTATCATCGGGTTCACAACTACAAGCGACTTACGCTGACTTGGCCGAAAGATTTGCAGCAGACGATGTATATTCTCCAGGTACAGTAGTACAATTAGGCGGAACCAAAGAAATAACAGCAGTGCAGTATGAACTTTCTGAAGATGTATTCGGTGTTATTTCCGATACTGCTGCATATCTAATGAATGCCGGCGCCGGCAATGATACTACTCATCCCCCTGTTGCAGTTTCCGGTAGAGTAGAGGTTAAAGTTACTGGTAAAGTACTAAAAGGACAGCGATTAGTAAGTGCAGGTAACGGTATTGCTCGTGCTGCTCACTCCGGTGAAGCAACCGCATTTAATACTATAGGAAGAGCATTAGCAGATAAAACCACAGATGGCGAAGGTGTTGTAGAAGCTATCGTTATGATTCGATAATAAGGAATAGAGATGACTTACTCACAGTATGGAACTATACAGGCTTCTGACTATAATACCTTTGTAGGGGGCAATCCTACTGGAAACTCGTCATTAAATGCTGTTTGGGCGACCGGATCAGGTTCAGCGGGGTATGGACAAACTGCTCTCGCTAATGTTGCTGTAGGTGCAACTGTAGCAGCATCAGATTGGGCAAACTTAGTCAACAAAACATCTAACTCAGCAAGTCACCAAGGAACATCAATTTCGGCAGTAACGGCACCATCTACTGGTGGTATAGTAACATACCTATCTGGTATTCCCACGAACATAACTTCAATATTTAGCAACAGATTTAACGCCGCATCGCAAGGTAGCACGTCAGCCAATACTGCAACGTATGGATCATCTTGGTCACATGCCATTACTTTTGCACATACAGTTTCATTTGCTAATGGTGACGCTGCTCGGTACTTCTTTAACTCCGGTGGACAAATTAAATTGACAATGAGTCATTCTCCTACCACAACTACTATGGATACGGTATTTCACAATCTAGCATCAAATGTGGGCACTATTGTAATGTCATCCCCCACTTCCGGCACTGTGACAATCGTAGGTGTTAGTTATAACGGCATTACTAAAATAGGTGGTGGAGGCAATTCTCCAACCCTTCTAGCCAACACCGGATATTATGCACTTACTACGTCTAACGCAGCAGTGTTCACTCAAGTTGCAACAGGTGCACCTACTCACTATACAAATACTGATATAGTAGTAAATATCAAGTCAAACGGTACGCAAGGATCAAATGGTGATGTCGGCAACATTATAACTATCTATTCAACATGGGGCGAATTAGCGAATACCGGACTTACTGTTTCTTCTGGTTCAGCTGTCAGTTGTACGGCAGTGGCACCAGAAACAACTTATATAGCCAATACATGGGGCGCTATTACTCTTTCGGGCACCGTAACCGGTTCATAATTATTTTGCATCTATGGCGTCTATCTAAATACTTTAGGAGTATAAGATGGACACTAAGACACTACTTGCTGATGCTAAAGCAAGATTTAACCACAATTCAGCCAAAGCATATCTAGAAGAAAAGTACACAGCTAAACTTATTGTAGCTGCGCAAGGTGGCCTCTGGAAGGCAGATGCAGAAACTATTAGTTTTCTGAGTTCATTTGATACCGAAACCCTGGTTTTAATAGATACCTTTAATAATCCAGTAGAAGTAAATCGTGCTGAATTGCTGAAAACATTGCGTCTCGCATATATAGAAGCCACTATGCAATGGTATGCTGAATGGAAAGCTCTAGAAAGTAACAGATGACGCGAGGTATAATACTCTTTGCCTTCAATTCTATCAAATACAACTACTATGAAATGGCAGAGTTCACAGCTAAAAGAGTAAATCATTTTTTAGGATTGCCAGTTACACTAGTTACTGACGAAGAATCATTGCCAACTAAAACAACCTATGTTTGGGATAAGGTAATTACAGTAACTCCAAATAAAGATAATTTTCGTACATGGGGCCAGTGGATCAACAAAGGCAGGTATCAAGCATATGAGTTGAGTCCATATGATGAAACAATACTACTTGATGTAGACTACGTGGTTAATTCTGACAAGCTACTAAAAACTTTTGAAGTATACGATGACTTTTGTTGTCACAATACTACTAAATTTTTAATGCAGCCAGCTGCACCGCAAGATTATCTCTCTGATTATAGCTATCCAATACTATGGGCTACGGTTATTGCTTTTAAAAAGACCGATAGAGCAAATCAAATCTTTAATACTATTAAAATGATACAGAATAACTACCAACACTATGAAAATATCCATCGATTCGTCGGTGGAACATATCGTAATGACTTTGCATTAACGCTGGCATTAAGAATAGTTAATGGACATTCTAATCCAATCACTGATTATCTTCCATGGAACTTAGTTCATATTGGAAATAACACACAGATATATGCTAACAACGATACTTCGTTAAACACTGAATACACAGTAATGTTTGACAGCACTAAAAACGGTAAGAATAAAAAAGAATACATGCTTATTAAGGATATGGATTTTCACATTCTTGTTAAAGAAATATACATCGATATGATAAAAGGAAAAGATCATGAGTAAACCAATCATTGACGCTGCCACATATGAAGTGGCCAAACAGTATGGTGTGGCTGTAGCCAACTTACATTTAGTAGAACAGTCCCGAGATAAAACGATAGAAGTAGCCACCCGTAGAGCCTTAGTAGAAAAATATCATGAATTATTGATCATGAAAGTGCAAGAATGTATTAAGGATCAAGAAGATGAACTAGACGATCAAACTAGAGTATTTGAAAAATTCGGAATTTCTTTCTAATGAATAGAGGATTTGTGATTATGGCACAGGGTGACAAATATGTCACATGTGCTAAAGCATTGGAAGCAAGCATTAAACTAACGATGCCCGATACCAACGTGACCATAATCACAACTGACATGTTGCCATATGGAGATCAGGCACCAAATACGAATTGGAAACTGCAAAACGATTGGCAAGTATACGACGCCTCTCCGTATGAGTACACCATCAAGTTGGAAGCTGATATGTACATTCCGCAATCGATTGATTACTGGTGGGACGTTCTTAAGGAACGTGATGTTGTAGTATCTACTCATGTCAGAAATTTCAAGCAAGAAATATCTGATGTTACTTACTATCGTAAGTTTATCGTTGACAACAATCTTCCTGACTGTTACAATGCGATCACATATTTTAGAAAATCGGATTTGGCTAAACAGTTTTTTGATATAGTACGAAAAGTCTTTGAAAATTGGGACGAAATTCGTGGCACTTTAAAGTGCAACGTTGATGAACCTGCTACCACAGACTGGGTATATGCGATTGCATGTCATGTGATAGGCGCGGAGAAAACTACTTTGCCTCAGTTCAAGCCTTATGGGATGGTGCACATGAAGCAGTTCATCAACGGACTATTTACAGACAACTGGACAGATACTCTAATATATGAGATTCTACCACATACATTTAGAATCAACACTATCGCACAGATGTATCCAGTTCACTATTATAATAAAGAATTCGCTAATACTATATTAGAGAATATAAAATGAACGAAGAACATATAATCATCTGGGAGCCGCCGGTAATAGTTCCTCCTACGTTTAGATTATACTATGATGATAGGGGAAAGGTACTGTTCTATACATGTGAAAAGCCTGAAGGTAACTTCATAGAAATCGATGCTCAAACGTATGCAGAATGCCGACATGATTTAAGAGTAATCGATGGTAAGTTAGTTAGACAAGGTGCTACTACAGTTTCACGATTGCGCAAGAGTGACAAAGGAACGCTGTGCGAGCAAGAAGATATGAGTATTATTACGACTGACAATGACGGACAATATTGGGAATTAGAAACATATGAACTCTAAAGAATTAGACATCAAACCTGGAATGAAGATTAAATTTGATGGACCATGGTGGAATAATAAAGATATACACTATACTGTAGTAGAAGCATCCTGGTATAACAAAGAAAAGGAATCTACCGCAGTACAACTCAAGCTTGAGGAAATTGATCATATTACAGTTGTTTCTAGAAACGGTATAAAGATTGTATGAGTGACATAGTAGACATTGCCGACTTAGACGTAATCTACTTAAGTTACGATGAACCCCAGAAAGAGGAATTCTGGCTCAAGATTAAGAACATGGTTCCGTGGGCCAAGAGAGTCGATGGAGTAAAGGGCAGCGATGCGGCACACAAGGCAGCAGCAGAAGCTTCCGACACTGAACGCTTCATTCTAATTGACGGTGACAATCTTCCTAACGAAGACTTCTTCAACATTCAGTTAGATTTTACAGATAAGGATCCTAGCTACAAGTTAGCACAATATCGTTGGCGAGCTATTAATGCTATTAACGGTCTTCGTTACGGTAACGGTGGTATCTCTAGCTGGACTAAGACATATGTAGCGAACATGCACACACATGAAAGTTCAGACGGTGATCCAACCACTACGGTAGATTTCTGCATGGATTCCAGTAACAATCTGTATTGGGCAATGCACGACTGTTATTCAGTAACTTACCCAAACTATACCCCTTTCCAAGCCTGGAGAGCCGGATTTAGGGAGGGCGTAAAGATGGTTCTCGATAAGGGTGCAAAGCCCAGCATTGATGATTTTAAAGCTAGAGTGTCAAGTCGCAATCTAAACAATCTGACAATCTGGCACAACGTAGGTGCGGACGTAGAGAATGGTTATTGGGCAATATACGGTGCTCGGCTCGGAACGCAGATGACGATGCTGACTGACTGGGATCACACCAATGTCATGTGGTTCGACAACTTTCCTGAGTTATGGGACAAGCACAAGAATAATCCGCATCATTACGCAGAAGTTATCGGAGAAGAACTTCAAGACAAGTTGGATTTGCCAATCTGTACGCTAAGTGCAGACCAAAGTAAGTTCTTCAAGAGACATTATAATGCAGATAAGTATAATTTAGGTCCTTTAGTTAAAGAGATGGACGTGATTCGTAAAATTGAAGGATGGTAAAATATGTCAAATAATGGTTATCAACAACATTTAGAAAATGTTAAAAATGAACTAGATTCTGTTAGCAAAACATTCTGTGCTGCTAAGTGGAAACAAGTAACTATGCATCTACAAAATGGACACACGCATAGTTGCCACCATCCTAAAACGCATCATGTTCCTGTACAAGAAATTCAAATAAATCCTACTGCACTGCACAATAGTAATTATAAAAAATTACAAAGGAAGATGATGCTTGAAGGTGAGCGTCCAGCAGAATGTGATTATTGCTGGCGAGTAGAGGATCAAGGTGATAGCCATAGTGACAGAATATACAAGAGTGCAGATAAATGGGCTAATCCTTTTATACAGGATATCGCCAATAAGCCATGGGATGATGATGTTGATCCAAGCTATGTAGAAGTAAGCTTTGGTAATGTATGCAATTTCAAATGCAGTTATTGTGCACCTCATATCAGTAGTCAATGGATGGAAGAGATCGAACGGTTCGGACCTTATCCTACCACAGATAGGTTCAATAATCTAGATTGGTTGAAAAGCCAAAATATGATGCCTATTCTCAATAGAGAAGAAAATCCATATGTAGAGGCTTTCTGGAAGTGGTGGCCAAAGATGTATAATAGTCTACAGCACTTCAGAATTACCGGAGGCGAGCCGCTACTAAACAAGAACACCTTCAAGGTGCTGGATTATATCATCGATAACCCTAATCCAAATCTAGAAGTTGCCATCAATACGAACATGAATGTTCCTGATGATATTTTCAATAGGTTCTTAGAAAAGATCAAGATAATATCTGAAGAAAAAAAACTGAAAAACATCAAGATATTCACAAGTGCTGAAGCACACGGTAAACAGAGTGAGTATATCAGGTTTGGCATGAACTATGAGCGTTGGCTAACTAATATTCATAAGACTTATAGAGAAGTTCCGGGTATACAGTTTACTATCATGAGTACCTATAACTTTCTAAGTATAACTTCATATATTCCATTCCTCAAGGATATCTTAGATATCAAGAAAGAATATCATCGTTGGGATGATGTAAGAACTCCTATGCTATTAGATATTCCTTATCTTAGATTTCCAACTCATCAGGCAGTATTCATCATAGAGCCTGAACAACTTCAGATGATCTACGATCAGGTGACATTCATTTATCAAAACATAGAAAACAAAAACTGGTACGGTACTGCAAATCGCGGCTTTTTTGAACATGAGGCTGACAAGTTAAAACGAATCTATAACCTCACTAAAGATGATGTGGTTAATGAATGGACAAACACGAATCGCAAGAACTTCATCACTTTCGTTGATGAGCATGACACGCGCCGTGGTACGAATTTCTTAGAAACATTCCCTGAATATGAGAATGTTTATTATAAGTGGAAGAATATGTGATGCGTGTAGCACTATGCATAAGTGGTCAGCCGAGGACATGGAAAAAGACATATTCAAATTGGATAGAACATTTGTTACCTAATGTAGAGAAAGATATTTTCTTTCATCTATGGGATTATAATACTTTACCTACGATAGTATTACAGTCTGGTGTCCGTTCCCTCAAAGACGTACATATCACTGAAGAAGAAAAACAAGATATCATAGATACATATCAGCCAAAGAAATACAAGTTTGATAATAGAAATGTCAATCCAACACTGTTCGACAAAGATCCTAGTATACTAACTGAGTATGTGAATAATCCGATAGGATGGTGGTGTAGAAGCCAGTATTATAGTATATATTATGCTGCTAATCTAAAACGACAATATGAGATCGAACACAACTTCGAATATGATGTTGTGTTTAGGATGCGGACTGATCTATACTTCATGGAAAATCTAAACATGCCCCGTGAAGTTCGTCCCAACTGTTTATATTCTAAGAGCAACGGATACGTGGATAATGTAGAATCATTTATGATCGGTGACACGTTTCATTTTGCTGATAGCTATACGTATGACCAAGCAGCAGAATTTATTCATTCATTGCAGTTTATCGATAGTAATCATGTGGTGCCCCCGCACATACAATGTCCCCCGCCGGCGCCGGAAGTTGCACTATATCCTTTTTTATGTGCTAGTGGAATAAAAAACGTCAGTTGTCCTCAGAGTATAAAGATATTGAGAAGCCAAGAATATCTTGATATCAAGAAAGAGTTAGCATCATATGAAGTCATATAAAATAGCAGTGTGTCTGAGCGGAGAGCCTCGCACATGGAACCATTGTAGCGAGAATATACTTGAATTTTTCAAGAGTGATATCCATGACATAAAGTTTTTTGGACACACGTGGACAGACAGTGAATACACGAAAGAACATAGATTTTATGGTATAGAGAAATGTGAATCTTATCCTAAGGACGAGCTATACCAGAATATGATATCAGCTATAAACTACGAAAAATTATTGATCGAAGATAAAACTGTAATCGATGTCACTCCGATACCAAGCGTATTAAGTTTTGATGAATGTACTTTTGGTATGAAAGTAGCAGCTAACCTAGCTAAACCTACAGTATACGTTCACATGAGCTACAGTATCATGCAGGCTAACTGGCTCAAAACTATGTATGAAATAGAAAATGACATGCGTTTTGATCTAGTTGTCAGAGCAAGGCATGATAGTTATTATACACCGGGTACAAAGTTTGAGGATTACTTACCAGGTAGAATAGAACCAACTGCAATATATGGTTCGACAAATACATTCCCGATGGAATATTGGCAGAATCATTTTACTGATGTGTTATTCTTCGGTTCAAGTAGGGTGATGAATACTGTTTGTGATTTTTATAGATACTATAGTACAGGTAAATTCTGGGAATTATTAGATGCTAACTGGAATGATCCTTATATAAAAATATGCGGATATAATGTCTGCTTATATAAATGGCTTATGCTAAAGAATATAAGAGTACAAGAAACAAACCTAATATTTAACACTTATATATTTAGGAAAAAGGCAGCAGAATTGTATAGTTTACCGCAAGACGCAGATGCAATACTACAAGTAGAAAGAAATCTATTCAGATGAAGATTGCTGTGTGTTTCAGTGGATTGATCAGAACAGGGATAAACTGTTATGTTAACATCACCCGTTACTTAGGAGATATGCTGCCGGATTGTGATTTTTTCCTGCACACCTGGGATTATGAAACTAATAAACCGTTTGCTAGAACACATTGGAATAATATTCGATTTATTCAACGCCCGGATGAAGCCTTATCTCAAGAAAAATTACAGAAATTTATCGAATTATATAATCCGATAAGATACAAAGTAGATAGTTATTCAGAGTTCATGAATAGTCATATGACTAATAACCAATTTCCTATAGTATGGCATACTCTTTGTAGAAGCTTTGAGCTTTAAAGGCAGTACGAGATAGAGAACAATTTTAAATATGATGTAGTCATAAAGATCCGTCCTGATGTTATATTTCCTACAGCTAAAAACTTTGGAAGTGAGCTATCTAACATAGACTTATCCAAATCGACGATTTATAGTGACCCGCACTGTGATAATATATTAGCTGATGTTTTTTGGGTTACAAACAGCAATGTTGCTGATATTATGATTGATCTGGTCAAAGAGCCTGGACACTCAGTGCATGATTCATCTGCTGCATTAAACAGATTTTTACAAAATAGGGGAATTATAAATCAACCATTGAGCAAAACTAATTTAGTTTGTTACACGATATATCGTTATGAGTCTTATATGTTTGATCCTATGACAAATTTTCGTGAGTGTTTTATGAATGATTTAATACATTATAGTTCTATATCAGAAGAAGAAATATATAAGGTTTTTCGGGATAACAATGAGAATAAATTATACGGAACAATAAGATGATTGATTTTTTATATGCTAACGGATGTAGCTGGACAGCAGGAAACGGTATCGATGATGATCCGAGCTTATCAAACATACCATTAATAGAAAGATGGAACTATTTTTTGAAATGTGCCTGGCCGTCGGTAGTCGCAGAAAAGTTTGGAGTTGATCATATAAATGAAGCTCTTGGTGCAGGAAGCAATGCACGTATGGTTAGAACTACATGTGACTTTCTACGAAAGTATCCTAAAGAAAAATATAGTTCATTAGTAGTTATGTTAGGCTGGACAACTGTAGATAGGAGTGAAGTCTATTTACACGAAGGACAGAAAGAGGGGTGGTGTATGTTTAATGCTACGCAGCCGGTAAGTTCGCATGATGTACTCTTTAGACCTGACTTTAGTAATGATTATTTAAAACTTATTGATGACTGGCAGAAAGACTATATTTTGAATGTATATTCACTTCGTGCCAATTACATCAGATTTTTTCAAGAAATGTATATTATGAAAAATCTATTAGAAAACTTAGGTGTAAAGTACTTGTTTTTTAGTAGTCTGCCGTGGCGAACAGTATGGTTACCGGAATATAAAAAAATTAATATATCAAAACAATTTGAACAAGAAATTTCAGTATTGCAGAAACCATGCATTCTGAATACACGTTCATGTGATGAATCATTAAATGTGATGAGTCTTTTTTGCGTAGCTAATCAAATTCCAATGGCTGCTGATCATCATACTATGATAGAAGGTCACAGAAGATGGGCAGAGCATTTATATCAGGAGTTTAATAACATCTATGAATAAAGAAAAGATCGTGGTGTGCGGTGATAGTTTCAATGTCGGCATTGGACTAGTTGATATGGAAAAACAACGGTATGGTCAACTTGTCGCAGATAAGTTAGAATATGATTTGGTCGTATTAGCTAGGGGCAGTGCGTCTAATTATGCAGTATTCCTCCAAGGTGTATATGCTAGTAAGATGCTGTCCAAACCAAAGTGCGTTATTTTATGTGTAACTAGTTATGATAGGATCGAATGGTTAGAAGACGAATTTCAAAAGCATATAACATTAGACCTATCACATTTGAACTACCATCAGTATCCGCCGCATCATCATGCACAACCGCATCATGATCGACCGTTAGATTTTTATCTAAAAGATGATGCAAGCTATAATCCAAAGTTGCTCACTGAGCAGGTCGGGGCGATACCTGATTATCTACAGACATTAGAAAAACAAAAGAAAATGCCTAGCGATTATTACCAACGTCTACATTCACAATCACCTGAAAAACTAAAAATGTTATTAGAACATTATCTAACTGTTTGGTCTAACAATAATATCAAATCTGATTATGATAGAGGGTTGATACTGTCTGCATACACTAGAATAACAAACAGTGATATACATTGCTTAGTGCTTGCAAGTGACGATAAGTTCGATGATCTGATACCTAAAAAAGATTTGATACATCATAATTGGGGAGAGCTGACTCTACAATATCCTGATACTATAGGAAGTCAGCATGCAGATTATCCAGCACATGAATATACTGCACAGTTGATAATTGAAAGGTTATTAGAGAATGGCTACACCTGATGAATTGATTTTGATAACGAACGGTGATAGCTGGACGTTCGGGTGTGAGATAGTAGATCCTGCTTTAGTACAAAAACATCCAGGTAATCATCTGACTACTATCGACTATCTTCCTAAGAATGATAGTTATAGATTACCGCGGATATGGCCAACTAAGCTAGCAGAACTATTGAGATGTCGTGTGATAAACCTAGCTGAACCCGGAGATGATAATGCTAGTATCTTAGCTAGGACGCAAGAATATGTTTTGCACCTACTAAACCAAGGTATAAACCCGGATCGTCTGTTTATCATAGTAGGTTGGACTACGCCGGAACGCAGAGATTTTTGGTACAAGAGTGATGATGACAAAGAAAGCTACAAGTTTAGGCTCAATCCGCACATGACTGATCATAAACAAAAACCATTAGCCAATCTTACTAAAACATATGTATTGAATTTTTGGAATCCTGAAGAATACATTACTAGGTATATTACTACAATATTGAACTTCCAGAATTTTTGCCTAACGAATAAAATCAGATTCTTAAACTTCAATGCTTTTTATAGATTGAATCAGATTAATATCGATCAGTGGCAAGACATCAATGTTGAAGAACAGATAAACTCTTTAGGTTTAGGTAATATCAGTATATCAGATGATGATGTCCGTATCATTCATAAAATAAACTATAACACTATATGGAAAACGATAGATAGTATTAGGTACTATAACAAAGACATCACTAATAATTCATTCAAGACATATGTAGATGAAAACTGCGGAGAAGCTGGATATACTGGCTGGCATCCAAATGAACTAGGTCATACTGTTTGGGCTGATGAATTATTAAAATACATACAAGATCATGAGTTACTAAATATTTGACATGAGTATAAATGAAATCAAAACTGTAGTCAAGCACTGGGGTCATGAAGTCTGGATAGCAGATGGTGTCAGGACACCATATGCACTAAAGCGTATATTCTTCAAGGCTGGCAATAGAACAAGCTTGCAAGTACATCAACAAAAATTCGAAACCAACTATGTTTTTTCCGGTACAGGAACATTGTACATAAGCAAAGAAAAATTTGATGTAGAACATTTTCTATCTAACCCGATGACCGCAGAAGAAGTTTCTGAATACGAATCAACGTTTGATATCATTCGACTTGAACCTGGAGTATCATTCGACGTTCATCCGGGCTATGTTCACCGTGTCGTTGCTATTACAGACCTTGAATTCTTTGAAGCAAGTACAACAGAACTTGATGATGTGATAAGGCTTCAGGATGATCAAAATAGAACGCACGGTAGAATACAGCATGAGCACCGTTAACACAGTAGTTATACCTACAGCCGGTATAGGCTCTAGGATGGGCAATCTGACTAAGAATCTAAACAAAGCACTGTTGCCCTACAAGAATAAACCGTTTCTATCACACATAATAGATCAGTTTCCCAAAGACACGCACTTCATCATTCCTGTTGGTTATCTGAGCCAGCAGGTTAAAGACTATTGCACAGTAGCACATGATGATGTAAATATCACATTTGTTGATATCGATGACTATACCTCTAGTCGGAGTGGTACTGCCTACACACTGAAAAAATGTACTAACCTATTAGATAAACCATTCTGGTACATACCGTGTGACACTTATTTCGATACAGACTTGATATCAGAGATCAAAGATACAAGTAAAAACTACTATTTCACTAAACAGGTAAGTGAAGATTTATCTGACCTATACACTATGTTCAAATTAGACAACTTGACGATCACTGATATGGTGTTTAAAGAACACTGCCCTGCTGATTATGTTGCTTTTACTGGCGTGATGTATCTAGGTGATCATGTAGATTTCATCACCCGGTTAACCGAACTAAACAATAATGAGTTTATCTTTGTTATAGAAAAAGGTGAGTCTATTGTTAACCTAGACAGTTGGATCGATTTTGGCAATATAGAGAGTTATGCGAATGCAGTTAATAGCAGCCAAAAATTTGACTTTAGTAAAGAAGATGAGATCACCTACATAACCGATTCTAAAGTTATCAAATGGTGGGCGAATAAAACTATCACTGAGAACAAATATAAACGAACGCTAGATCATGATGGAATATATCCCGACAATTGCAAGATTGTTGGCAACTATCTAGCATACGATTGGTATTCAGGAAAAACATTATACCAACACAATGATGTTGAGCATTTCAATAGTCTATTGAATTGGTTAGACAATAATGTCTGGCACCGGGCTGATGTTGACATCAAAGATGAATGCATAGAATTTTATAAAAATAAGACATTAGGTAGGATCGAAAAATACTTGACCAAGTATAACACACAAGAAAAGGTTAGCAGTATTAACGGTGTTGACGTAAAGGACTATGCATATTACCTAAACAACATCGACTATTCTTATCTTACTGAGACAGTGCAAGCATCTTATATACACGGTGATTTGCAGTTTGATAATATCGTAATAGGTAAAGACTTCAAGCTCATCGATTGGCGCCCTGATTTTGCAGGTAATACCAACACCGGCGACATATATTATGACTTAGCAAAACTCGCCGGCGGATTCATCATAAATTATAGTAAGATCAAAGAGAACAACTTCAAGGTTGATATTAAAAACAATCATGTTACTTTAGAGATTCCTTATATAGATAACCACGAACAGTATTTCACCCTATTAAAAAAGTTTGTGAATGAAAAACAGTTAGAGTGGAAGAAAGTGGAATTATTGATTCCTATTATATTTTGGAATATGTCTCCATTACATACTAGTCCCTTCGACAAATTTCTCTGGTACTTAGGTATAAAATTGTTCCAAGAGTATGAAACTAAATACTCTAGCAATGAAGCAGTTTTATAGTCTAAGTCAATATCCTGGCAAAACCGGAACTTATTACTACAATTTGTTTTTTGATAAGTTTGGCATTGACGCAACCTATACGGCTTTAGCTTGTAATCCAAACGAGTTCGAAGATACTTTCAAGCACTTAACAAGCGATCATACTACATATGGTATTAGCGTGAGTATGCCATATAAGAACACTGTAACTTATCTGTGTGATAATCTAGATAGTCTAGCACATAAGTATGGTATTTGCAATACCATAGCTGTGAATAATGGACATACCGTTGGCTACAATTGTGACATATACGGATTGATGGGTATCATATCTGAGATTTCAATCGATGATAAGATTTTGATACTAGGTGACGGATCGATAGGACAGATGTTCTATCATTATCTCATCGAAAACGATTATATGAATGTCAATATGTATAGCAGAAAAAACAACAACTGGCATGACAGACATGAACCGGCTGACATTATAATCAATTGTACTAGTTTAGGGACGAGTGAAGAGGCATCACCATTGCTATCAGTTCCTGATAAAACAAGATGCGTAATTGATCTAGCACTACGTAAAACTATTTTATATGAACAAAGTTTGCAGAGTCAAGTAAAGTATATAAGTGGTCTGAGTTTTTATGCCCATCAATTTCTAAAGCAGTTTGAGATATATACTGGTATGCATATCACGATTGATCAATTTAACGAGGCTACAGGAAATGATTATAGATAAACTCATTATCGATGTTGATGGTGTATTAACATCCGGACACATGCTGTACAACAATTTAGGCAAAACTTTTAAAGTTTTCGGACCGCATGACAGAGATGGTCTCAAGCTGATCAGTAAGTATATAAATGATATCACTTTTATTACTGCGGATAAGACTGGATTTGACATCACTTACGCAAGAATTGTCACTGATTGGAAGTATCGGGATGATCAGTTAGTCTTAGTTCCGGAAGAATCTAGACTAGAATGGTTTATAGAAAATTGTAATTTCAACACAACCGCATATATCGCAGATGGATATCATGATGCTGTTATATTAAAAAAAGTAGCTCTAGGCATCGCACCTAAGAGTGCTAGAATTGAAGCGAGAACTAGTGCTAAGTATGTGACACCGAGTGATGCTGCTAGCGGCGCAGTTCTTGATGCATGTTTATATATTGAAAAGATGATCAAAGGTTGGTGGTGGCGCCAACTATAATCTATATGAAAGAATGATCGATGGACTTGAAACGATTTAATTTAGGTATAGGTCCGATGAGCAAAGAAATAGTTGAGCTATGTCTCAGCTATAGTCATCAGAACGACTATCCACTAATGATTATTGCTAGTCGCAATCAAGTAGACTATGATAGTGGCTATGCTATGAACACTAAAGAACTATCTGACCTAGTATTCAATAGTGAGTATTATGACCGAGATAGAATATTGCTGTGTAGAGACCACTGCGGACCTTACTTTAGTGATGCAGACAAAAATCTAGACCTCGAAACGGTAATAGAACGATGCATGAATACGATCAAAGCTGATGTCGATGCAAAATTCTACCTAATTCATATTGACGTGAGCAGAGTCGAGACTGACAAACAACGTGCTGTTGCAGAAAAGTTGTTTTCTTATGCTATGGCATTGAATCCGAAAATTATGTTTGAATTCGGTACCGAAGACAACACTGGTAATACGACAGAAACCTTGAACATGTTGAATATGCAACTAGAGTATGTCAAGCCTTGGCAAAATAATATATGTTATATTGTTTCCCAGACTGGAAGCTTGACTAAACAAACTCAAGTAGGTACGTTCAATGTAGAACAAACACAAAAACTGATAAATGTAATACATCAGAATGGTTACATGTTCAAAGAACACAACGCTGACTACCTTACAGTTGACCAAGTAAAGTTACGTAAAAATACAGGAGTGGATGCATTAAATATTGCTCCGCAACTCGGTACTGTAGCTAGTAGTGTGTTATATACATTGGGTTTGGGTACAAAAGAATTAACTAAGTTCATTGATGTTGTGATAGAATCAGGATATTATAAAAAATGGTGTACGGTTGATGTAGATAATGACAAAGACCGCTTTATCAGTTCAGCACACTATCTATTCGAACATCCATGTTGTAAAGAATTAAAACAAGTAATAGATATGCGAGAATATAAAGCACTATTACAAGACCGATTGTTTTCTATTTTAGATGAATATAGATTAGGATACCATTAATAGATTTAATGATAAGGGAATAACAATGCATTTTATAAGAACATTAATCAATAAGATTAAACGTGAGATTCTATATAGAAAAAGGATTAAAGAACTAAGAAAAAGAGATCCCTTTATATACAAATAATAGCATGAATTATGTAGGTGTCAGTTGCGGGTTTCACGACGCTGGATTGAGTGTCATTGATGATGCTGGCAATATCCTATACGCCGGCCACAGTGAACGATACAGTAAGAAGAAGCATGACGCTGATCTTTGTTTAGGCTTATTAAAAGATGCCCACAAATATATAGATGGGCATTATGAGCTTCATTATTATGAGAAGCCTTGGTTAAAGGTAATCCGCCAGCTCAGAGCTGGACAGAAGTTAGGACCTTTCTCTGCAAAGGATGTCATCGGTAAAAACATGATGGTTCGTTTTAGCCATGACGGAGAAGTGAAAACACACAATCATCACTTATCTCATGCTGCTGCTGGTTTTCAAACTAGTCCATTTGACCATGCTACTGTAGTCATTATTGATGCTATCGGCGAGTTAGATACGATTACTATCTGGGATGCGTATTATGATGATAACGGTAGAGCCGTATATAAGAGGCTTTGGGGAAAGCAATATCCAGATTCTATCGGTTTATTCTATTCTGCTATGACTGCGAAAGTAGGACTGAAGCCATTAGATGAAGAATATATTCTTATGGGAATGGCTGCTTACGGTAAACCTATTCATGTTAATACGATTCAAAAAGCGTTGATTCATAATAGTGGTACATTATCTTTCAAAGAAAATCTACATACCGGGGTGAGAGATGATTTCCTCAAAGATGCTGATAATATGGATATAGCTTCATCTACTCAAGAACTTACTGAAAGTTTGATACACCATGTCATAGCAAAAGCTATTAATATCGGTAAAAGTCATAATCTTGTTTTTGGTGGAGGAGTCGCACTCAACTGTGCAGCAAATCGTAATCTAGGCGGATACTTCGATAACATCTGGATCATGCCTAATCCGGGTGATGCAGGAAACTCATTGGGTGCTGCTGCATTAGGTTATGGAAAACGAGTAAATTGGGTCGATGCCTTTTTAGGATATAATATAAAAGGCAAATATCCTATTAACAATGTAATTAACCAATTGTATACTAAGAAGATGGTTGGTGTTGCTAGCGGACGAGCCGAATTCGGTCCTAGAGCATTAGGCAATCGTTCACTATTAGCAGATCCACGCGGCCCTGATATAAAGGATACAGTAAATGAAATCAAGCGAAGACAGCAGTTCAGACCCTTTGCGCCGGTCATTCTGGAGGAACTATGTGGCGATTATTTTAATATGCCTTGCGGTTGGAACAACAGTAGGTATATGCAAGTCATCGCTCCTTGTAGGGCTCCTGACTTATTTCCTGCTATCGTTCACGCTGACGGGACTTCTCGTGTACAGACAGTACCGAAAGACGGTTCGGGAATCAGAAGACTCTTAGAACGTTGGTATAATGAGACACGCTGTCCAATGCTACTTAATACATCCCTAAATATTAGAGGTGAGCCTATGGTAAATGACCGGGCAGATGCTGATCGGTTCCAGCTACTATATGGGGTAAAAGTCTGCTCTTAAAGCATAAATAGATGTGAGTCGCGGGACTGCAATCCCCACTCACTCTAATGCTAGAAGGAGCTATCAGCATGTCTATTTATCGTAAAATTTACGAACAGAATTTTGGTCCCATACCCAAAGACGGTGACGGAAGAAGTTGCGATGTTCATCATATAGATGGTAACCGCAATAATAATGTACCGGAAAATTTAATCGCATTGTCTATACAAGATCATTACGATATTCATTATCAGCAAGGAGATTATGGTGCATGTTGGCTCATTTCAAGAAAGCTACGGTTGACGCCAGAGGAACTATCAGACCTCGCCAAATTAACCGGCGCCAACCGCATCGCAAACGGCACACATCACTTTTTAAAAAGGCCAGATGGGTCATCGTTAGGAAAAGACAGTGTACTCAGACAAACTGAAAACGGGACGAATGCTTTCTCTGGAGGAGAAGTTCAAAGAAAATCTAACGCTAAGCGAGTGAGGGAAGGAACTCACCATTTTCTTAGTGGTGATATACAAAGAAGAACTCAACAAAGGTTGGTGGAGAACGGGACTCATCATTTAATGGGGAACGGAGAATTTCAACGAAATGTTCAGAAAACATTGTTAGAGAATGGAACTCACCACTTTCTTACGAATCATCCAAATAAAATTCAGGTAACTTGTCCGCATTGCAACAAAACTGGCGGAAAAACTAACATGCATCGATACCATTTCGATAAGTGTAGGGTCTTAAAATAATATGACATACTGTAATTAGTGTAAATATTGTTATGGCAATTAGAGAAGTATTCTACTCCGGTTCCAAACCCAATGTCCATCCAAGAGAAAAATTTGCTGAATCACTAGAAGATGCTAGGAATCAGTGTACGACTGAGCATTTTTGGATTATCAACGAGTTTTGTGACTACCGTAAATTTGATTGGGACTTTGATTTCGAGCTATTACCTGACGAAGATATTTGGGCAGAGGCACACGACAATGTATGGCCTAGCCAACATCAAAAAGATAGTGGTACATGGCTGTGTCCTAAGGTAGCCGGTGATTATACTATCTATCGAACCGATGTTCCCCCAATTCAACGCAAGAATGAAATCAATGATTTTTGGATTATAGATCCGGCCCTGGATAAATCTAGGTTTGACTTTTCTTGGCACCCAGATCCTACGTCTCCTCCATACATATATCAATTCGGTACTCTGCTCGATGAAAACGACGGACCCAGATACGTCACTCCCTATAATGACGGAACCATAGTACATCTAGAACGCAAGGAGGTCATACTAGAAGACCTAGAGTTTTCGAAGTACTACATCACTACTACATTGGAAGATTTAATCAACGACCACACTAATGAAATCTTTTGGGCATTGAATCCTGAAATTGATTATTCTGGGTTTGACTTTAAATGGGTCCCTGACAGTAAGAACGTATATCACATAAATGCATTTGGTACGAAAGACAATATAAACTCCCAGACTTACTTTGTTAATGGTAAGATGTGGGCACGTGGTTATCGGGACATTAACTACATTGAGGATAAGGTACTAGATGTACGAACCAAGATCGATATTTTCTTTGTCGATAAAGGAAATCCTCAGGCACAAGAACGCTTTCAGCAATTATCTGAGCGTATGGGCAACGTAACTAAAACTAGATATCTGAACAGCTGGGTTGACACGATCAATCGTTGTGTGACTAAATCAACTACCAATCTATGTTGGATTCTCAATAGTGAATTAGACTATTCGTCATTTGAGTTTGATTTCTATCCTAGCCCATGGCAGATGAACTTAGTTCATGTGTTTGGAACTCAGTGGTCACACTGGGGAACAACCTTTATGGTTAACAAAAATACATTTGCTGATGATACCAAATATATAAAAGTCATTGAGCATTTGCCTAATATAAATTTTGTAAAACGATCACCTGCTAAGGCAGTTGATTGTCTTTATGCTATAGTAATCATCGACCATGGTAACGGTGTTGATACAGTAAAAGATGATCTACTCAGTAAAAATCTGAGCGAAAGAAACATCATTGCTGTGAAATATGATACCAATTATCTAAAAACATTCAAGGAGGTACTCAGTAAATTAGATGTCAATCGTGAACATTATGTATGGATTTGTAGTAGCGTGTGTGATTATAGCAGATTTGATTTTAGCTATATCTGCGATCCGTACACCAAAGAACAACTCCACGTCTTCCCGAGCGGTAATCAAAAATTAGGAGACACGTTTCTAGTAAACGTCAACAAGCTGCGCAAATTGATAGCAGATATGCATCGTCTAGAAGACTATGAAAAGATTAATTATAATCAACATCAAGTTGTCTCAAGATTGATGACACCCACAACTATCGAAGGTGCATATTTTCCAAATGAAACACATATGGATTATGCTAGAAATTATGAATGGGATTTTCCTTATGTAACTCTAGTAACTGAAGAAAACTGGGATATGGATCCTGAAATTGATCCCGAACCTATGTGTCTTTGGTCACCCGAACAGAAAGCAATCATTATTTCTAGTACAGGTGCAACTAGAGTTACGATTCCTCGCGAGGCTAAAAACTATGTCAAAAGTGAACTGTATGATTACCCGTATATAAAGCGAGCAAAAAAACTAACCAAATCTAAACCGATGGACATAGTGTATCTCAGTAACGGTGAAGCCGGGGCCGAAAAAAACTGGGAGCATCTACTTCAAATTACTAAAAACATACCAAATAGGGTAGTCAGAGTGGATGGAGTTAATGGTCGAGTTGCTGCATATCATGCTGCTGCCGAAGCCAGCGAGACACCATGGTTATTTACGGTATTCGCTAAGTTACACATCAATTCTAATTTTGATTGGTCATGGCAACCAGATCGAATGCAAGCACCTAAGCATTATATCTTTCATGCGAAGAATCCGGTCAATGGATTGATCTACGGTCACCAAGCGATGATCGCGTATAATAAGCAATTAGTGCTAGAGAATGACGGTTATGGACTAGACTTTACGTTGGATGACCTGCACGAAGTTGTTCCACTCATGTCCGGTACTGCAAACTATAACACTGATCCGTTCTCTACTTGGCGTACCGCATTCCGTGAAGTGGTCAAATTGAAGGCCGAAGATACCGACATTGCCCGAGAGCGATTAGAAGCTTGGCTTACTAAAGCTGAAGGTGATTTTGCAGAATATAGCATCAAGGGTGCAAAAGACGCAGAAGCCTATTACGATGAAGTTGATGGCGATTTTGATGCACTGCGATTGAGCTACGAGTGGGAATGGTTAAAATCACGCTTCGTGCAAAAATACGGTTGACATGCAATGTCATATATGATTAAATAGTATTTGTTCGTTGATACGGACTTAAAACCGGGGAAGACAGGGGTGCGATTCCCCTCGCCTCCACCAGTAAACACACGATAACAGGACGCTGGCTCTGTGAAGCGGGATATCGGGGTAGCTGCCGAGAAGACGGGGAGAGCATCGTGTGTTTTCTTATGGGGGCGTATAGTATCGATTCACGGCTAGTAGGAAAGTGGAGAACACGGTAAGAAACGACCGTCAATCAGTTCAAATTACTAAATGCAAACGAAAATGATGCATATGAAGGCCTTGCGTTAGCCGCATAAGTCTTTTGGGCTTTGCTAGTTGAGCCTCGAAACAGAATCAACTAGCACCTATAAAACCTTTAAATATGATATATCGTCCTATAGGTCATAAATAATTTTGACATGTTAGGAGAACAAATCATGAAAAACAAGTCAATTATTGCAATCGCTGCATTGGTAGCACTAAGTTTGGCTGCACCTGCATCCGCACACCACTCGTTCGCAATGTTCGACAACCAAAAGTCGGTGACATTGGAAGGAACAGTAAAAGAATTTCAATGGACTAATCCGCATTCTTGGATTCAACTAATTGTGACTGATTCCTCTGGTAAGCCAGTTGAATGGTCAATCGAAGGCGGTAGCCCAAATGGTCTATCACGTTCCGGTTGGAAGCGCACTTCATTGAAGTCCGGCGATAAGGCTGTCGTAGTTGTACATCCTCTTAAGGATGGCACGAACGGTGGCTCGCTCGTATCTGTTGCGGTTAATGGACAACCAATCGGCAGTCGTTAATTCTTTATATAAGTGAAGTTAGTTGATGTTCATTACTAAATACAGTATGGACATCAACGAACTTCATTCTTTTAAATTATCAGATGCGGTCAAATTCCACACCAAACTAAACCCAAAGCTTTGGAAGAATGACCAGCTTGATCCATTGGTCAGAGACCAATTATTAGTCATAGCAAAAGATTTTGTGAGCCAATTGGGCGTAGGTGATCTTGATGTGGTTGACGTAACTATATCTGGATCTAACGCAGCTTTCTCATATACTCCTCATTCTGACTTAGACCTTCACGTTGTTGTGAATATGAGCAAGCTACACGACGATGAAGTCTATCAGGAATTGTTCAGAGCAAAGAAAACTCTATATAACGATTCGCACGATATCACAGTGCATGGCATTCCAGTCGAACTATATGCGCAGAATGCCGCAGAGCCGGTCGTATCATTAGGTGAATACAGCCTGCTTCATGACAAGTGGATCAAGATTCCTAAAAGAAAAACAGCCAATCTAGATCAAAATGCTACCAAAGCAAAGTACGATCAATTAACCGACCTAATCAGTCTAGCAGTAAAGACTAAAGATGAAGATCGTGTCAACAAAGCTATTAAGCTAATTAAGAGATATCGCCAGGCAGGTCTTGACACAGGTGGCGAATTTAGTCCAGAAAATCTTGCATATAAAGCAATTCGTGCGCAAGGCGGAATCGATGACCTATATGCAGTGCGTGATTCTCTACACAGTAAAAAGCTAAGCATCGAAGAAGATGACCAGCTACTAGATAAACCAACCCTCACCGTAGATGAACTGGCTAGAAAACACGGTGTAGACCGAATGTCCATAGCAAAGCAACTGGACAAAGGTATAAAGGTCGAACTAGAACATACTAGTCATAAAGACATTGCGCGAGAGATTGCATTGGATCATATCAGCGAGGATCCGAAGTATTATGACAAGTTAGCTAAGGCTTCTTTGGAGGAACAGACTTTAACTGAACTAGCAGATGCTCCTTATCCGTATACTCTAACTTCTAGCGGACCTCACATGCTAGAGTACCAATTTACAGCAGCAAATAATATAAAATATATAGTTGAACTTAAAGTTATGTACGGTGGAGTTAGTTTGCGATTTCATGCTGCGGGACAGTCTAGCAATGATGATAGATTTCGCATCACTAAAACCGGCGACTCTATTAAGGTAATGTCTACTATCGCTACAATTCTTCGTTCATACATAAAAGAAAATTCACCGTCTTCAATCTCATTTGGATGTTATGCAGACGAACCCACAAAGGTTAAGCTGTACACTAGTATGGCAAAACGTCTGTCAAAAGAGTTTCCATATGAAGTTGGTGGACCATATTCGTATAGAGATCCTACATACGGTAATTCTGTGGGATTCAGATTGACCAAAAAAAAACAACAATCAGGTAACGTAAACAAAGACTCAGGATACATTCCAAACAGTGCCCAAAAGAATGATCCTGTATTATCTCTTGTCGATAAAGCAAGAGAAAGAATGGGCGAAGATGCATTATACGGTGGAAACTGTGGAATGTTCTCGTTGGCTTTAGCAAAAAAATTGAAAGAGGATGGAATCCCGGTCACGCTGGGTTTGCTGTTTAATGATGCTAATAATTTAGGAACCCCTTCTGATATTGTAGCCAACGAAGCTGACTTGTATCATGTTGTAGTTGAATATAACGGCAAATATTATGATGGCACAGGGGTCGTGACACCTAACACGCTGTTAGATATCGCCAAAGACCAGTACGGTGATGACAACCCGGGATGGTTTACTGATGCTGATCCGTTTGATCCGAGCGTACAGCGAGTAATTCGTAGTGAAACAAACTGGAACAAGCCTGCGTCTACTTTCTATCAAGCGCTAACCGAAGCCTCAGGGTACATTCCAAGCAATTCCCAAAAGAACGATCCTCGTTTTAAAACCGCGCTTACGGTAGACGTGAAACCGAACGCAATAAAGAAAAATGCTAAGGCATTCGGATGGCTAACATCACGGGCAGGTATACCTCCACAAGCCAATCCTAACGGAAAGATTTAACATGAAAATCAAAGATGTACTGAACGAAGGAATGACGTTTAATCCTGTAGTAGAAAAATCTTTTACTAAAGGGGAACATGCCGGCGAAACGTATTGGACTGGTTCTGATTGGGAACGCAAAGAGAAACACGAATGTCCTGACTGCAAAGGTACAGGCAAGGGAACATATTCAAACGGCGAATTTCCTTGCGTATTCTGCGGCGGCAAAGGGTACGAAGAGGAAACTTTTTCAGATGCGCCGGAGCTTTCGGTCAGTAACGCCAATGGTAAAATTATTCAAGAAATGTTAGGTTTGGATCCGGATTATTCAGGTGTCATTCATAATAAAGACTTATCTAACATAATGCGTCGATTGATACTGCTTAAAAACAAAGGTGCTCAGCAGTACACCAGAGAGCCTAAACAAGAACGTGGCCCGACACATCAATGGACAGATGACCATGGAATCACACATATAGGTCGCGGCCCAACGATGCACGACTATGGCCTCAGTCAAGATCAGATTAATAAGTACGTGGACAGACTCATTCAGATTATTCAATTCGCACAAAAAAACAATGCGAGTTTGGGCTGGGGTTGACATTTACCCAAATGCTTATTAATGTGCGGACATGATTACATTTCTAGACTCCATCGAAGCGCAGACTGTCCTAGTCGATCTAACTAAACAACTCAACCGACTTCCTTATAATTCCGACTTGCACAGGTTACATATTAATCTGTATGGTCTGATTTCAGAACTAAGCAAACTTGAGGTGTATGCAAGGAGAACCGGCCCCCGCTCTCGTTGGACTATCGCACGTAATAAGAAGAAGGCGGAGATCCAAACTGCCATGTCCTACTTAGCTCAATTGCTACTCATTGCGCAGTTGATGGCTTGAAACATTCAGAAACAAAAAAGCGGTTGACTTAGCTTTCTAGCTGCGTTATTTTTAATCATAGATTGACCAACAGGAAACAAATCTCAATCTCGTTTTTTAACAAACTTAAGGAGCTATATAAACATGTCTCGTGATATTGACACTCACACGATTACTTCTACTCAGGCCCGAAAGGCCATCCTCACTGCTTTCAAGGCAAAGCGTCCTGTCTTCCTCTGGGGTCCTCCGGGCATCGGCAAGTCGGAAGTCGTTCAGGAAATCACTGACGAACTCGGTGGTATCATGTTTGATCTGCGTATGGCGCAGATGGAACCTACTGACATTCGCGGTATTCCCTTCTACAATAAGTACATCGGCAAGATGGATTGGGCTGAGCCCGTCGATCTGCCCAGTCAAGAAGTCGCCGATCAATATCCGATCGTCGTTCTGTTCCTCGATGAAATGAACTCTGCTCCCCCTTCGGTGCAAGCTGCTGGCTATCAGCTGGTTCTGAACCGTCGAGTCGGTAAGTACGTCCTCCCCGATAACGTCGTCATCGTTGCTGCTGGCAACCGTGACAGTGACAAGGGTGTCACGTATCGTATGCCCATGCCCCTTGCTAATCGCTTCGTTCACCTCGAAATGAAGTATGATTTCGCTTCTTGGCAGATTTGGGCGGTCAACAAGAACATTCACAAGGACGTTGTCGGCTATCTGTCTTTCTCTAAGCAAGACGGTTATGACTTCGACGCTAAGAGCTCCAGTCGAGCCTTCGCTACTCCTCGTTCTTGGACTTTCGTGAGCGATCTGCTCGTTGACGAACAAAACGTGGATAACGATACTCTGTTCAATCTCGTTGCCGGCGCGATCGGTGATGGTCTCGCAACGAAGTTCATGGCTCACCGTCGAGTTGCTGGTCAGATGCCTGACCCGGCTGACATTCTTGAAGGTAGGGTCAAGGATCTTAAGGTCAAGGAAATCTCGGCTATGTACTCGTTGACGATCTCCATGTGCTATGAACTGAAGGACGCTCTCGAAAACAAGCGTGTGGACAACAAGAAGTTCCATGAAATGGGCAGCAACTTCATCGAATACATCATGAATAATTTCGAGACGGAACTGGTGGTCATGGGCGCTAAGATCGCCCTCAAGACTTACAAGCTGCCGCTTGAGCCCTCGCAACTGCGTAACTTTGATGAATTCTACAAGAAGTACGGCAAGTACATTGTAGAAGCTGGCAACTAAGTCAGCGGCTCCTGGGGAGGGATTAGAGACAGTCCCTCCCCTTTTTTCTATTATCTATTGCATATCATGCCGCATTCTGTTATATTGTCTTATAACTTAATCAAAGGACACATTCATGAGCGCCGTAATTACCCCTACTAAAAAGAGCAAGCGTACTCGCAGCAAGAAGTACGAAAATCTTATCGGTCCTATGGATCCTAAGATTGATGCTCAAGCCCGCGAACGTCTTGTTACGGCACGCATCGGTCTCCTTCTGCGTCATGCGTTTTTCGGCAACCTTGCTACTCGTCTTGCTCTTACTAATGCGGACGAATGGTGTCCGACTGCTGCGACCGACGGTCTGAGATTTTACTATAACTCTCGCTTCATCATGATGCTCAAGACGAAGGAAGTTGAATTCCTCGTTGGTCACGAAGTTCTGCACGTGGTCTACGATCACATGGGTCGTCGTGACAATCGTGATCCGGAAATCTGGAACATCGCTGATGACTATGCAGTCAACGCAGACTTGAAGCGTCACCGCGTGGGCGAATTTATTACTACTGTGCCTTGCTTGTATGAGTCTAAGTACGAAAACTGGGCCGCAGAAGCCATCTACGATGACCTCATGAAGAATGTCAAGTACATCAATATTGAGGATCTCCTCGACAAGATGTTGGACGATCACGTTGACGGTGACGACGACGGCGACGGCCGCGCAGGCGGCGACAAACCTGGCAAGGGCCGCCCCAAGCTTTCTCAGGAAGAAAAGGACCGCATTCGTCAAGAGGTCCGTCAAGCGGTAATCAACGCTGCTTCTACGGCTGAGGCTGGCACTGTTCCGAAGGGCGTTGAACGCATGATCAAGCAACTGACTAGCCCGATCATGCCCTGGCGCGAATTGATCCAAACTAATCTGACCTCTGCTATCAAGTCTGATTATACTTGGATGCGTCCTTCTCGTCGCAGCTGGCACATGGACGCTGTCATGCCCGGCATGAATCCTGGCGAAGAAATTGACGTTGACATTTATATCGACATGTCAGGTTCTATCTCGCAGAAGCAAGGTATGCAGTTTCTTTCGGAAGTTGCCGGCATGATGGATGCGTTCGATGGCTACAGCCTTCGGGTCTCGACATTCGACACTAAGGTCTATAACACTCAAGAATTTTCTTCTGAAAACATGGAAAACATTGAGGAGTATCAACTGTTCGGTGGCGGTGGCACTGACTTTGACTGCGTATTCGATGACCTTAAGGAAGCAGGACGAGTTCCGGCTCGTCTGATCGTCTTCACGGACGGGTATCCTTGCGGCAGCTGGGGCGATCAAAATTACTGTGATACGACTTGGATCATTCACGGTGACCCCGATCCTCACCCGCCCTTCGGTCAATGGGCCATTTATGATGACCATCGCAAGTCCTAACTTCAAGGGCATACTAAGCATCGGGGAAGTAATCTATGAATCCCCAGATAGCGGAAAGACGATCTACGCCAGAAAGCGTGGGTCGTCTGATCGCATTCTAGTACAAGATTTAAAATCTGAATTAGGACAGCAGAATCCGATTATAGAGCGCGTAAAAAACGTTGCGATATCATGTATGACATAGTAAGGCTAGCAGAAAACAACGTTGCACTAAACGACCAACTTGAAAAGCTGGAAATGTTATACGCACTTGTTAAGGCAGAAAACCGTGAAAACAATTGACGACATTAACATAAATCAGTGGTTCATGGACCGAGAATTAAGTCATACCCCTGAACATTTTATAAGATCAAGCACTCCTTTTACTATCGAGTCGCGCATGTGGATTTTGGAAAGCCTTCAAGGCAGATTTTCTACACATTACCCCAACACATCGACCTATATTATGAATAGAATAGCACTTTGTCCATCGTTTGAAGATCCACAAGAAGCAGTGTTTTACGAACTCAAGTGGGGCTAGGTCTTACTAGTTCCCACCCTCCAGTAGCGTTAAGTCCTTTGTTATTTACAATACGACTAATTGCACCGGACTTGAGATTATAACATGTCCTTAATTGATAATTCGTCATTGATACTACCTCCCCGGTCATACGATTTTTCCAAGTTCTAACAGTATGGTCATACTGCGGATGTTTTTCTTTTTTCTTGGGGTCATTAACAAAATGATGAGTCCCGGCAGCAAGTCTGTTTAATTGTCGTTTACTGGCAGCTTCCCTGTCCAACCAATTATGTGTTCCATTAAGAATGCGGTCTCTGTTTAGTTGCGCTTGGTGCTTGTTGGGCCCAACCCAAGGATGCTTGCCCGTTTTAACTAGCTTGTTAGCATTTTTTGTTGCGAGGGCTACTAGCTCATCGGGAAGTAAGTTGATCCTACTTGACATTTTTACACAAGCTGCCCAATCACCCTGTGAATAATGAATGTTGTAATGTTCTTGTATAGATACACATTTCAAGTTAGCAGGATTATTATTGGAATGATTTCCGTCTATATGATGTATTTCATATGACCGACCCGACTCTTCCTTAGGAATTGGACCGTAGTGATGTTCATAGATATTACGGTACTTGTTTGTACCACAATAAATACACATGCTGATTGCTACTTATAAGCTGTTAGAGTGAGTGGGTACTAGTAATACTGCGACTCACACTTATTTATCTTTTTTATACCAACACACCCTACTCACTAAATACTTTTAGCAAAGGAGAATTAATAATGTCATTTATCCGCCATGTAGGGAAGCACGGAGACCGTAAGGTAGCAATTGTATTTCGGGAAGTGCCCGGTGAACCCCATATGTGTCTAGTAGTGTATACGGAACTACTCAATCAGAATATTCACGATCCGATGATTCAATGCATCGAAAGCGATATTGGTCAAAGCAGTGAAGACCTAGCTAACGCACTTAACCGGTCTTACACCAAAGATGGACAACTTATTCTACAGAAGTTACATGCTGAAGGTATGTTGAAGAAGGTTCAGACTGAACATATCGTTATGACACCTGCACCAAACACAAGAATCAAGCTCAATGAGCTTAATAAGATTCTAGACGAAATGAAGCAAGGTGAGCAAGCAGTAAAGAAGCTAGCTGAAATGGACAAGCAGATGGGTATGCAAGACCCAATGCAAGTCGCTAAGAGAATGCGCGGCGATAGTGAACCAAAGCCCACAGCACCAGTGGGGCTTCAAGCAAGCGGTGATGCTTTAGGTGATTCGGTATTAGCTAACAATCTTCGTCAACAAGCAGAACGCATGAGTGCAGAAGCTAAGGGGCTACTAACCGAAGCAGATCGGTTACTCAATGAAGCCCGGTCGTTAGATCCAACTGTAGTGCCACAAGCAACTACGGTTTCGGTAAAAACATCCGAAGATAAGAAGACACGAGGTAGACCAAAGAAGGTCACCATTACCGCATAAAGGCTAGTAAATAAATGTCCCCTGAATTTATTCAAAAATGGGAGCGGTTAATTGAAGGTGTTGACAAGCAGACCTTTCCGTTACAGTTTGTCAAGAAGCTAATATTACGTTTACGCGGTAAAAAGCAACAGACAATTAATATTGCTAAGCTATTGGGTCAAGGAGTTGCTCCTGAGGAAATCGAAGAAGTGATAAGCAGAAAACTTATCGAACTTGGCGATGATGTGCTTAGTATTGAGTTTATGTTAGATATACAAAGCATAGCAGAAACTGTTCAGCCTGAAACAGATAAACTATTGAATGGATTATGAAACTCAGTATTGCAGCGGACCCCAACGGTGGAATAGGATATAAAAACAGATTGCCCTGGATTAAACTTCAGGGCGATTTGCCAAGATTTAAGTATTTAACCGATAACCAAACCGTAATTATGGGAAGAAACACCTGGGATAGTCTTCCTATAAAACCGTTGTACAATAGGCACAATATAGTAGTTTCAAGTCAAACGTTTACCATGCCTGAAAAATCGGAATGCATTACATACGCTGCCCTAATAAAAAACATGTCATCATTTGATGACGCATGGCTCATCGGAGGTGCTCAGCTTGTAAATGCATGTTGGGATTACGTAACCGAAGTTTATTTGTCTAAGACCTTTGCCCAATACGATTGTGATAAATTCATTGATTTGTTATACTTAACAGATCATTATTATATATTAGACAGCGATGTATTTCCTGACCATGAGTATCAAATTTGGAAGCGTAAATGAAAGAATACTTAAACCTATTACAGGACATTTTAGATAATGGTGAATTACGAAATGACCGCACTGGTGTAGGCACGATCAGTGTTTTCGGGCGCCAACTTCGCTTTGACTTGTCAAAAGGATTTCCGGCAGTAACGACAAAGAAACTTGCGTGGAACGCATGTAAGTCTGAATTACTTTGGTTTTTAGAAGGAAGTAATGATGAACGAAGGTTATGTGAGATTCTACACGATACCAGAGAGTCAGGGTATAACACGATCTGGACAGGAAATGCTCAAGCAACTTACTGGGCAGATAAAAAGAGACACGTCGGAGACCTTGGACGAGTATACGGAGTCCAGTGGCGGCACTGGAGAACACCGCCGGATTACATCTACGAACACGGAGACTTGCATGTCTCAAGTGGTCCAATTGCAGAAGTTGACCAAATAAAGAATCTAATCGAAGGCATCAAGAAAGACCCCAATGGTCGTCGCCACATCCTATCGGCGTGGAACGTAGGTGAATTAGATCAAATGGCACTTCCTCCGTGTCACGTTATGAGCCAGTACTATGTCAGTACGGGCAGAAAGCTAAGCTGTCATATGTACCAAAGGAGTGTGGATGTCTTTTTAGGCCTTCCCTTTAACATCGCAAGTTACGCTCTACTAACTAGCATGATTGCGCATGTATGTGATCTGGAAGTAGGAGAGTTGATAATCTCTACTGGTGATACTCATATCTATCAAAATCATGTGGAACAAGTTAAGGAGCAGTTGTTAAGAGAACCGTATGCTTCTCCCATTCTTTATCTGAATCCAGATGTAAAAGATATTGACAAATTTACAATGGATGATATAGTGTTAGATGACTACATCAGCCACAGTACCATAAAGGCCGTTATGGCTGTATGAAAACGAATTATAAGTATCTCATATATGAGTATTATTCTACTGCCTATGAACTTCCGGCGTCGTTGCAGTGGTGTTTGCCGCAAGATAAATCAGATTTCTTAGACCGTAATAGAATTGCGATAAATCATGAGCAATTACGGGACGCGCAGCGAGACCTAACAATACATAGAATATATGGAATTTTTACCCCTGAACTTTTAACTTTTTGGAAGCTTAAATTCGAATGATTAACTTGACATTTAGCATCACTAATCCATTTTGGAATTCAGACTACTTTGCTTCTGTCTACGAGAAGCACGGCAAAATCTCCGAACATAAATGTTGGGAGATTCAAGGTATGAGAGACGATAGTATCCTAGCGGTTGATTTTAGAATCACATCTAGAGAAGATCATGCTGGTATTACTTTAGAATTGGGACTTGTGGGCCACCGTATTGCCTTCCAAATCTACGATAATCGGCATTGGAATTACGATGAACAACGTTGGTACAATTACGGGGAAGAATTAGATGCCTGCGGAGTCGAAGATAATGAAGACGAGAAAACTTAAAGACGGCAGTGAAGTGCCAGAATTGGACAAGCCAGTCACTTTGCACGTAAAGACAAAGTGTCCAGAGAAGTGGTTGCTAATAGACATGGAAACTGATGAAGTTTACGTCGGTAGCGCAATTGGCCCGCTTCATTGGGATAAGGTTGAGGAAGAATAGTTGAAAGTCTTAGTAACTGGCGGATATGGTTTTATAGGCCATAACGTTGTTCAACAGTTAGAACATCTGGGTCATTCAGTTGTCATAGTTGATAACTGTACAAATTATGATAGCATTCCATGGAAAGAACTGTTCTCACTTCAGAAAGAACGCAGTCAGTTTATAAAAACTAATGCAAACTATCGTTTAGATATAGAATCTAAAGTACTTAATAAGGTTTTTCAAACACATTGTCCCACCATAGTAATTCACTTAGCCAGCTTTCCTAGACAAAAGACGGTAAGCGCTGATCCTATTATGGGTGCAAGAACGATGATAGAAGGATTAGTGAATCTGTGCGAACTTAGTCGAGAGCATAAAGTAACCCGATTCGTAAACGTCAGCAGCAGTATGGTATATGGAGATTTTGTTGAAAATGTACCAGAAACAGCGCTATGTAACCCGCAAGGTCAATACGGTATTCTAAAACACGCAGGGGAAAAAATAGTACAAGATTGCACTGCACACGGGTACTTTGATCACACGATTGTTCGCCCTAGTGCAGTATATGGCCCTCGTGACGTTGAAGATAGAGTGGTTGCTAAGTTCATGTTAGCTGCCATCAGGGGTGAGACTTTAAATGTTAACGGCTCAAAAGAACATTTGGATTTTACTTATGTAGAAGATGCTGCCGCCGGCATAGTGGGAGCAGCATTAAGTGAAAACACTGCTAATAAAACTTACAATATAACACGAAGCCAAAGCCGTAGTCTACTGGAAGCTGCTGAGTTAGCTATAAAAATTGCAGGTAAAGGCAATATTGTCATCAATCCCAAAAATCAAAATTATCCTAGTAGAGGGTCTCTCAACACCTTTGCGGCGCAAAGAGATTTTGGTTTTAATCCAAAAATAGATATCGAAGAAGGATTCCAACGATACTATGAGTATCTTACAAGTTCCCTTTACTGGTCTAGCAAGACAGTACAACAATCTTAAGGATGAGTTAGCATCAGCAACTCACGATGCCCTTAAGGAAGGAATCCTTGTTTCCGGGCCGCAAACTGAAATGTTTGAAGCTTGGTTGCGGGACCGATGCTGTGCCGAATTCGCGTTGGTAACTCATTCCGGAACACAAGCACTAGAGATTATTGCCCGAGCCGAATTGAATGTAGAAAAAGAATATCACTATCCAGTATCAGATACTATTCGCATTCCTAATCTGACATATCCTGCAACTCTCAACGCTTTTTTGACTGCAGGATGGAATGTGGAATTAGTCGATGTTGATAAAAACGGATTGATAACAGAATTCCCGCACAACATACATACTTGTTACGTAGGATTATACGGCGCCGCCGGCAGTAGAAGCTTAGCTAAATTTGAGCAAGTTGCAGATACTCATATAATAGTAGATGGCGCCCAGCATTGGTTAGCAGATCCTAGTAACATAGGTATCGCTATGGCAATTAGTTTTGATCCTACTAAAAATCTAAATGCCTCTGGTAATGGTGGTGCCATCGTCACTAATGACATAGAAATTTATAAGTTTGCTAAAGATTATGTGTCTAATGGCGGAAAGAGACATGAATGCGCAGGTACTAATAGTAAGATGAGCGAAATAGATTGCTCGCACCTATTAGTCAGATCCAAATATATAGACGGATGGCAAATCCGTCGAAAGAAAATTAGACAATATTACTTGAATGCATTTAAGGATTTGCCCCTGCGCTGTCTAAGTAGAGACTTCATGTTTCATATGGATCAAAAATTTGTTATTGAAACCGACCGTCGGAATGAATTAGCAGCTTACCTTAATACAAATGGTATAGAAACGAAAGTTCATTATCCTTATGCTCTAAGTGAACTTCCTATTGCAAAGAACTTAGTCAAGCCAGATTTCATTAGTACCGGCGTGATGCTTACTAGAGGTGTATTAAGTTTACCTATATATCCCGAGCTTACGGACAATGAAATTGAATATATTGCTAATACGGTAATTACTTTTTACAGTATGTAATTTATTCAACAAAGTATAAATAAAGTTGTTATGCTTTGGTTGCTTTCTTTTTTTCCGGGTCTTTTGATTCACCTGCTCTTGTTAGCAGGAGGCCTTGCCCTTTTGGTTTCCTATTTTCTCGGACCTATACCTTTTGTAAAGCAATATACTATTCCAATTCGTGTTTTAGGATACGTTCTAGTGTGTTTTGGTTTGTACTACGAAGGTGGACTGTCATACAAAAAAGACTTAGATTTACGTACAGCAAAAGTAGAAACTAAGATTGCAGTGGCTGCTGAAAAAAGCGCCAGCACAAACACTCAAATTCAAAATAAAGTGGACGCCGCCGAAAAGATCATTCACGAAAAGGGTGATGATATCATTAAATATATCGACAGAGAAGTTGTGAAGTATGATAATGCATGTGTAATTCCGCAAGAGGTAATTAAAGCACACAATATAGCAGCAACTATCAATGCTGAGGCGACCGAAGCACCATCTTCTGGAGCACCGCAATGAAACCACTAATAATAACATTGCTCGCAGTAATGTTAACTGGATGTGCAACCGTAGTTGCTGCACCTAAATTTCCAGATAGGCCACCTGCGCTTTCTAAAGATTGCGAAGAACTATCATTGTTAGCGGAAAACGCTAAACTTAGTGATCTTTTAAAAGTGGTAACTGAAAATTATGTCAAGTATCATATCTGTAAAAACCAAAACAAGGCTTGGAATAGCTGGTATGACGAACAAAAAAAGATATATCAATCTGCTATCAAGTAAGTAGAATTGTAACTTCCGTTAGATAAATACTTAATAACAACGGAAGGTCTCTATGAGTACGACACCTCAATACAGTCAAGAAATTATTAATATTGGCGCAGCACCTAATGACCAACAAGGTGATCCGTTACGTGTTGCATTCAGTAAGATCAACAATAATTTCTCAACTCTGTTTCAGACCTTTGTAAATTCAACTATATCATATACATCCGGTAATGTTCCAGGACAAGTAATATTTGAGACACCGGTCTCTACGTTTACTGAGGGACAATTCTACATCAAGTCATACAATGACGGAACACCAGACAGCCAGACAATTCAGCTATATGCACAAGTTAACGATGGCGGTAATGCAGTAAAATTTACTGGATATGGATCGACCTTTTTTGGAAACAGCGTATCACTCTATGACATGATTGTTGATTCGGGTAGCGGAAATGTACAAATACTGTCCAATCCTCTACTGTCAGCGGACTTAACACACTTCATTTCTTCTCAAATTATGTGGGTTGGTCCAAATGTTCCGGGTGCATATATCTCCACAGAAAACTCCTTAAATTCGTCTCTGGCTACTGAAACAGTAGTAGACATCACCACAGAGCAACCGTAATGAGAGCTTGGGAGTTTATAGTAGAAAGCGCACAGCCGTTACTTCCGGAACAACCAGGCTCTCCTACACCACCGGAAACTAAACTTTTACCAGACCAATTTGATGCTTTACCTGCAACGTATACTATACCAGGATTACCTAATCAGGATCCCTATCTACAGTATAGATTTGGTGTAGCTATTGCTGGAGCCAAAGGTGCTTCTGCCCGCAGGGATGACGGAGTAAGCAGCATGACTCGTGAAAGTCCTTTCGGCGAGGGTGAGATAGTAGTTAGTTATGGTCATGATGCTGGACCATACATTGATGACGCACTAAAACAAATGGGACTGCGAGGCAAAAAGATGATTAGCAGCCCTACTAGTATTGAAACTAAGGATGTTGATAAAAGCAGTCCATTGAAGGCATTTAAAGGATACAAGAGATGAGAGCGCACGAATTTATTACTGAATCTGACACACCTGCAAACCCTAAGGCATTTGCTGATGGTCAAATGGATGCTATCAAGGGCGCGATCAGCATGCCGGATATAAGCATCAATAAGTCAAACGGTAATCCTTATCTGGCTTGGCGTTTTGGTATTGCGATGGCCGGAGCTCCGGATTATCCAACTCCGCCGGTTGGTCCGATGGCAGGCGACCCTCTACTTTCTACCTACACTGATGTTGAACTAGAAATAATCAATGTTGCTGCTAAAACAGTTGGTGCGGGCAGAGTAAAGAAACTGAGTGATAATCGTAGTACAGAGCTATCTAACACTCAAAAGAATAGCCCAATTAAAGCATTTAAGGGCTATAAGAAAAAATAACTGAGTTGTTTTCATGAATAAGTAATTTCATGACAACATCAGCAGACATCAATCAAACTCTAGACCTAGTTAAGCTACGTTTTTATAACGATTGGCTATACCATGCTCATATCTATGATGAAGGTGAAAGCCAATTTCACGCTCAACTTACTAAACAAGTTGTGGAAACGTACATCGATCCGCTTAACCTGCCTAAGGATGCACACATCTTAGATTTGGGATGCGGCACCGGATATTTTCTAGATGAAATGAAGGAACGCAACTATACTAATCTGGTCGGAGTGACACTAAGTCCTGGAGATATCCAAGTTTGTGAAAATAAGGGTCATACGATCAAGAAGTATGATTTATCATTTCTGCCTCAAACTGACGGTTACTATGATGAATCAGTAGACTTTATTTTCTTGCGCCATGCATTGGAACATTCACCCTATCCTATTTTCTCTCTTATGGAGTACAATAGAGTTTTGAAGCAAGGATCAAAGATTTATATCGAAGTTCCTGCACCTGACTGCGAGCGTCAGCATGAGTTTAATCTCAATCACTATAGCATTTTAGGTTCTAACCAATTGGGTGCCCTTCTGATTAGATGTGGATTCAACATTGATCAGTTTAATAATCTAGAGTTTGACTTGAATGTACCAGATGCGGAAGATCCTACTAAAACTAAAACTGTTAAAGAAAAGTACTTCTGCATAGTAGCTACTAAAGCTAGACCTCTGGATATCAAGTAATGTAGGAAATGAATTTTCTACAAGCCATGATAAATACATTAAAGGGTTAGATATCAATGGCATCATATATTCAAACACCGTCGGGTTCAACCGCAAGAGTTGGTCCCATATTAACAGACAAAGTGAGAATTGCTACTACTTCATCGGCAATTGCGGTGAACGTAGGTAATTCTAGTGTCACCGCAAATGTTACTGCATGTGAAGTAATTCCTGCAAATACAGTAGAGCGCAGCTTCCTGGTAGGACAAGGCAATTATATTGCCTATATTAATGTTAATGGCACCGCTGCACCGTTCTCGATAACGGAATTGGGAGCCCCTCATGTAAACACAGGATCTGAATAATGGACGCACCGGCCAAATTACAACCGCAAACACTACTATAAACAAGGGCACGACAGCAGCTTTTACTGTTAATAATTCATATATTACTAGTGCAAAAGATATGGTCATTGTAAACATCGCTAGCGGTGCATCTGTAAATTATTCAGTCAGTGTCAATTCTGTAAATGCCGCAGGTAGTTTTGTAATAGTAATTGATAACTGTGATGGTACAGGCTCGGGCTCTAATGCCGCAGATACATTGGTAATCAATTTTGCTGTTATAAAGGTAAGTTAACATGTTTGATGCATTTAAACAAGCAAAACTACAAAATGCATATCAGACTATGCGCAACTATCAATTGCCGCCGGAAAAAGAAACGACGATTGAAGAACTAAAACGTCTCAGTGGAAACGGCAGGGTAAATGGTGAAGTAGAACCAGTAGACCCTGCCCTAAACACCAAAAAGCATCAATATATCCGGGACAACAATATTAGGCCCGGAGCTCCGGAATGGTTTAAAGTAATGTTTGCTAAACCACATCTTACTGGTGAGGATCCCTTCTCAAAAAAGTAGTATATTATACTAAATAATATCATGAGCAATCAACCAACACTAATAAAAGATCCATATAAGAAGACGGTCTTCAAGAATAAAAAAGAACTTGAGGACTTCATGAAGTGTTGTGATCCTGAAACCGGATATCTATACTTTATGGATAACTTTTTCTACATTCAACATCCTACTAAAGGTAGTATGTTATATCACCCGTGGCCTTATCAAGAAAGATTGATAGAAACATACCACAAGTATAGATTCTCTATATCGCTAATGCCTAGACAGTCAGGTAAGTCAACATCCGCTGCTGGTTACCTACTTTGGTATGCAATGTTCGTTCCTGACTCTACGATTCTTATTGCAGCACACAAATATACTGGTGCACAAGAAATCATGCAGAGAATAAGGTATGCGTATGAAAACTGTCCAGATCACATAAAGGCAGGAGTCACTACATACAATAAGGGCTCTTTAGATTTTGAAAACGGTTCTCGTATTGTATCCGCCACTACTACTGAAAACACCGGTCGTGGTATGTCTATCACGCTGCTATATCTTGACGAATTTGCGTTCGTTAGACCTAGCATTGCTAAAGAATTTTGGACATCCATTACTCCTACGCTAGCAACTGGTGGTAAGGCAATCATCACGTCAACGCCAAACTCAGACGAAGACCAATTCGCGTTGATTTGGAAGGGTGCAAATAAAACGGAAGATGAGTTCGGTAATACGACTGAGTTAGGTGTAAACGGATTCAGAGCATATCGAGCTTATTGGAAAGAGCAGCCAGGAAGAGATGAGAAATGGGCAAACGAGATCCGCGCCCAGTTAGGTGATGATCGTTTTGGTCGAGAAATAGATTGTAACTTCATCATTGCGGATGAAACCTTAATAAATCCAAATACACTGTTGATGTTAGATGGCATAGAACCTATAACTAGAATGGGACAAGTTCGCTGGTATAAGACACCAGAAAAGGGAAAGTTGTATGTAGTTGCATTGGACCCCTCATTGGGTACTGGTGGAGATCCGGCTGCTATGCAAATATTTGAAGCCAGTACGACTACTCAAATAGGTGAGTGGAAGCATAACAAAACTGATATTCCCAGTCAGATTAAGCTAATGGCACAGATCACCAAATACATAGCTGAATGCACTGGTGAGCCCAACAACATTTATTATTCTGTGGAAAATAACTCTATTGGTGAAGCGTCATTGATCTCACTGGCAGAATACGGAGAAGCCAACATTCAGGGTACGTTTATCAGTGAACCAGGTAAGAAACGTAAAGGATTCAACACTAGCCAAAAGCCCAAATTAGCAGCGTGTGCAAAATTCAAGACACTGTTAGAATCAAAAAAGATGACAATATATAGCCGATCGCTGATCAGCGAACTTAAGGCTTTTGTCGCAAACGGGGGCAGTTATGCTGCTAAGATCGGCGATACCGATGATTTAGTTATGTCATCCCTGTTAGCAGTTAGAATGATGCAACAACTAGCGGATTTTCATGGTGATCTGGAATCTCAAATTCGTGACCATGACGAGTTTGTTGCTCCGCTTCCATTCTTTGCAATCTTTGGCTAAGTTGGCATAAATATCATTATGGCCACAGATTCAGAATCCTTTAACCGCGATTTGTACGACTTACTTAAAGTGAGAGGGTATAAACCTGTACCGCTCGATTCAAAAAACCAACGTGTTCCTGCATCGCAAAGTGCAGATGTTATGGAATTTACGTTTGTCAAGGATGACAAAGAGTATGGTAAAGCTTGGGTAAGTATCGATGATGTACAAAATGTCATTGTGTATTATGATAGTGAACAACAAGATAGTCCCAATAATATAACACCGGGAGTCGAATACGATGATACCTGGACAGGGTTCTTAAAGAACCTTAAGACATGGGCACAACGTAGACAGCTTAGCTTCGAATTATCAAACAAAGATCGCTTGGGCGACGACATGAGACAACGGGAATATTACAAGATGAAAGAAAAAGTTTCAGAAGGCTACTACCCGATGGGTAAGAAGGCCAGCTACAATGACGCAGTACCAAACGTAAAGATCATCCTACAGCACAATCGCAATATCGAAGAAGGTGAACAGCGCTATCGCAACGTCGCTCGCATCTATCTAGAAAACGTCGATGGCGAAAGATTCTTAGCACCTACAAACAAGCCAGGTGTCGCACGAGTGTATGCACGTCATATTGCTGAAGGTGGTCTGCCTAATGATGAGCGCTGGAACCACATCAAGGGACTATGCGAAGAATACAACAAGATGGCAGGCTTTGTGAGAGCTACCCGTAATAAGCAATTTAACGAATCAGCACAAGCTTTAGTTAATGAGGGCTTAAATCATTATAATAAGTTGCGCGAAAACCTAAACAAAATGACTGGTCATCGCGGATACACTGCATATTTCGAATCATGGACTCCTACTCTTATGGAAAACGAAAACGATTCGTCTTCTATAAATGAACTTTTCGTACAAGAAACTACTGACCCTCGCATCGAATCAGTAATGCCTATCCTTGCTCGCCTTCAGAAGAAGGTAAATGAAATGAGCGAAGTCAACGAACTAGCAGAGTGGGCTGATGGAATCGCTAACGAGCATCTGGAAGAAGTTTCTGATCCGTACAAGAAAGACGAAATGAAAGATTTCAAGACCCAACAGCGTCAAGGATTAAAATCAACCAATCCGGATCTCAAAAATGTAGAGGATTTGGATGATATTGAAGAAGCTACTGGTACTGAAAAGATGTTAAGAAAGATACCAGGATTCAAGAGATATCAAGCTGGTGAAAAGTCTAAAGACAATAAAACTCTTGCTAATTTAATGTTACACGGAGAAATAGAAGGTGATTCTGCGACTGATCCTAAGGACATTAATTTAGGTAAGTCTGCGGCCCGTGCGGCACAAAGATTTGACAAAATCGCTAAAGGTAAAAAGCCATTCAGTAATGAAGAAGTAGAAGAAGCTTTAGAACCTTGGATGGGTAAGGACCTTGATACGCCTGCTTACCTTCGTAAGAAGAAGTATGACGATGCAAAGAAGGACGCAGAATTGGGCGGACCAAAACTTCGTAGAGTTAAGGACAATCCAGAAGAAGTAAAAGAAACTGCTTACGAAAAGGATCTAGCAGATCACGAACCTAGAAAGGTTTCTGGAGTTTATGGTGCAAAGTCTAAGTCCTTTAACAAGAAGTTTAAAAATCAAGCGGCACAAGACAAGTTTTTTGATCATCCAGATAACGAGGGCAACTACGAAATCCACTACGTGTCCAAAGTAGATGAAACGGTTGAAGAAGACTTAGATGCAAATCAAAAGCGCGCCGGACAACTTGGACCTACAGAAAAGGTCAAGAATAATAATATTGGCAAACTAGTAGGCGCAAATGAATCGACTGAATTCCCAGAAGAATTACAGCGTATTATGGACATTGCCCGTTTTAGACTATAACGCAATAAACTATTATATTACTTACCCATTACTGGGGTAAATACATTGACATCTGATGAAGTATACGTTATATTTCATCATATGTTAGTTGTCTCCAAACAACGACATTAAAACATACTCAGGCTCAACTTAGGCACATTTAAAAGGAGAAAATAAAAATGGCTAGTCTAGCAGAAATCCGTGCGCGGTTAACGGCACAAGAAAATCGCAGTCAGACCAAGGCTTCTGGCACTCAATCAGATAACGCAATCTATCCTTTCTGGAATATTGACGAAGGAGCAACTGCTTCTATTCGTCTGTTGCCAGACGGCAATCCTACTAACGAATTCTTTTGGGTAGAACGTCAAGTTATCAAGCTTCCGTTCAATGGCGTTAAGGGTGATTCCAACATGAAGCAAGTTACTGTACAAGTTCCTTGCGTCGAGATGTATGGCGATAATTGCCCGGTTCTCGCAGAAGTTCGTCCGTGGTACAAAGACGACACTCTTAAGGACCTTGCTAACAAGTATTGGAAGAAGCGTTCATATCTTTATCAAGGCTTTGTTCGCCAAAATCCACTAGGTGATGATCAAACTCCAGCGAACCCAATTCGTCGCTTCATCATCTCCCCGCAAATTCAGACTATTATCAAGGCATCTTTGATGGATCCGGAACTTGATGAATTGCCAACCGACTACGTTCACGGTCTTGACTTCAACATCAAGAAGACTTCTAAGGGCGGTTATGCAGACTATTCAACTTCCACTTGGTCTCGTAAGGAGTCACCGCTTACGGAAGCCGAGCAAGCAGCGATTGATTCGTTTGGGTTGTACAATCTCGCTGACTTCTTGCCAAAGAAGCCAAGCGAAGCCGAACTTCGGGTCATTAAGGAGATGTTTGAAGCATCAGTTGATGGACGCCCGTATGACACTGATAAGTGGGGCGCATATTATCGTCCGTATGGCATTGAAGCTCCGTCCAGCACCGCACAAGCACAAACTGCTTCTGCTGCACCTAGTGCACCGACTACGGTAGCATCTGCGCCAATCGATGAGCCTCCTTTCGAAGTAGATCAACCAATCGTTGTTCCTACTGCACCAACGAGCGATAAGGCACAGGACATTCTAAAGATGATCCGCGAAAGACAGAATAAGGCCTAATTAGGTTTGGGGAGGAGAAATCCTCCCCAAAATTCTGGCTAAGGAGAATACCATGACCAATTCAGATGATAGATACCGTGCAATAAAGCAAGGTAAAAAACTGTTGGAGGAACTGTGTGATCCAGGCAAAACTCCAAGAGTTCCGAGTATAGTAAGAGACCGGGCGCGGAGCGTACTAAGACATTTTCCGAATGACTATGAATTAGACCAAATCGCAGTGAATAGTCCCGAATTACTCGAAAAATTATCAGTTAATGATAAGATGAAACAGATTGTAAGATAGGATATATACTTGACAACTAAACCTTTCGACCTCAGCAAGTTCCGTAAAGACATTACTAAGGCCATCGATGGTCTCAGCATTGGATTTAATGATCCCACTGATTGGATCAGCACAGGAAACTATGCACTTAACTACCGCATCAGCAGCGAATTTGACAAGGGAATTCCTCTTGGAAAAGTAACCGTATTTGCTGGTGAATCAGGAGCCGGCAAATCATATATTTGTTCCGGAAATATTGTACGACATGCCCAAGAACAGGGCATTTACGTAGTTCTAATTGATAGCGAAAACGCACTAGACGAATCATGGCTACAGGCACTTGGTGTAGACACTAGTGCAGAAAAGCTACTAAAGCTTAATATGGCAATGATTGATGATGTTGCAAAGACGATCAGCGAGTTCATGAAGGGCTATAAGGGAATGAGCGAAACGGATCGCCCTAAGGTTCTTTTCGTTATCGACTCACTTGGTATGTTGCTTACTCCTACTGATGTAAATCAGTTTGAGGCAGGCGATATGAAGGGTGATATGGGTCGTAAGCCTAAGGCTCTTACATCTTTGGTACGTAATTGTGTTAACATGTTCGGTTCATGTAATGTAGGATTAGTGGCCACAAATCACACATATGCATCACAAGATATGTTTGATCCTGATGACAAGATTTCAGGTGGACAAGGCTTTATCTATGCGTCTTCTATCGTAGTTGCGATGAAGAAGCTAAAGCTTAAAGAGGACGAGGACGGAAACAAGATTTCACAAGTGCGTGGCATTCGTGCAGCTTGTAAGGTCATGAAAACTCGTTATGCAAAGCCTTTTGAAAACGTACAAGTTAAGATTCCGTATGACACAGGAATGAGTCCGTATTCGGGATTAACTGAGATGTTTGAAGGTATGGAGATTTTCAAGAAAGAAGGAAACTCTCTCGTCTACACTAAGCTTGACGGGTCTATCATTAAGAAGTTCCGAAAGGGATGGGAACGAAATGATGACGGTTGCCTAGATACTGTTATGGAAGAATTCCACAAAAGGGCAGATACTGCACTAAGTACTGTCGCTAGCGAGGAAGAGGAAGTAGCAGAATGAGCAACTTAAGTTTGGTTAATGAAATTTGGAAGGTACTTAGACCTAATATTGAAGCAGGTGACATTAGTACTGCCGCAGAAGTGTTGGTCAATTATCTAGTTGATGAAGACTACTCTCCTAATGAAATTAAGCAAGCATTTCGAGGAGACTCGGACATTAAGGATGCACTGTCTTTCTATCTAGAAACCCCAGAAGATGGCTTATATCATCAAGTTAAAGAAGAATTATTTTACGATGAGTACTATGACGATGAAGATGGGTATGACGAGGACTACTGATGTCCTGGTATAGCCGAATTACCGGCGATCTATCCGTTCTCCCTGACTTCATCTCTCATTACGAGAATGAGCTAGTCTCTGCCAAACAAGATGTTAAGGTGTATGGCAATGTAGAGAAAAACATTGCCGCACTTCCTGGAATAACTGAGTACCGTTTCAACCAACTCCAAGAAATCGAAGCGGTACTCAATTTTCTAAACATCCAGCTTCGCAAGATTCGTAGAAAACACTTTCAAAAATATCTTGAAGGTTATGCTCGTGCGTTAACGTCACGGGACGCAGAGAAGTATGTTGACGGTGAACAAGAAGTCATCGATTTTGAAGTTCTCATAAATGAAGTTGCACTACTTCGCAACAAATGGTTGGGCGTGCTTAAAGCAATCGAATCTAAAAACTTCATGCTGGGTCATGTGGTGCGTCTACGTACCGCAGGCATGGAAGACATTAGCATTGGGTAACAAGTTTATTGTATTAATGTAACAAGTATTCTATTATAAGAATAATAAGGAAATCAAAAAGATGCACCCAGCATTCACTTCTCTAGATGATACTAACGAAGATGATGACTTCTTCGCTTCGTTAACCGCAACTACACAAGCAAAGCAATCTGCGGAAATGTTTACTACAAAAGAAGACGTTTTGGTTCTTAGTTGTGTATTGTATAGATTAAAAACAACCGCTACCACTGAAGAAGACAAAAATTATTGGAACGCATTTGGTCTACTTTCTGTACCCACAGACAAAATTACACAAGACGATAGAATACTAGCAGACCACGTTCGTTCTTATTTTAATAGTAAGTTAGTATTGGCTAGAATACGAGGTGAATCTCTATCTAAGTACAGAACTGATCTATCTAAATTTTTAAATACAGCTTATTCTATCGCTGACGGATACATGTATCCTATTAACTTTGCCGGATTGATATACAAGCTTCCTTACTTTCATGAATATGATCAGGGTTTGTATGAAGTATTTGGCGGCGACTATTACAATCTTCGTGGACCTGGTAATCGATTAAGTGGCAACAAAACTCTGACATTTATCAAGCGATTGGATCCTCATCGTAGACTGCTTGCGGTTGAAGATTTTTGGTTTTCGGACGAACACGGTAACCGAATATTGCTAACGATTGACAAGAAGAATCCACTCACTCCATTGTTCGAAACTGTTCTTAATCATAAGGTCAAGATTGAGGCAAATTATGATCCTCGTCATAAGGACACCCTCAATTTTTATCAAGCTAACTCTTGGAAATTCGTTTCGGTCGATTAATTTTGGTTGACACCGCATAACTCTGTTGCTATGATTTAAAGATAGCAAAGGAGCTACGACATGGGCTACAAGAATCTTCCTGAACGTGATGCTAAATGGCAACCGCGTAAGGGCCTTGAAGGTCCGTTCGTGTATCCTAATGGTCGGGTGATCTACTACGATCCTAAGGAAGGTGCTTATTGGGATCCGACGACTGATTTTTATCTGTCATATGAGGAATCGTCCTCGCTACAAAATTCTGTCTTTGACATTATTCGTGGAAAATAAAATGACGTTCGAAGAATGGTGGCAACAGGTACACCTGCCGAGTTATGCGTATTCAAACATTACCGATGAAGAATTAGATGCTGCGCAATCGGCAGCACGATCTGCATGGGAAGCCGCATATGATTTTGGTTATGATCAAGGCCGAATAAATAATTGAGCACGATCAATGGTGCATGAAAGGGTTGATTTAAAGTGAATTACGAATTCCCTGTAATTAAGAATATCTCAGAGGTGCTTCCTGCGATTAAGGATGCTCCTGAGTTCGTTGTGGCTGAGCGTGACGGCTATACCGTCATCAACTACAACGTAATGATGTCAGATACCTTTCCCACCATTAACGTCGCTGGCGGTTCTGCTAAGATGCGTGCAGAACGCTCTTTGCACAATATGCTGCGGCGTGAGTGTCGCGGTATCATCTTCTGTTCGAAGACCGGAGACCTTCTGCGGCGTCCCCTGCATAAATTTTTCAATGTCAACGAAAGAGAAGAAACCCAAGACCATGTTTTGGATCTGTCTCGTCCGCACGTTATTCTTGAAAAGCTTGACGGCTCTATGCTAGTTCCTTTCATGCTCAACGACGAAGTTCGTTGGGGTACTAAGATGGGTCTGACTGACGTTGCTGCTCCTGTTGAGGAATTCGTTAAAAATAATCCTAAGTACGAGGAATTCGCTCGCGTTTATCTAACTCAATCTTTCATCACCCCTATCTTTGAATGGTGTTCGCGTAAGCAACGCATCGTCATCGATTACGGGAGCAAAGATCACTTAGTCCTTATCGCTCTCCGTTTTAATGACACAGGTGAGTATGTTAAGTATGATAAAATGACCTTTATTGCTAAGAACTGGAATCTCCCAGTCGTAAAGGCTTTCGAGCCTGCTACGGATATGAATGAATTTATGGCTTATGTTGCTGGTCTGAAAGATATGGAAGGCTTTGTGATTCGTTTCGATGACGGTCACATGGTTAAGGCTAAGTGTGACTGGTACGTTCAAATTCATAAGGCTAAGGAAGCCATTCTGCAAGATCGTAATATCGTGGAAATGATCCTGAGCAACACCCTCGATGATGTTAAGGCTCATCTTCTTACTGAAGATCGAGTTCGCCTGGAAGAATTTGAGGATAAGGTTGTCACTCGCATCAAGTATCTGGCTCGTGAACTGCATGACAATGTGGCTCATATTCGTGCCCGAAACGTTGATCGTAAGAACTTTGCGCTGAACGAATCTCAAAATTTTGATTCGCTCATGAAAGCAGCGATCTTCTCGCTGTTTGACTGTTGTACTATTGAGTCTGCCCAGGAACATATTACTAAAACTGTGGCTATCAAACTGTCGAGCAACAAGAGCTATGACCTGATTAAGGACGTTTGGTTTAAAGGAATTAAACATAATGACTAAGCAATATCGACTAAGAGAAATATTCAATTACAATACCACTGGACCTACATACTTTGTTGTAGAAGAAAAGAAGCTTTTTGTCTGGAAGAATGTATATGGTGACGCTTGTTCTTTATCTGTATTGTGGCCGCGATTCCTTTCCGTATGATGAAGCCAAACAAAGGCTAGAAAATTGTATCGAACAAGCAGCACTAGACGAAGAAGCCAGTAACCGGTATAAGGCATTTAAGCCTCGTATTCTGACTCCGCCTCTACCGGACAAGGAACCGGAATAATTTTGGTTGATACCTTGCGTCATTCAGTGCATAATGCACTTTGTAATGAAGGATAAATACATGCCTAAGTGTAACATTCTCGTCGGTCTTCCCGCTAGTGGCAAGAGCACCTTTTTGGAAAAGGTGCAGGCTCGTAATGTCGCGTCTTCGGACAATATCATCGACCAAATTGCTAAGGAACGAGGTTCCACGTACAACGAGGTCTTTGCTGACGCTATGAGCATCGCTGATGCCCAGTTTTGGAAGCAAATCAAAGCGTACTGCGAAGCCGGTGAGGACTTTGATGTTGATCGTACTAACATGTCGGTCAAGAGCCGTAAGCGCATCATTGACATTCTCAAGCCCTATGGCTACACTATCGACGCTATCGTGTTTGAGAAGCCCGACGACGCTGAATGGAATCGCCGCCTGAATTCTCGTATCGGTAAGACTATTCCGAAACACGTTCTGACTCTTATGGAACAGAATTTTGTCATGCCCACTGAGGCCGAAGGATTTTCTGAGATTCGAGTGTACGCTGCGAGTTGACAGCAGCAAAATGTTCTGTTATATTGAAATATAAAACAATCGACAAAGGATAACGCATGTCTCGAATTTTGATCAAGAGAGGTGAATACCGTAACCAGCCGGTCGTCAACACTCATTTCACTTTGGTGAAGGGTTTTCAAATCGGAAAAAAGGGCAGCTACGTCACCGTAAAGAATGACGGGCACTTCTCTGTTGCTATCGACACCATCAAAATTAAGGTAAATTATATCTCTGACATTGAGTTTGTTGATGGTGAACCAGTAGAAGCCGCTCCGGCGGAAATCGAGACCGACGAACAGGCGATGGATCGCATTGCTGCTCGATTTAAGATCCTTGACGAAATGTCTGCTGCGTGTATTAACGGTGACATTCGTGCGATGATCGTGTCTGGTCCACCTGGCGTAGGCAAGTCACACGGTGTTGAAATGCAACTTGAGCGGGCTTCTATGTTCGACAAGATCGCTGGAAATCGCATTAAGCATACTGTGGTTAAGGGTGCTATGACTGCGCTGGGTCTTTACGCCCAGCTATACAAGTACAGTGACAAGAAAAATGTGCTAGTATTTGATGACTGCGACAGCGTGTTCGGTGATGAATTGTCACTGAACATTCTGAAGGCGGCGCTGGATTCTGGACGTCATCGAAAGATTTGTTGGAATTCGGATTCTCGTCTGCTTCGTGATGAAGGCATTCCGAATTCCTTTAACTTCAACGGGTCTGCTATCTTTATCACTAACCTTAAGTTTGACAGCGTGAAGTCTAAGCGTATGCAAGATCACCTTGAAGCGCTGGAATCTCGTTGTCACTTCTTGGATCTGACTATCGATTCTCAGCGTGACAAAATGTTGCGCATTCGGCAAGTGGATCGTGATGTTGAAAATGGTCTGTTTGGTAGCTACAACTTTGCTGATGATCAAGGCGCCGAGATTTTCAAGTTTATGGAAGATAACGAGTTGAAGCTAAGAGAACTGTCCATTCGAATGGCGCTCAAAATCGCTGATCTAGTTAAGATTTCTCCCAACAACTGGAAATCTCTTGCGCTGAGCACTTGTACTAAGCGTAATTAACAAAAACTGAATTTTAGTGAATTAAAATCCCTTTGCCTTACATTATTTATGCATGACAAAGGGATTTTTTAAATGGCTATACCTCCTCCGCCATACAGCGGTATTAATGGCTTATATGTACAGATTGATAAGCACGTTGATGACACTAAAGCAAACTACGACGGAAATGCGCGTCCAGGCCAACTAGTAGTCGATACTAGTGATTATTCTTTGTACATAGGTAATTCAAACGGTGTTCTAAATTTAGTAACCGGCGGCGGAGGTGGCGGATCCTTCGGTAACCTAACGGCCAGCAATGTCACTATTAATACGATAACTTCAGGTAACCCGACAATTGTACGCAACGGGAATGTTCCAGCTATACTATGATCCGACTACTGGCGAAATTGTCTATTATCAAACATAATAGGTAACCTTAACTATTGCTTTTTATCGCAAGTATGTCATAATGCTAAGATGAACTATAAAGAACACCTCCTGCATTTTTTCCTTCAAGGTAAAATAAGCTTAAGTCAATACGACTATAAGTTCATGTCGAATCTTCAACAGATGATTCACGCGAACCATAGGATTACGACTAATCAGGTTGAACTGTTCGATAAACTGGTCAGTAAATATCGTAAACAGTTGATTAAGACCGAATTTAATGTAGATACACTGAAGTCGTTGCCATGGAAAACTTCAGTTGTACAAAGCACCGAAGAGTATACCAGCGCCAAAGTCAGTTTGGTAGGCAATGAATTAACTATTAAGCTACCCTTCAACAAAACGTTCATTTCAGAATTCAGAGATATAAAGTACAACACATTCGAATGGAACAAAGATCGAAAAGTGTACACTGCACCATTCAGCACGACTGCATTGCATGTTGCTGCTACTAAGTTACAGAAATATTTTTCTGTAGTTAGGTTTTGTGATACCTTACAAGCCATACTAGATCAACTTAAGCAGTATGAGGCCGCCACAGTTTGGGACCCGACTTTGGTAAAAGTGGGGAATTCATATTTTATTGCAGCGTGCAATCCGATCATAGCTGATGTACTCTCTGATGTGGAATTAAATACTGAACCTAAAACTCTGTATACGCTATCTAATGCGGGTGTTAAGGTTGATCCTGCCTTGCTTACAGAACCAAAATTGAAGTTTGCACATGAATATTCTACGCAAGTGGACTTATGTGATCTTACGTCGCTCATATCTTGGTTACAAGAGTTAGATTGTAAAAATGTAATTTTGGGTAGAGGAATCACATTAAATAAGCAGGTATATAATGAGTTGACACTCAAGTTAAATGAGGCAAACATCTACTATAGGTCCTTGCAAGGTGCAACCTTAACCAAAGCAGACGTGCTAATTCAACCAACCTCAACATTAACGATAGATCGCGGCTTTAGAGATTTAGGTAAAATAGTAACCCTATCAAATTCAAATCCAGTAGTAGTTAAATAACGAAATCTCATTATCAACAGGCTATGGAGAAGGAAAGACCCAAGGAATAAACATTGAAAACAGCAACAATAGAAATTAAGGACGAAGTAAACGTTAAAATTTTAGGACTTGAGTTAGATGTAAGGCGCGCTCTCATGAAAAAATTTGAGTACGAGAAGCCCGGTGCCAGATATCAACCAGCAGTTCGATTGGGTAGATGGAATGGTAAGATCAGCTATTTTTCTTTAGCAGGGAGTACCTATCTAAATCTACTGGATGAAATCATTCCGATACTAATCGATTACGGCTATGACATAGTACTAGACGACAAGAGAAAAAATCACTTAGACCTAAAGTTTGACCTGATAAACGAGAATACTTTTGCTAACATATGCTGGCCCGCCGGACATGAACGTGAAGGTCAACCTATAATTCTGCGTGATTATCAAGTGGAAATCGTCAATAACTTTTTAGCCAATCCACAGTCACTTCAAGAAATAGCAACAGGCGCTGGCAAGACATTAATGACAGCCGCATTGTCTAAAAGTATTGAGCCATATGGTCGATCTATCGTAGTTGTTCCCAACAAGTCGTTGGTAGTACAAACCGAAGCAGATTACAAAAATCTTCAACTTGAGGTAGGCGTGTACTTTGGTGATCGAAAGGATTACGGTAAAACACATACCATCTGTACATGGCAATCACTGAACAATTTGCTCAAGGTTAAAGCTGAACAAGATCCTAACAAGGATCCTGATATGGAAGACTTTTTCTTTGATGATGTTGTTTGTGTCATGGTTGATGAATGTTTTCACGGAGAATCAGTGGTGCTAACCCCGGTTGGATATGTACCCATCAAGGACATTAAAGCCGGAGATAAAGTAATCAATTATTGTGAACAGTCCGGAACCTTCAAGGAAGATACAGTGGTAAAACAACAGCACAATCTTACTGTGTCGTCCACTGAAAAAATGTATGAGATGGAATTTGATAACGGACGTGTAATTAGGGTTACTGGAAATCATCAATTTCTAACAAATCTAGGCTGGTGCCGGGCTGACGAACTTACTGAAAATCACGAAATAGTAAATAAAACATAAATACATATGGCTAAGGCAGGAGTATTCATGAAAATTACATATGAACAATGGAAAGATCGGTTAAACAAGCGACTAGCAGAACATAACCAACAGGTAAGGGTCGTTACTTTTGGAAAATCAACACTAGAATTATCAACCGGCGAGATATTAATACAGCCCGAGTTTAATAATTTTAAAAAGAGGGTAATGAATTCCAAGACTGATCTTTGGGTGAAGAATATGGATTTGCTTCTATCCGGATTAATATCTGATCGGGAAGTCAAGGCTAAGCTTGCTGCAATTGGTGGCGAAGCCGTTCATAAATTACATCCTGAACTTAGTAGTCGCAATTTAAATACAGGTGTGCCGTGGAATAAAGGGAAAACAGGACTACAAACTTCTTGGGCGAAGGGTTTGACTAAACAAACCGACAGTCGGGTTGCTGCTAGAGTAAATAGCGGGGAAGCAAACGGTATGTATGGTGTAAAAATGTCTGACCAGGATAAAAAATTCCGATCGGATATAATGAAGGATAAAATTTTATATGGAGACTTTACCCCAAATTCCAACAATAGAAACACGCACTGGGAAGCAACGTTTAACAGAAAGAAATATAGATCGAGTTGGGAAGCGTTGTTTCAGTATATGTATCAGGATGCAGCGTATGAAACATTGAGATTAGAATACATTATCAACGGTAATCGAAAAATATACATAGTTGATTTTGTTGATTATAAAACCAAACAGGTAGTAGAAGTGAAGCCGACGGAGTTATGCCGAGGTAAGATATTTGACGCAAAAATGGTTGCCCTTAAAGAGTGGGCAGATCAAAATGGGTTTAGTGTCATTGTCGCAACACGGGAATGGCTATTGAATAATAGCTGCCCTTCCGACCTCTCTGGATTTGATGAAAAAACCGCAACAAAGATAAGGAAGTTATATGAAGCTAATAAGAAAAACCGAAATTGATAAACCTGACGAAGTGTTCAATCTCCACATTGAAAATGATCATAATTACATAGTTGACGGTGCAGTAGTATCCAACTGTCACATGGCAAAAGCTGATGTTCTCAAGCAAATGCTTACTGGGGTATTCGCTGATGTTCCTATTCGCTGGGGATTAACCGGTACCATACCTAAAGCCGAAATGGATCGCGCTTCGATTCTAGTATCTCTTGGGCCAGTCATCGGGAAGTTAGCAGCAAGTGAGCTACAAGATCGAGGTGTTCTTGCAAGTTGTCACGTTAACATAGTGCAGCTTAAAGATACTTCGGAGTTTACAAACTATCAAAGCGAGTTAAAGTTTCTACTAGAGGACGGCCATCGTTTAGACAAAATCGCTGATCTTGTACGAGCCGTCAATAAAACAGGCAACACATTGGTTTTGGTTGATAGAGTAAATGCAGGTAAAGAACTAGTCAGCAGACTACAAAATTCAGTGTTTGTTAATGGTGGAACAAAACTAACAGAACGCAAAGAAGAATACGATGAGGTTGCGATCAGTGATGATAAGATAATTGTAGCTACATATGGTGTTGCGGCTGTGGGCATCAACATTCCTCGAATCTTTAATTTGGTTCTCATCGAACCAGGCAAATCATTTGTACGAGTTATACAGAGCATTGGTCGTGGCATAAGAAAAGCAGAAGACAAAGACCACGTGCAGATTTGGGACGTTACTAGTACGTGTAAGTTTGCAAAGAGGCATTTAACCCAGCGTAAGGCTTTTTATAAAGAGGCTAAATATCCCTTTACTATAGAGAAACTGGATTACTAAAATGTTGACTTTTACACACATTGTTGCTAGAATAACACTATGAGAATTTTATCACTGGACACCAACGAGGCATATAATCTAGAACATCTACCGGAAGAAATTGATGATTTGCGATTTGCAATATTAGACAACTCTACTCCCACAAACGTAGACTATCATTTTATTCCTCTTATTTTTCTAGAATCATTTAATTCACCGGCACTGGTTTTAAAAATTGGTGAGAGAACAATCAAGATGCCGGTCGACTGGCAAGTCTTGATAGGTGAACAAGAACACGGTGACCTAGAGACTCTACCCTTATCAAGCTTGAATGATCGTGGATTTCATGCATTTCAATTTAATCCGTTGACTTCTCATTCCCCGACATTTTTACCAATTGAAATTGTTGATATCTATACAGACGTGACATGGTATGCACCGAGATTACGTAATGGACAATTTTTAGCAGTACCAATCGATGATGGACCTAAACCAAGGTGTGTTTACTTTGTCAAGGAAATCAGCAGGAACTGTGAGACTGTAGACTATAGCCAAGCATTTTAAGGAGAGAAAATGATTAAGACAGACGAACTTGAAAAGTTTCAGGACAACAACAAGGATTTCGATATCGTAGGTGTTATTAGAACACTTTATCCGAAGATAGAAATAAAGGTCTTGCTAGACTTAACTGCAAAGGATGATACGTATGAAGTGGTTTGATCGATGGTTTGCTAAAATGTGTCGCCGGGTCTGGGACGAGCCACAAGATGAATTTATATCTTCTCCCAAAGCACGGTTAGTTTCTAACAGTAGACGTACTCCGGGACGTACTCCGGAAGGAAATTGCATCAATTTCACTGTCTTTAAGGCTGACGGAGGATTCATTGTACAATACATGTCAGACGCATCATACGCTAATGTCACGTCTGCAAATCATATGCCCAAACTAACTATAGTCCCGCATGGAACAGATTTGGGTCAGACTGTTGCACATATCATAACTCTGGAAGCGCTAAAGAACTAATGGCAAAGGAGCAGGTTCCCGTAGACGAAACGTTGCCCGATCAGGACCTAGTTCTATTTGACGTTTTGGCTGCTATAGACAGAAAAGACTATGGGTACTATGATAGATTAACAGCCGCACAACAAAAGAAAATTGTTCCATTTGTTTTAATGCATTGGGTCAGTGCAGTAAAAGCTAACAGAGATATCCAGCGCTATTACGTTCAAAGTACCGACTATCATGCCAATAAACATTTCTTTAACGAGAATGTACAAGAGCATCCTAAATTGCTTTGGATGATGCTGTGTGCATCTAGTCCGGGTATAGGCAAACAATTCCATCAGTGGGTACCCCAAATCAAAGAACGTGTAGTTAAATTACGCGAAAACGCAAAGCCTAAAGAAATTAAGGAATATTTCAAGAAGATTTATCCTAAATCAAGTGATGCAGACGTTGCCCTAATCACTGAGGTTTACATTGAAAATCACAAGAAAAAGATGTATCTTGCTGATAAGTTCCCTACATTAAAGTACGACGAGATTGAGTTGTTAAGTGACCTTATTACAGACGACGACATTGAACACTACGAAAAAGCCTGGGGAAACTAAACCAGAATTTAGTTGTGAGTTTTGCAATCGTGGGTTTCAGAAAGAAACGACCATGATGAATCACCTATGCGAAAATAAACGCAGATGGCAAGATAAGGACTTAGCTGGAAACAGAATTGGCTTTCATTCTTGGTTACGCTTCTACAAAAAGAACACGGCTTCCAAAAAGACAAAAACATATTTGGACTTTACAAAAAGTGCATATTACCTTGCTTTCGTTAAGTTCGGTCACTATTGCGTGAACGTTAACGTACTTAATGTCAACGCTTATGCGGATTGGTTGCTAAAGAACGATGTTAAGATTGACAGTTGGTGCAGCGATACGAATTATACTAAATTCATCATTGATTATCTAAAAACCGAAGACCCCCTAGACGCGATTGCTCGCAGCATAGAAACCTGTATTGCTAAGGCCAACGAAGAAGGTATTCAAAGCAAAGACTATCTTCGCTACGGCAATCGTAACAAGCTATGTCACATTATAACTACGGGTAAAATCAGTCCATGGATGTTATATCAATGCCCTAGTGGCATCGATTTACTAGAAAGTTTTGACGAACTACAACAGAAGATGGTTCTAGATTACATTAATCCAGAACAATGGGCAATTAAATTTAGACGAAGCGCTGATAGAGTACCTCAAGTAAAATCTCTGTTAACTTCGGCCGGATTTTAATGATGTACTATCAACAGGATATAAATCCGTTCAGTGAACCACCAAGTTTTGCGTATATATACGGTAAGACATATTACATAGTATATACATTTAATATTGCAGAATGTAAAGAATGGTGTACGCGAATGTTTGGAGAATCAGGTAATGATCAAACCATTTCAGCTAGATGGTATGATCCAGAATTAGTAAGTGGCACTGGTGCTCGGTACAAGATACCCAATGCGTTCTACCTAAGAGATGAAAAAGACCTGTTATGGTTTAACATGAGATGGTCATGACGGAGATAACTGTTGTAAAGTTAAATACCGAAAATACCGATAATCTGCGAGAAGTAGAAAATTGGGCAATTAGCAATTGTCCTACATTTTTAGGATTGGAACTGGATTGCGGGTTATATGGTTTTACCTACACTGAGTTTTATTTTGAAACCGACAAAGATGCGGTTATGTTTTCATTGAGGTGGTTATGAACACTGCTGATCTTGAGCGCCGCCTATTTGATATGTACGCCTTTGCTGAATATACTCCTGCTTTGATAGAACAAATAAAAGATGAGATAATGCAAATTTATCCGGAACTAGATGATGTTATCATAACAGTTGACTCAGATTACAATATGAGTGTCCGACTGGTAATACACGATGAAGCTATTTTAGCTTGGTTTATGCTTAAGTATCAATGATTTATAGAGAACATTATAATCAGCAGGTTAGAGTAGTAGATTATGATTCATCTATTAAAGAACAAATGAATTGGCAAGAAACCAAACCGGGTTGGTATGAGGCAGTAGTCATACATAACGGAACAACCTATCAAGCACAGCATCGAAAGCACGACGAAGTAGTACAATGGTTATATGATAACATAGACATGTGCGAGCGGCATTGCAGATGGGCTGTGGATCCTAGTAACAATCCTAATGCTACTAGAGTTAAGTTTAGATATGAGAAAGATTATATGTGGTTTAAGTTGCGATGGTAGAACAACGAAAAATACGGAAAAAGATATGGTTATACGGTGAATGGCATGATATGACATTCATTCTGTTGCCACAAACTAAGGAATTAGAAGACTGGTGCAACCAGTATTATCGAACCAAACGAGAATACTTAGGTGCATGGTTTAAAACACATTCACATATTGTCATGGACGAGAAAACTTATGTCCATTGGAAGCTATGTGAATAGTTATCCGAATTACTTGAATCACACCATAATGTAAAGTATGTTTAAATTTGAAAGGTACTAACTATGGCACATATTATGCTTGACATGGAGACGCTGGACACAGCGCCAACCACTGTCATTCTAACTATCGGACTCGTTAAGTTTGATCCGCGCGGGTCAGGCGTAATCGAGAAACTAGAACTTCGTCCAACCATTGACGAACAAACAGATACTTTTGGTCGAAGCATCAGTGACGACACCCTTCGTTGGTGGAGTACTCAGAGCGCAGAAGCGATCAACGAATCTATGGGAGACCAGGACAGAATCTCTTACAAAGAATGTATGGAAAAGCTGTACAAGTTTTGTTGGAATCAACAGGCTATCTGGTCCAACGGCGCAGGGTTCGATGTGGTGGTAGCAGAGAATGCATTCCGTGAATTAGACATGCGTATTCCCTGGCCCTTTTGGACTATTCGTGACTGTCGTACAATCTACGATCTTGCAGGTGTGTCGTTGAAAGATGACGGGCACGTCACTACTCACAAAGCAGTAGAAGATGCCGAACGCCAGGCTATCGTGGTTCAACGTGCTTACCAAAAGTTAATTAAGGCTGGCTTTACTCATATCAAATGAGAATAGATTCAGACATTGACATTGATTTGGGAAATCGTGACGCAGTGTTGTCACTGATTAAGCATGTCCATGCTGCAATGCGAAAAGTCAATCCTATCAGAAAGCACCCGTCTGGTATATATCCCACAGATATTCCTTATGATCCCGTGTATGACATGGCTGCAATCGATTATGCAGAAGCAGAAGCCCGTGGCTATTTTAAGATTGATTTACTGAATGTTTACGTATATAATATGGTCAAAGATGAAGAACATCTAATTAGGTTAATGCAAGAACCGGATTGGTCAATGCTCAATGATAAAAATATCGTTGAGCAACTGATTCACTTGAATAGCCAATTTGAAGCAGTTAGACGAATGCCGGAGCCTATAAACTCTATTCCTAGGCTGGCCATGTTTCTTGCAGCAATTAGACCTGCGAAGCGACACTTGCTTAATAAGACCTGGAAAGAAATAAACGAGACTGTTTGGGAAAAGGATCAGACTGGTTATGCTTATAAACGTAGCCACGCGATTAGTTACAGTCACTTAGTGGTGGTACACATGAATTTACTAAAAGAAAACAGTGAGAAAGTTTAAATAAATACTACATACAATGGAGTATTTATATGGGAAGACCAAAAGGTTCAAAGAACAAGATTCAATCAGGTATTGCTTATCCTCGAAAATGCAATCATTGCGATTATGTATCTAATAATCCACAGATGTGGCATTATCACGACAAGACACACCAAATGATACCTGATGGAACTAGGTGTCAGTTTGGCTGTGGGAATACCGCAAGATTTAGGAATACCAAAGGAACTTATTCCTGCTCTAAAATATCACAACACTGTCCGGGTTATTTAGAGAAACATTCCGAAAGAATTAAAGAACACTGGCAAAGACCGGAAGCAGTAGCTAGAAAAGAAGAAACTGCAAGGTCA